CTCTTCCGATCTGTTCCTAAATATTCTCCAACTAGAGCATCTACGTGTTTCTTTAATAAAGGCGTAAACTCTACCGAAGTGGGGCTACCTATTCCGAAGTTTTCTTCCAGATAACGGAACTATTCAGGATCTCTTTTACCATTATAATAATTATAAGCTTTCTGTAACTCATACTTATCATATACAAGTTCCGCAATAGCCTCGTTTGTCTTGTCTATCAATTCCTTCTCTTTCATAACATAAATTATGTTGTTCTGGAGGAAGTTTAGTAGCGTTATAATACTTAACTCTTTGTAACTTCCTACTTCTTAATTCTTCCTTAATAAATGGCAGAAATTCTTCGTCTGGTAAATCTGCTATTATTACTAATGGCATTTCTGACCTATCAAAGTTAAAAGAGACTTTATACCCAACTGGGTCTAAACTCTCAATATCTAGTCCGCCTATATACTCCATTTTGTACAAGTCCCTCATATATTCTAGGATCACTTGTTTCAACTCTGTATGGGTCATCATATTCGTTTCTTTGCATATTAAGTTCAGGAGTTTTCTTAGTTGGAATAACTCCAAATCTTTTAATTCCTCTCTCGTCGTAATAGTAACCAAAATCTTGGAACTATTCAACTTCTTTCTCCACAAGTACGGGCTGTCTTCCTGATAGCTCTTGGTCTGCCAACTCAGTCATACCTACAGCGGCTACAATATCATACTTACCCTTATTTTCATCATTATATGCAGTAAACTATTCTAGCATTTCTTCGAACCATATAGTATGGCAATAGTCTTCTATAAAGGCGGCTGTTAAATCAGTATGCTATTCGATTATAGTTTTTGTAGCAGGAGTTCCATACTATTTAGTAGTTCCATTTCTAACGTCAGTTAGAGTAGCTCTTGGGCGCTTCATAAAATAGTTAAGGCATCCTTTTTCTCTAGCCCAAGTAACCATACCCATACGAGTAGCTTCTATATTTATTTTACAATTATAATAGCGAGCTAAACACATAGCTATTTTATAGGCTTCTCTGATGTCTCCAGGTCTATCCTTGTACATAGCAACATACTGAGGGTCATTCATACCAAACGCACGTTTCTTAATCGTTATGCAGAAATCAGACGGGTCTCTGGTTTCCTTAGAAGTCTAATTCGCTCCAATATCAATACCGTCTATACCTGCTACATATAAGTCTCGCATCTCTTTATAAACTGGAACTTCAAAATCCTAGCCATTATCTTCTGCCTCCTATCTAAGCTTTTCCATTTGTTCTTTATATAAGTCAGACCATATTGGATGCTCTAGAATTTTTACTTTGCCATTGCTGTTAGGAATCCATTTAAAACCATCAATATTATCCTAAGTATGTTTATTATTTTTGTAAAAATAATCAATATAACCACATTCGGGTCTTGGGCCAATTTGTTTAAGTCTTATATTAGCTATCTATTCGGCAACTAAAATTTTATTAAACTTATTAACACCTTCTAGATTAAATGCTTCTTCTGCATTCCAACAACGTTCAGCGCATTTCTTTAGGTAGTCTTCTGGTACAACTAACAGATTATCTCGCTCCTCCTATAAGAATTTCTTATATTCCACAGTATTACATACTCCTCTGTGGTCCATAAATTCTGGATTCAAAGATTGTATAAAGTATGGAATAAAGAATCCACTCTCTATAGTAGTCCCATCCTAAGTCCAATTATGTCTAAATGGAAGAATCTTATATGCTCTTGGATTATAGTAAATCTTTTTTAAGCCCTCTAGAGGAGCACCCATATCACCGCCAGTACCTCCAAACAACATTGTTCCACGAGGCATACCTTGAACTTCACAAAGTTCTTGACCTTGTACCACAGCGGTATCAAGTCCAGGCCAGGAACCAGCTTCATCATATATTAATAAATCTACACGGTCTCCACGAATGTTAGATGGTTTAGCTCCGTTAATTGCTACAACCTCAGATTTAAATCCTACGTCTTCAAACTAACCATTTATTTTGATTTGTTTACCTGATTTCTTTCTCAAATCCTGGTCAATAAGTCGCAATTTAAAAAATCCTCCTCCAGTACAGGTATTTAAGAATGTAAGAGCATTGTCAAACTTACTAAAGGTACCCTTAAGGAAGGTATCATTAAAGCAAGTAATCATAACCCTACTTCTTCTAATAACAGAGTACATACGAGCAGAAAGAGAGGCGTTTATTTCAGAGAATCCAATAGAACGAGCTTTCATTAAAGCTGCGTGCTTGTGTAGCACCCTAGCCATCTATAGATAATGAAAGAACATATAATGTGATGCAAAGAATATTGGGAAGTCATTATCAGTACCCTCACCAGAGGCTTTCTACTAGTCAATAGTAGGTAACTAATAGAAATTTAAGAAGAAGTAATTATCTCCAGTAATGGTGTATCCATTAACTGTCATTCCATACTTACATCTTCTATATTGCTCTTTCCAAAATTCGTTGTACCGCTTACTATCTCTAAGGTAGGGACAGTATTGACCAGTTCGTTTATATACTTCCCTAGTCTCGGTAAACCAATCTGGATTAAAGTCCAATCCATGAGTTTCGTCAATAGGTCTGTATCCAGTTATTTCATAAGATAAGGTAGGGTCAAATACTTCTATTTTATCTCCTATTTTAACATCCCAATAGTCAGAATTTCTGACCCTTTCCTCTCTTATTTTCTATACTAGTTCTCTAGCTTCTTTAGCATCCTCTTTCTATTCTTTTTCTCTTACCTAATCTACAATATTCTATATTTCTTCAGGTAATATCTTTTTTCTTGGCATAATTAAAAGTCTCCTGGGTCAAAACCATCCACAGCTCCAGCTCTAACAGTAGATTGTTCAGTAAGTTCTTTCTTAACCTAGTCTTCTAGTGTTATGAGTTCTTCATGAACTTTGTGAAGGGTAGCCATTTCCTTCATTACTTTTTCAGCCTGGAATACTGGCTTGCCGTTATTATCACGCTCATTTAAATCTACAATAGTTTCGAAATAATCAATAAACTAGTCTGCAGCTCTTTTAGCTGCTTCTAGTAATTTTATTGACTTGTTTGAATCTTGTAACGCTCTGTATTTCCTACAAGCTTCTCTAAATATAGGGTCATTAAATTCTGACTCTGTCAATCCAGAATCACTAATAGCTTCGTCATGTCGTTCATGTTCCGAATACTAACTGTACGGACTTTTCCAGTCTATAGCTAAATAAATGTAAGATAGTTCTCTAGTAGCTCTATCCTTTTCTGCAGATTTATCCCTCTAGATTAAAGCCTTAAATTCCTTAACTAGCAATATCTCTGGTTCATTTATTTCTAGCTATTTAGTTAAAGTGTTATAGTTAAATACATTCATAATCATTAATCATTATCATACACATTAGATAATCTTATTATTTCTTTTTCATTTTGGAACCGCACTTATTGACTTTCATTTTGGAACCACAAGCGTCTTTCTTAGCATATTGTTTTCTGTCAGGAACCCATTTTCCTTCCTGGAAATTACCCTTATGTCCCTTATTGGCCATAGTTTCCTAATCATTGTATTTATTGATTGATATAGAATCTCTTGAGGCTTCGTCTCTAGCAGATTTCATATCTTTCTTATACTAAGCTCTTCCAGCCTTAAATTTATCAACTTCATTAGCTTTCTTAGTAACTTTAGTTCCTTTTTGTGCTTTCTGGCAAGCTTTACAGATTCTACCGCCTTGCTTAAAATATACAAGCTCTTCTCCTTCTGGACATACTCCTTTTAGCTTCTTATAATACTCAAGCTTAGCTCCAAGCCTAGCCATTACTCCTCCTTGCATTTTCTGCATAAATTCCTGATACTTAGCTTTAATGCCGTCTTCTCCTAATTGTTCAGCATAAGCTTGTAAATCCTATTCAGATTGTACTTGTATTCCCTACGCAGCGGCATCTTGTATTAGATATGCCATAAATGCTTTTTGTAATTCTTCCTAGTTAGCCATTACTCTTCTACTTTAATTAAATCCTTAGTATTAAACACTGCTTCCTACATAAGTCCGGAATCAGTAAACCATCTACATCTTAATCCTCGTAATCCTTGGTTATCTTTAAATAAAGCTGCTTCTCTTCTTAGAACAAGCATAACTGGAGAATGCATTACTTTACACTACCGTAAAGTAACACAATCCCCAGGCTTAAAATAAACTTTTTCATCAATTGTTTCCATACTTCAATTCGTTTCTTCTTTCAGTTAGCTTTTCGTTAACTACAGCCATAATTCTGTTCTCATTAACTACAACAAATCCAAACTTGTAGAACGGAACCATGCACTCGCTAGCTATTGTATAGAATACTATATCTCCAGGTTTTAGGAACTCACACTTGTGCCCGACCTCAATAACAGTACCCACTTTAATAAATTGTTGTTCTTCTTCTATTTCTCCTGTTTCATTAGATTTATATGTTGGAGCAAATCCACCTAAGTCTGTAATTAATCCACTCTTAGTAGTTTTAATTTTTTGAAACGGATTTTGTTCGAAAGGTTTAATTAATGCATACCCATACATAGGCATAATTTCTACACCATTCATATCCTCAGATAATGATTTGGCGTAAGATTCTAAAGCTGCATTATGTTTAGAGAATTTATCTTCTAATTCATCTACTGCTGTATTGAATCTTTCCTGTTTTTCTCTTAATAAAGTTTTATCTGCAGCTTCTCCATTTACTATAAGGTGCTGTCCTGTACCTTCCATACCAGTTATAGCTAGTGCTAGTTTCTCATTACTGTTTAATTCTGTTCTTAAAGTTTCCATAATTCATTTTACCATTTACATAAATCACAATGTTCATCTTCTATTCTAGTTTTGTTCTCTAGTATACAACCACATTCCTCACATACTTCCCCAAATGAAGTCTGTAATTTATGAGGACAAGTATTACAAATATTTAATCTTGTGGTTGCTAAATCTTGATTAATTCCAAATATATGGAAATATATACTCTTCAATATTACTAAAGGTTTAGTAAATATTGCTTTAATCCATTTCTTTGACATCTTTTCAGTAGGTTCTTGAGTCATAAGTATATAAGCCTTAGTAGGGTTAGCCATTACTGGAGTCCCATATAGTAATAAATTATTTACCATTTCTTCGCAGGACAATGCTTCTTCTCATTAGGTATCTTTAATTCCAGTAGACATCCGCATCCTTTTATATATCCTTCTTTTGGACCAATACTTATGTCATTGTTTTCTGGATTTAAATACAACTGTCCATTACATATTGCATCTTCTTGATTACATATTGGACAGCGTCTACATATTTTCCATCTTTCTTCTATTTCCTCTAGTGTCATAATTAATATTCAATGCGTTGACGTTTCTTTTTATTTTCTGCCAATATAGATTCTTTCTTGTAAAAAGAAAGCATTCTTATTACTTCATCTTTTAAATATGGTAAGTGATATACTGTCATGTTATCACTGTGGTCGAAGTGTACTAAAACTAAGTCTTCAATTTCAAATTCTGGGTTTTTCTTCTGAATCATCCAGGCGTAAGTACTTAGCTGAAGGGCATAATGCCAATAATTAACATCATCTAAATTATTTAGAGGATACTTCATCTTAACTGATGTCTTAGTTTTAGAATTAAAGAAGCTCTTTGTTTCTATTTTTTTATTAGTCTTCCAGTCACCAATAATTATCTTATTACCTCTTTTAACTAATAAGTCAATTTGTCCAGCTATTCTTAGTTTTCCGTCCTCAGATACTCTAGAGATTAGATACTCAGGATATACCCCATTCTCCAAATCTAGATTGTTATAGTCTTTTATACACTCAAACTTACCACCTATTTGATATTTACTTAGATCTATATCCTTCTTCTTTTTGTAAAAAGAGTTTTCCAAATCTGCATGGATTCTAGTTCCTCTCTCGCAAGAGTTTCTGTTCTCCATATCCCATGCATCTAAGATAGCTTGTTGTTCTTTATTAAACTCGTCTTCTGTAATGTTATGAAGTTCAAGTAGAACTTTGTCAAATTTCTTAGTATTCAGCAGAGATTTTTTCTCGATAGCCCAATCTTCTTTAGGTAGAAGTTTCTCTAGTGCTTTATAAGCTGACCAGAACTCTTTATCAAAGGGTTGGGTGAAAGAATGAATTAAAGTCGTTACAGATATAAATTTCTGTTCTGGCTTTGTAACATCATAATAAATATGAGCTTCCTCTTCGAAAGCTATGTTCCCATTTTGTTTTGTAATTTTACTTTTGTCCATTAGTCATAATTCATTTAATCATTTATCACATTTATCTATATTTATTTGATACTTTTCAAGTATATTAATATTCTTTGTAAGATACAAATCAATAAATAATACATTATATTAAAAATGTCTAATATGACAAAAATGGTAACATTTGGATGTCCAATTTTTAAAAACGGGTCAGGCATTCATATTAAAGAGAAAAACAAAGGTAAATTTACTGCCTCTGCTAAGGCTGCAGGATAGTCTGTACAGGAACATGCTAAATCTGTACTAAACAATCCTAATGCTACTCCTCTTCAGAAGAAGCGTGCTAACTTTGCTAGAAACGCGGCTAAATGGAAACACGAAGATGGAGCTAAGATACATAAACCAAGTGGACATAGATCTATTCTAGATAATGGATGGATTCCTACTACTAGATTAAAGAAAGGAAATTATGGATTAATTAAAACAAGAAAGCAATGAACGCTGTAGTTAAATTAATTAAAGAATTTATACTTAAGATATATCTTTATTTACTATTTATATTTAATAAGTAATATGGACTATAATAGAGCAACTCTTTATGCGGCTACTGGTCGTACTTTATTACTCCCTGGCTGGAAAGGGTATTTTTATTGGGACTATACTAAGAATGAATTAAATTTTAGAAATGGAGACTATCATTTAGATAACAAATAGCTCAAGGAGAAAGGGGTTATGGAACGTAATGATTGGTATTATATAATATGATAATTAAAAATAATATTATACCGTTTGGAGGTTATAAAGTAATTAATCTGTTTGGATTAATATTTACTAAGTCGGATTTGACTGATGAGGATAAGAATCACGAGAATATCCATTCAGTATAGATTTTGGAATGTGCAATAGCGTTTGCAATACTTATATCTATATTATTTGGATTAGAGTGGGTATGGTTAGCTATTCCATCTTTCTATATCTGGTATGGATTAGAGTATTTAATTATACGACTATTAAGACTTAAAGATTCTCAAAATGATTGCTACAGAGATGTAAGCTTTGAAGAAGAAGCTTATATGAATGAAGACAATTTACAGTATCTAGAAGGATAGAGAAAGATGTTTTCATGGATAAAATATCTAAAAGTTAATGCATAACAAAATAGGCGAACTTAGACAATTAAGTCTAGGCTCGCCTATTTTTATTTACTATTATACGTACAAGTGATTCTGTTTGGCTCTTCCCACCAAGGTTTATCTGAAAGTGGAGTTCTGATGCTATTGGGCCAATTTATAATTGGAGTAGTTTCTTCTACTATAGCCTCCATTATTTTAAATAATGTATCCAAGTCTAGCTCTGGAAGCAGCTCATGAATATTAGTTATTGTTTTCTTATAATTTATCATATCCTTAAAGTGTTGTTAATAATTACGTAGTATCTACTGACATATTAGTACGATACACTTAGCTTATTTAAGTTGTCTAGATAATCTAAGAACCATTGTTCGTTTTGTTTTCCTTCTTCTACAATAGTATTAATTAAAGATTCTATAGCTAATAGTGTTATTTCTGCTAGTTCCTCTAATTCCGATTTAGTAAGTTCGTTATATTTTTCAATCAAGTTTAACATAATCCATCCAGTCTTTTATATATGATTTACATTCTTCCAAATCTGGATAGATACTTGTTATAGAGCATCCAGTTTTCGGATTTTTAAAGTGGTGCATCTTAGCCTCTTCTTTTTTCTCCTCTTCTGTATTTCTATTTAATGTTCTATTCCAATAGTTGTACTTTTCATCTAACATTTCCATATCACATTCCTCTAATATTTTCATATTAGGGTTATTCATTATCTTGTCGTATTTTCTCTTTAAATTAGAGACTTTGACAACATCATTTCCATTTAATACAACTGCACACTGTTTCATTTCAATACCTTATAAGTACATATCTTGCCTATCTGTTTTCCTTGAATTGTTATTTGCGGAAGAAAATAGCAGGCTTGATTTTCAAATTCTTGAGGTACAAAGATATAATCAAACTTACTTCCAACTACCTTCTCACAAACTTTATTCCAATCGTCTCCCTCTTCTATAATAAGAGTTTTAGCTCCTGTTGGAGTTACTACATAATTCTCATTTAATTTTATCATAACTATTAATTTTGGCGTTGCCCTACTAGGATTCGAACCCAGACTAAATGATTTAGAGTCATCTGTGCTGACCATTACACCATAGGGCAGTAACTTATTTCTCTTTTAGAGATTTATTTTCTGCTGCCAATTTCTCTAGTTCTTTTCTTAATTGTTCATTTTCGTGAAATAAAGCCTGCATAGTAGCGTTGATATTAGCTAATAGTATTCTCATTTGAGCAACCTATTCATACATAAGCTTTCAGTTGTTCAATTCTCTTTTTAGCTATATCTGACAATGCCATTTTGAATTTAGCAATACCAGCTCTTACTGTTTCTAACTTGCCGCTTTCTAAGCATTCTTGTATTTTATGAACTTCAAGCTCTCCTAGATATTCGCATACATCTATAAATAAATCATCATCTAAAGATTCTAAATATTTCTGGAATTGGTCTACCTCTTCATTAGCTAGACAGCTTTCTTCCTTCTATCTTTCATAAGATATTAATAAGAACAAAGAATCGTCGGCAGATTCGGACTTAATAGTTAGCCCATTACCAGACATATAATATTCTTGATTCGTATTAATTGCCTCAACTAGCTATTTAAACTAGTCCTAATTTAACAATGTTTCTAAGTCTGTAATCATAATTGTTTTCTTTTTAGTTATATACAACAATAACCTCCGAAAAGTTAAACGCAAAGTTAAAAAATTCTAATTCAAATATTATACATATTTTATATATTAAGGGGAAAGCCGGTACAGGTACTTTATATAAATAGCCCCCTGGGGTTATTATAAATTCCGACTTTTATATTTGGAGGGTAATTACCTAGATTCCAAAAATTCATAGAGTGAGTGTAGTGGCGGTCCACAACCCCTTTAGTCCCCCCCTGTATATTGATATAAAACTAAAACAAAAACAAAAATCAATTTCCAGTATTAACATTCTAAAATTTTAAGATTATGACACTCGAAGAATTGAAAGACCAGAACGTAAACGCAGTAGAAAGAGCTAAGGCAGTAGTATCAGCATTGGGACTGAAAGGTGATGAACGCTCAGTTGTTGTCGGCTTGTCAAAGGGCGATAAGTTTAAGTTGGTAGCAATGAACAAGGTAGATTTACCTGCAAATGCCAACCAACCAAATCAAAGCAACTTTACTCCAATCACATTCAGCACTGACACAGGTGCAACCATTGGTGCAAAACACTTTGCGGGCGTAGAAATCGACGACGATGCTCCGGCAATCGGTTCAACTCCGTTGGAAAATGCCGTTTTCCTTGTTTATTGCATTGACCACAATGTAACATTTAAGGTAGACAAAAAGGTAACGGAAGACATCGAAGCTACCGCAGACCGCCAAGCCTACAAGAAAAATACTTACAAGCTGGTAGTGGAAGACTATGATTAAAAGATTGGGGAGAAATCCCCTTTCTTTTACATACAAATAAGCTTTGTAGAAATGGACATAAGAAAAAAGTTTAAGACTATAAAGTGTTTGTATAATTGGGGCATAATCTATGACCCAAAGACTAATGAAAAGTTAAATTTCAAAGCCAAACGTGTTTATTGCGTAACTTCTTGGGCTTGGATTATGACCTATCAAAAGTCAGAAGAAGATATCCCTGAGATAATTAGGATAGTCTTTGTAGATTAACTCTAAGGTACTATGAGTTTTAAATAAAGTGCCCAACATGAACCCCATCATCGGAACGTTGGTTAACGGGGAAAACAACAAATCAAATCAAAGTTTTTGTTTAGTTTTAGGATTATATCTGGCAGCTTGGAAAGACAAGCAAAATCTTTATACCTATCTGCTAATAGGTTTAGTGTTCAACGCGAAAATTCGGTAAAGGAGAGAAATTGTCCACTAAAAAGACCCTCAATTTCCGGACTTTTTCCGATTTTCAAAAAATCCGCCAGAGTAGGAGTTATATAGCTCACACTCTCTATGGACATTATTTAGTATTTAGCCTATAAAAAGGCAACAAAAAGCGAGGCTACGCAGAAGAGCCTAACACCAAAAATAACTGCTACAAATTCTATGTGCATATTCGCAAACTTGAGCACTATAGGATTTAGGTTGAGCTGTAAGGATTGGTCACTTATAGCAATATTATGAGTACTGCTGATATGTCAGTGACCGTACATATCACATATAAAATATGTTATACAATTATGTTAGAAGTTGCCAGGTCTAAGAAGCCTGATTAAAATCTCTAGATAGTAAGAGAGAACCTCATAAGGGTTCATTTTCCATCTCGAATCTATTCGCAAGTTTTGAGATTAGCTACCTCAGAATTTAGTGAACGTTGTATGTCTGGAAAACATACTAAATAATCTCCTATCTTATACTAGTTGTCAAGATAGGATTTCCCCATTAGTATAATGCTATTGCGCCTTCCTCTAAAGAAGGAGATTCTGGTTCGAGTCCAGAATGGGGGAACTTGGTATTTGAAGACTACAACTACTTGTAGACTCTGTTGCAGTTAAAGATTATAATGGGTACGCCCTGAGACTAATGCAGAGCATCTCTTATGAATAGAGGTGTCTTATCGTGAGATAAGGCAAAGTATTGTGAGATTGAGAGAATTACTAGCTAAAATGTTAGAAGAAGACCCAGATTCAAGTAGCAATATCTACAAAGAAATATGGGGAGCTTATACTGCTGGGATGAACTCCTTGCTCGAGTAGCAACAATTCCAAGCTTGGTGAATTAAAACTAGCTAACCTAATTACTCTTTATAAGGTTGAGAATGTAAAAAGAGAATTGGAATGGTAAGCCCATCTCCCTTCGTCCTTTGCTGGTTTAGAAGTGAAACAGAAACCAGCACTTTTTAGTAACTTATAAACTTTTATAATATGAATACATTAGCATTAGATCATGTAAACAAGCGCGCAGAATTCGTAATGTCGTTTACTATTCCTTTCAAAGCAGTTGAAGATCCAACGTCGCAGGCCAAGTGCTACAGTCCGCATGAAGTAATTATGGCATGGCGAGAGGTGTGCATCAAAGCATTACGAATGAGAATCGATGCCTGTATGGAAATGTTGTTCCGCAACAAGGACAGAGTGATAGGCTCGGACGAACGTGGCGTTTTGTTTAAGAAGAAGAATGGAAACATTCACCACTTTTCTCATGCTAGCTGTTTTGCTATGGAGGCTTTCATAGAGATATTGGAAGAAGCAGAGAGTGCCGGGGACATAACTTTCGATGCTCTTCAAATACAGCAACTGATAAAGGCTTTGTACTGGATTCCAGACGAACTGAAGAACGATCATCAGGGAATAGGTTTCGGAGAACTAATTGACTGCCTGCTCTGCATTTTAGCAACTCTCTGATAAACGAGTAGGAACTATCGTAATGATAGCTCTAATAGTTTCATCATTTAATTAGCATATGAAATATAAGATTGAATTTAACTATCGTTACGGTAAAGACTATGTATACTGTAATGAGTACCATGAAGATGAGCGGTTCATACAGCCACTTAATTCTAATGGTAAACCCTTATGTACTATTGCAAAGACTAATATATTATCTATTAGAGAATGCAAATAACGCCAATGCTATAAAGATTGGCAAATTTAAGATTGCACATGGAGATCGAACGCTGAAACATGTGGTAACTAAATAGGAGAGGTCTGGTAGGTTCAAGGTAGTTCCGCTTAGTGTTTGCCTACTAAGTATCACTACACAGTCAGTTGGAAGACTGACATTTAAAAACTTAATAACTTCCCAAGACATTGAGGGCACCAGTTTCTTTACTATAAAATGCGCGCAAACTACCAAAAGGTGTGAGTTGCTGCTTGTAAAGTTTTAGGTGTAAAATGCGATTAATAAAAGAAAAAGATTATGGAACAGTATTTAGATGCAAAAATTAAGAGATTTACTCAAAAGCAATTATTCAAGAAAATAACTAAAGTTAAAACTATGCTAGGTTTAGGAGGATTACATCCTGAGAAATACCTAGAAGTTGTACCCGAACATAAAAATTGTGTCCTAGTTGACTTCAATCCAGCAGATGCATTAGTAAGAAGAAATTCTCTTATTGGAGAGTTTGATTTACTTACTAATTCTCCAGCGGAGAGAAGTCCGCTTAACTTCGTTGATTGTGATTTCTGCAAGTCTATTATAAATAATGGAGCAGATTTACTATATATTTATACGAAGATGCAGCTTTCTCCAATTAGAAACAAGTATATCACATTTACTTTTAGTTGTAGAACTGCGGGAGACGAGAGAACAATTGAGTGGTTGGCAAAGAATTTCCCAGAACTTGATATTCCAAGAAATTACGTGTTTATAAATGATACAAGATGTAAGGAGATTGGATATCGTCAGTATGTTAAACGTATGTATGATCCAACTAGAGACAGATTCTTAGACATATACAAATACAGAGATTCTGGAGATAACATGATTACCGGACTAATTAAAATCCTCTGATGAGTCTTTGAAAATTAAGACGAAACTACCCATCTTTGGGTAGTCAGGATTAAAAAGAAAAAGAAATGAGAAAGTACAACAGATTAAATTGCGATTCAACTGTTCGCGCAAGATTTATAGATACTTGGGGACGAGTAATAACTTTAGTCGGAACCCATGCCTTCGAATATGCCATTCACATAGAAGGAGTAAGAACAGTTACTGAAACATTTGAGAATGGAATATTAGCAAGAAAAAGATTTAACGAATTAAAAAAGAAACCATGAGAAAGAGATTTAAGATGAGCAGAATTGCTTCATCAGACAACTATGAGTTGTCAAGAAAGATTCACGCAATGTACCTCCAAAGATTTCACGAGGAGAACATAGAAGTGATTACAGAGATTTCATCTACATTAGTAATTAAAGAACAAAAGTATATTCGGGTATTTGGGAAGTTAATTCCTGTTTCCGAAGAAGAATTGAGAATACATAACACTTTAATATCTGTGAAATGATGGAAGATTTGTTAACAATAGTAAGATGGGCAATAACATTGCCTGTTTGGTTGCTAGAACATATACTTAAGGCTATGACCTTGATAGTTCTGGTATTGGTAATCATCGTCATGGCGGTATTATATCCGCTATTTCGGTCTATCTGGCGTAAGACAGGACAGTCTGTGATTTTTAAGTATGCAACAAAATGGAGAGGAAACTATCCGCTAACCAAAAAAGTATTTGACTTATGGCAATGATGAGAAGAATTACCGAAATAAACGGTGAGATAATTGTGGTAGAAACTATGATTATCGTAGGAGAAATAGTATTAATTACAGTACAAATAAATGGAGAACTAGTTCGCTATGAAATATTATCTGTTAGACAGTTATGGGAAGGTCGTTAGGGCCTTCTCAAGCTGGTCTGAGGCTAACAAATTTCGTATAACTAGAAATAGACCAGATTGGAGGATTGTATGACATACATCGTTGTATTTATAATATTAATCATCATGTGGAAAATGATTGAAGACGAATGAAAACAGTATTAACCCATACAGGAAAAATCTATGTTGATACAGAACATAGACTAGAGTTCTTAACTGTAGGAGACTATGGTAAGGAGAACAACATCAAGGCTGATTTCTTAGGTCTAACTAAGGAAATCAATGGAGTAGAGAATACAGCAGTAGACCTAAGCAAGAAATGGGTAGCAACTATTTCAACTCAGAAAGGCTGTCCTATGCATTGTAAATTCTGTGATGTTCCCAAGTTTGGATTCTATGGAAATGCTTCTATAGAAGATATGGATAGACAAATCCGAACTATTATAGAAGGCGAAAGTGTCAGAGAAACAGACAGGTTTAATGTACACTTTGCTAGAATGGGAGAACCAACATGGAATGATAATGTATTAGCATTTGGACTTGCTCTCAGAGGTGTGGTTAAGTCTGCAGGGTTAATAGCTAAAACTGTTCATCCAGTAGTTTCCACGATGCTTCCGAAAGCAAATAATAAGCTTGGAAACTTCTTACAGGTTTGGTGTAGCATAAAAAATGAGTTCTACAATGGAGAAGCAGGCTTACAGTTTTCAATCAATTCTACAGACGATGAACAGAGAAACGAGCTGTTTGACTCTAAGAGTTTGTCACTAGCACAAATTTCCCGGTTGGCTGACGAGTTACCAATGCCAGTAGGCAGAAAGTATACTCTAAATTTTCCAGTAACCTCACAAACTATTCTCGATGCGAAGGAATTGTCAAAGCTATTTGATAGGGAGAAATTTATTGTTAAAATCACTCCTATACATGAAACAGCTTCTGCTATAGAGAATGGTTTCCAGGTAACTGGATACTCTGATTATGACGTTTATCGTCGCTTCGAACAACCTTTATTGAAAGAAGGTTGGGATGTTATAGTGTTTGTTCCATCTAAGGAGGAAGATTCTGACCGAATTACTTGTGGGAACGCACTAATCTCTGAAGAAAAGATTTAACAATTCTTAACTAAGAGAAATCTAGATTATACTATATAATAGTAGGCAAACTCTTAGTTATCCTTTCCTTAGTTCAATGGATAGAACCTCTGTCTTCTAAACAGATAATTCCAGTTCGAATCTGGAAGGAAAGACTATTATTCTCCCTTAGCTCAACGGTAGAGCTTTCGACTTTTAATCGAAAGACAAGAGTTCGACTCTCTTAGGGAGAACCAACTTTAAATAATTAAGCTATGATAAATGTAGACGAATTAAGAAACAAAAAGTAGCTCGGAGAAATAGGAGAGCGTATAGCCATTGGTGAATTATCAAAATATGGATTAGATATTTTATTACCAATGTCTGACAATCTACCATTTGATTTTGTTATATATTATAATAACAAGTTTTACAGAACTTAGGTGAAAACTACTGCGAGTAAAACTGTAAATAACTCGTTGAACTTTAGTTTAACAAGTAATAATTATAACAAAGGGACCGTTCACAAATACAACGAGGATGAAATAGATATTATGATATGTTGCGACCTTCATAACATCTATATATTTCCAGAATGTGATGTTGCTAATAGAAATTCTATTACTATTAGGGAGGAACCTCCAGCTAATAATTAGACAAAAGGTATAAACTTTGCAAAAGATTGCATCATATCTATAGAAAGATTAAATTATACTTTCTCTAAGATAGAGAAATAATTCCCTATTAATAGGGAAGTCTTTTTCTTTTATTCCGCTAGTAAACATTTGTTGTGAAACACGTGTTTGCATCTGGGTATAGTCGAGTTGGTAAGATGCTACATTTGGGATGTAGAGACCGCAGGTTCGAGTCCTGCTATCCAGACAAGAAGTAATCAACATTCACTATTAGTACAGCAATTAGGACTGTAGGGTGCCTTTTAGATGAATCCCTGATTACTCCGATTAACAGAGGCAATGTCCTTAATATCGTTACCACGCACTGCGGCTATTAGCTGTTAGATGATTTGGGGTGCCAAATGGAAGAACGGTAACAGCTATGTTAATTAGAACGAATCTGTTAATTGTATGGGAGTGCGCCAACGTTGGAGAGTTGGGCTTGACTGTAAATCAAGTGCCTATGGCTTAGAAGGTTCGAATCCTTCCACTCCCACAAATTTAATGAATATGTTAATAGGATTTTTAGTATTTATTACTCTAGAAATAGCTATAATAGCTACTATAGGGTTTACTTATTTTCACGAAGATGATAAGAATTTCAAGAATTATCGCAAAGGAAAGAATAGCTGATTTGTTAGACTTAAATTTCGTGTCTAAGATAGAATTAAGACAGGGAAAACAAGGATTTAATAATCCTGCTATTTGTAGAGTAGAAATCTATTTACTACTTGAAAACGACAAAGAGTACTTTAACTCCAAAATGACTGATATTATGTCATGGGCACAAAAGAACAAATGTAACATTGCTTTTACTACTGCTAGTATGGCTCTCAAAGACGGATTTATTAAAGAATCTGCTTTTGATGACTTTAACTATCCAGTTCCTAAAAAGTATAAGGCATTATGTGATATTTATTCAGCAAGTTACTTTAATCTATTTAATAGAAGAAAGCTATAATGGAAGACAAGTACGAAGGATTATCTGATGAAGAACTTAAAGAGATTTTCGAAGATATGGAAGCAGACTATTGGATAGACTACTATCAGTCTCTTTGCGAATGAAACGCAGCAGTTGGCTTTCGGAATCTCTGTCTTAACAAAATGAGTCCGTAATTGGGATTGTAACCGGTAATTGGTAGCCGCGCAGACTGTAAATCTGCTCTCTTTTGAGACTGGAGGTTCGAGTCCTCCCAATCCCACACATTTTAATTAATTAGATTATGACAAAAGAAGAAGCAATTAGAGCTATGTCTGAAGGGAAGAAAGTAAGGCATAGATACTTTAGTAAAGACGAATGGGTAACTATAAATTCCAGCGGACTATATGAGTTCGAGGATGGTATAAAAGTTGACTCATCGTTATTCTGGATGGACAGACAGGATTCCTATTGGAATGATGGATGGAGCTTAGTTTAACTTTAAATAAGAATAAAAATGACAACGTATGAATACGGAAAAGGATACTTGCCAGAAATCTGGTACTAGTGTAATATTCCAAAAAGAAATTACGCAGTGTAGGAATGTCCCCATTGTAGAATCGCTCCTGACCCAGACCCTGATGACTGGTTCAATGACGATGATGAAAAAGCGCTTTGTAAAGAAGCTGGAAATAAACTAATTGAGGGAATGTTAAGACCTTACGAAAGGGTATTAATTCCAGATTGGTGTCCATTAAAAACTAATAAACAAAAATGAATAGAATTAAGACAAAAGCCTATCTTGAGGTAACTTTAGAGCAGGCACGCGAATGGTATGAAAGCGGTAATGAAGACTTGAAGAAATTAGCTCTTACTGCATTTAGTGAGGAAATGCTAATTCCTTCCTTTAAAGAGATAGTAGAGTCTGAAGAAGATTATGGTTTTTGGAATACATTAGTATGTCCTCCAAGCATGGCAGAACAACTCAGTTCTCTAGCTAGTTTACAAATAGTTGCTAACTATCTAAATAAAGGATGGATCAAAGCAGAAGGTAATACTGGCTATTTTCTTGGAAAAGGTTCTTCTCTGTCTGGAAAGACGGAAACTGATATAAAAGGAGTGTACGTCGCCATGCATCAAAATGTAAAGTATCCAGGTGTTGTTTATTTCAGAACTGTAGCTGATGCACAGAAAGCAGTAAAGATTCTTGGTAAAAAGTTATTGCCATTACTTAAATAATTTGATGGTGTTATTAGTTCAGTTGGCAGAACGCTACATTGTGGCTGTAGAGGTCAGCGGTTCGAGTCCGCTATAACACCCTAATCATGTTTTATTAAATATTATAACGAATGAAAAAGACAATTGAAATTGAATGTCCAGATGGTTATAAACCCATCTATAATGCCGAAACTGGCAATGTTGAAATCGTTCCAGAAAACATTATGGGACGGATAAGAACCTATGAGGATGCTGTAAACTATCTAGGGTGTGTTACTAGAGATACTATTTACTATAATAGATCTGTAAATTCTCTAGCTAAGTTGCAGACAGTCTTGGATGCGCTAAATGAAGGTCACAAGTTCAATCTGTTAACTGGTACTATATGGTATCCCTGGGTTCGCTTCTTTAGAATGAAATCAGTTCCGAAGGATGCAGAGGTCATTGGTCACTTCCGTTATCAGGGCGAGAAATTCGCGTTGGTAGGCGGCCGCGCGGATCTTGGCGGCATTGCGGGTCTCGGCTATTTCGTTTCTCGCTTTGGCGTCGGCTTTGCCGCTTCCTATGTCGGGATGCTAGCGTGCAAATCTGAAGAAATTGCAAAATATGTGTCAACTCAGTTTGGAAAGCTAGTGTTTGATGCTTGTTTTGCAAGACATTTTGAAGGTAGAGAATTTGAATGGCTTGACTAATGAAAAAGTTCCTTGTATTTATGCTTGCTATGCTCTGGATGAGCGTAGCAGCTTTTTCTCAGATAACTATATCACAAGAAGACTATGATAAGTTGCCAAGCGATACTAGAACTCAAATTGAGAAGATAACAACAGAGAAAGCTATAAAGGGTGAAATCAAGGAAGTTTCTGAGTATGCAAGTCTCGGAAAGGAGATTGGAGTTGCAGTAAATGAGACACTAAAAGCAGTTGAAGATTCGGCTATAAGAATATCTGAATCTAATCTAGGACAAACAGCGATAACTATTGTAGTATGGAAATTACTATATAAGGAGATAGCTGGAGTCGTAATAGGTATACTACTGTTAGGAATATCTCTATTTTTACTAATAACTGGAAGAGGAAAACTATCTAAAGACGATGAAGATGCTGGCGGATGGATAAGTGTAGTCGGTGGCGCAGTATTCTTTATTTCTTCTATGATTTGTGTATTTGGCTGAGGAGCAGTCCAGGCTATAGGCTGGTGTATTCTAGCTATATTCTGTGTAATATTGCTTCTTGGTATGATTTTTGGCTAGTCATAAGACTAGCTTTTGGAAGGGTGGCAGAGTCAGGTTTAATGTAATCGTAAAGATGAAAATCTAATACAAATTTTGTAAAAATGAACGCTTGGGAAAGTTAGTATAAATCTCATCAAGGGAATTTAGGACTAGGAAGAGCTATAGCATACTATACTGCTCATTGCATTCCGGTCCTAATTCCCTTGAATGATACATAGAAATATGACATTGTAGTAGATAAAGAGGGTTTGAAGAGAGTATCAGTTAAAACTACTCAACATTAGGTAAAGAGTGGAAATTATGAAGTCTTGTTGAAGAATTGCGGAGGTTCATCTGGAGATTCTAAGATTAGACATTTTGATAATTCTACTTGTGATGTAGTATTTGTAGTAGTTATAACTGGGGACATGTATGAGATTCCCTCAAGTGAAATAAATGTTAAAGGGGCCTTGACATTAACCAGTGATTGGGATAAATATAAGGTTTCATTATAATGGAGGTATAAGCCTAATTGCTAAGGCAGCAGTCTTGAAAACTGCCAGTAATCGTGTAACAGCGATGTGTGGGTTGGAGTCCCACTGCCTCCTCAATCTATAGGATTAGTGTTAATGGTTAGCACGTCAGTCTCCAAAACTGAAAGTAAGAGTTCGACCCTTTTATCCTATGCAAATATCAATAACTAAAAACTTATGAAGAGAATTAGATTAATTTGTATGATGGCTGTTGTAGCAATAGTTACGGCAGTCTGTTGTTCGTTTACTTCTAGGGAAGACCGAAATCATTTTTCGGTTATAAAGGTATATACCGACCCTAATAGTCACATGAATGTCTATAGAGTCTCCGTTCCTGGGAGAGTGTATTACATACTTCATAATACAACTCAAGGAGGGTTATGTAAATTACAATGAGCGAAACTTATTATCTCTTAGCAGCCATTTCGTATGGCATTTTTATTGTTCAGTTCATACTCTCTTGGTTTGGTGGCGACACTGACTTGGATGTAGATTTAGATGGAGAATTGGACATGGATGTGAGTGATATTGTCTCTTTTAAAGGACTAGTACATTTTGTAATGGGAGCAAGTGGATGGCTTTGTATTAAGCATTCAGTTTCCCATTCTATAGAATGGTACGATTATTTAATCGCATTAATATGCGGTATTCTTTTTGTGGTTATACTTTACTACTTATATAAACTTTGTTTAAAACTCCAACATCAAGTTATTCCTGAAAAGGGTGAAGCCTTAATCGGGAGAATTGGAACAATCACTATTCCTAATGATATTTCTGGTGGTAGTTCTGTTATCTTAGTTGAGATAAATGGAATGCTTCAAGAATTGTCAGCTTATGCTGAAGAAGAGCATAAGACGTATAAAAACGGGGACAAAGTGAGAATTTCAAAATTTGAGAATGGAAAGTATTATTTTAACTAAAAAGAATTTTTAAAGATGACAACAGAAACTCTTATTGTAGCGGGTGTTATTGTACTCTTAGTAGTTGTAACTTTTATCGGACTTTTGTCTCGGTATCGTAAGTGTGCTAGTGATGAAATCCTGGTAGTATTTGGTAAGGCAGGAAAGAAGAAGGTAGTTAACGAGAAGACTGGTAAAACGGAGGAAGTTATACTGCCGTCCAAAATCATCCACGGCGGAGGTACATTCGTAATGCCTGTCATTCAAGACTGGGCTAAAATGTCCTTGAAACCTATTCAGATTCAGGTAATGGTAGAGGGAGTATCCAGCCAAATGATTAAGGTTAGGATTCCTGTGACATTAACTACTGGTATAGGAACCGATCAAGTACTAATGCAAAACGCTGCAAGCAGATTCTTAACAGCTAAAACTTCTGAAATCTCAGACCAAATCAAGGATATTCTCATTGGTGAAGTGAGAAGCTTGATGGCAACAATGACGATTGAGGAAATAAATGCTGATAGAATCAAATTTATCGGCAAGGCAAAAGAGAATATTGAAACTGAGTTGAACAAGGTAGGTTTCAGTATTATCAATATTAACAACGCTGATATCTCGGACGATGCAAACTATATCAAGAATCTTGGTCAGAAAGCTGCAACTAAAGCTCTTGCTCAGGCACAGGCTGACATTGCAGAAGAGAAGAAGAAAGGAGATATTCAGATTGCAGAAACCAACAAACAGCGTGAGATTGCCGTAGCCGATGCTGAAAAGGAAAGAGAAACTACAGTTGCTCAGACTAAGCAAGAACAGGAAGTAAAGGTTGCTGAGATTAATCAGGAGAAAGCTATTCGCTTGGCAGAAGCAGAAAAGAACAAACAAGCTGGTATCGCTGAACAGAAGGCGGAACAAGAAGCTAGTATTGCTCGTGCAAACACTCAAGCAGAATCAGCTAAAGCTGAAGCTGAATCTCAGAGAATAGCTAATGTAGCGAAATCCGCTTCAGAGGCTGCTTCTAAGAAAGCTGCTGCTGACGCAGAAGCAGAAGCTAATGTAGCTAAAGCTAAGGCAGAAGCAGATTCTAAGAAAGCTGAAGCTGAAGCTCTGAAGCAAACTCGTATTGCTCAAGCTAAGCAAAAGCAGGAAGCAGACACTCAGAAAGCAATTAATGAGCAAGAAGCTGCTACTGCAGAGTATGAGTCTCAGAAGAGAATTAAGGCTGCAGAAGCTGACAAGCAAGCTGGAGTAGCTGAGCAGAAAGCAACTATTGAAGTATCAAAGGCAAAAGGAGAAGCTGCACAGGCACAAGCTGAAGCAGAAAAGGTAGCTGGTACTTCTAAAGTAGAAGCAAGAATGGCTGTAGCCAAAACAGAACAAGAACGTCAGATTGAGGTTAATGAAGCTGCTGCTAAGGCAGAGGAAGCAAAACTTCAAGCTGAAATGATTGTTCCTGCTCAGAAACAAAAAGAGAAAGTAACTATTGAAGCAGAAGCAATTAAAGCCAAAGCAGTATTGGAAGCAGAAGCAGAAGCTGCAAAGATTTTGAAAGAAGCAGAAGCGAAAGCTGATGCTACTAAACTGCAGTTGGAAGCAGAGGCAGAAGGTACTCGCAAGAAATTGCTTGCTGAAGCTGAAGGTAAGAGAGCATCATTGATGGCAGAAGCTGATAAGGTTCAAGCTATCGAAATGGCTCCAGCCTTGGCAGTTGAGAAGATGATTGAATCTGGCTTGACTCCACAAATGGTGGTTCAGTACAAGACTGTTGACCAATTGGCCGGTATTGCTCAGGCATCTGCTCAGATGTTTGAACACATTCACCTTGGACAGGTTACTGTTTATGGTAATGAGAATACTGCTGGTAATTTCATGGCTAAGACTGCTGAGAACTTGAATCCTGCTCTTGACTTGTTACGTTCTATTCCTTTCGCTGATACAGTAAAGGAAATGTTCGGAAAGAAGCAAGTAGAAGCTACTGAGTTTGAAGAAGTGAAGTAATCACAGCGAAGGGGCTTTACAAAGAATTAGTAAAGTATAACAAAAGCCCCTTCGCAATTTGGAGGTATGGGTGAGCGGTCTAAACCAGAGTCCTGCTAAGACTCCGGGCCTCAAAAGGGTCCCGCTGGTTCGAATCCAGCTGCCTCCGCATTAACTTAAATAATTATTAGATATGAGCGAATGGAAATACATAGATTCAATCGCAGAGCTATCCGATTTTGAATGTGCACACTGCGATACAAGAGATTTTTATATGGTTACTTATGATACTATAAGTCAACCTTGGAAAGTATTAAATAAATTCCTGAAAAAGAATAGAATTATAGTAGAACAATGTTCGTTTAATAAGGACGAGATTATTCCCTTACTAAAGAGTTTAGAGACTGCATCGGGTGGTGAGGGAGACTGGAGGCATTTGGTATTGGATTCTATTGACCATTGGTGGATAAAGTATATCCGTTTCCAGAGACTTAGTAATGGACAATACTTTTGTTTTACTGATTCTGCTGATACTATTATTCCGCTTTATAAGGATAAACTTAAGGCAGAGTTCGTGAATCAGGATGAAAATCATAAAGTTCATGGAAGATAAAATTGAAATATTTAGAAGCCTTCATAAAGAATTTCTCAGTATGCTTCTAGATGATACTTGGCTATGTGAGGAGCCTATTGAACTAGCAGAAGTAGAAGCGTGTTGGCAGTGGGCTATAGAAGTAGGAGAAGAAGTTGTTCCGTTAGAAGACTTTGAAAAAGAATTTAAGTTTTCTTTACAGGATTTAACTAACTGGTGGAACAAAAAAATACTAGAATTGGAATAACTGATAGTTGAAAGTGCACTTAGTAGACTATCGACTGCATAGACCCCTTATGCAGTATATAGAGTGGATGGCTGAGGGATAAATCCAGCAAAACGTTATTAGTAGTGCGCAATGCTAATAACCTTAAGTCCGTTGAAGTCGCCTTAGTACGTGCGTAACATACTCGGAAATGCATAACTTGCTTTGGGACTCTTTTCCATAGATGAAGGTTTTATCCGTTTACTTCATCTATGCCTTTACATTATAAACGGATATGGGACGATAGCTCAGTAGGTAGAGCGCTGGACTGAAAATCCAGGACGTTAGCGGCAGTTCGATCCTGCCTCGTCCCACTTGCATTGTGTGTTTTTCATGGTAAATAGACTTAGTGGTTCGTGAGAATAGCTAAGCCAAAATTGGGCTATGGTGTAATGGTTAGCACTACAGATTTTGATTCTGTCAGTCTAGGTTCGAGTCCTAGTAGCCCAACAAAATTAACAAATATGGAAGAGATAGAAAAGATTAATATCATTAACAAGAGGCTTAGGCAAAAAGAAGCCAGAGCAGACTGGAAATGGGTAAATGATGGCAAACAATTTGGTTGGGCACGTGGTCGCTCTAAGAACCGTAAATCTAAGAGAGGATATGAGGTAGGAACTAAGGAAAGTAGGAAGCTTGAGAGGAAATGGTTTAAAAATATACACCATAAGATATTATTTCATATTCCATTAACCGAAGAAGAGTCTAACAGTCTTGAATTTCATTACAAATGGAGAGAACAAACTCATATGATTCAAGCGTTAATTAACGATATACGTTCTAAATTATGAAGCCAGAAGATTATAGAAAAGTTGTCAAGTTTTGTGACAAAGGTAAATGTAAAGTTCGAGAAAATTCATTCGGAGTTTGTTGGTGTGTTAGGTGTGGTAAGCTACACTCTGATGCAGCAGAAAAGTTAAAACCAGAAGAACAAATAATAGTAAGAAATGAGAGTAATAATTAATAGTTGTTTAGTTACAGAATTGTTTGCCAATTTTCAAACTTCTATAGATAGAAAAAGTATCATAGGAGAAACCCATTCTGTAGAAGAAATGGAAAAGTTGATGCTAGAATTTGCTAAGTTTAATATAAAACCAAGCGATGTTCTAGGGAAGACGGTAATATTTGAATGCAAATCAATAAGTGCATACGAATAATATTTAGGACCTATAGCTCAGTCCGGTCAGAGCAGCTAATTATGAGTCAGATAGGGACGTATCCCCTCAAGCTTATACCTTGTAGAAAGGGTAGTCGGTCGCACGTGGGTTCAAGCCCCACCGTCCCTACAACTTTTATTTATTAAGTAATATGAAAGAGTTAAGTGAAATTATTCAGGAAATGGTAGACAATGGCAATTCCATGGGTCAAATGGACCTAAAAACTGCCATAGTGTTTGTTACAGAGGCTTACGAATCTGGTATGGAAAAGGCTCGTTCTCTCATAACTAATGAACATAACGAGGAGGATTACTAATGACCGTAGAAGAATTAGAAGGTAAGCTGACTAGTATCTACCATGAATTTGCTGAAACAATCTCTGAAAATGAGACTGATGAGCAAATAGTTGCCCGTTCTAAAGAGTGGTTTGTAAAAAGACTCTCAGAGGAAACTGATAACAAAGAAGCTATAGAATCTATAGCTAATCAATTAGTAGGATGTCTCAAACAGGCATCTGTTTTAAGTAACTTAGAAAAAGAAAAAATGAACAAAGTTTGGATGTGTTCTGGGTCTACATATACCCAGGTAAGCTCAGGCTATAGCGTTGAGCAGTCTCTCCCAGTTGGAATCTACAGTATTTGTCTGACAATAACAGGTTATCACCTAGACAGATATGCGGATAAGTTTGTATTCCCGTACAAAATGTATGGTTTGCAGAACGAGTTTATTGACCATGTAATTAAGACGTATCACGCTACAGAAGGCAATCTCGGAATTATGCTTACTGGTACAAAGGGCACTGGAAAGACTGTTACTGCTAAGGAACTAGCTAACAAGCTAAATCTGCCCATCATTATCGTAAAGGATATGGGAGACCATAACCAATCTATGATTGAGTTCCTTTCTGGTATTGAAGGAGATTGCATTCTGTTCTTGGATGAATTTGAAAAGAATTTCAGTGAATCGGATTCTACTATCTTGCAAATCATGGACGGTGTTTACAACTCTAAGTATCGCAAGGTTTTCCTGCTTACTACTAATGCTATGACCATCAATGAGAATATGGTAGGACGTCCGTCTAGAATCCGTTATGTCAAGGAATTTGGCAACTTGGATTTGAAGGTTGTGAACGAATATCTAGACGACGCACTTCAAGTGCCGGAAGCTCGTCAAGATTTGCTTGATTTCATTGATTCTTTGACTATATCTACTATTGATATTCTCAAAACTATAGTTAATGAGGTCAATATTCACGGTATAGAAGGATTGAGAAGAGCTAAGAGCTTCTTCAATGTAGTAACTAATGAGTATGACTATTCCTGCGTCAGAGGTTATGCATATGCTCATGAGATTTCTGCCGATAAGAGTAAATTCTCTATTGAGGAGTTCTCTAAAGCTATTGAGAGATTCAATAATCCGATACCGAAGCCTATTGTAGACGATGAGGATAACTGTACTGTTGAGGAAAGAAAGGCTCTTAACGAGTATTATGAATATCGTCGCCACAATTTCCACAGTCTGTCATATTTCTATGTATCTTCGGATATTAAGTTCGCAAATCTGTCAGTCGGAGACGACTTCTATGGTGAGGAAATCATTGCGATTGACAAAAAGTTGGGAATCGTAGTTACTAAGGAAAATAATGAGGTTAACTACTACTGGGTTAAAGATCCAAATAGTAAACCGTCTCTGTATCGTAGAGGTACTTACAACTCTTTGGTACTATAAAACTTGGGGAGCTAGTCTCCCCTTTATGTCTAGATGCCCGAGCGGTCTAAGGGAACGGTCTGCAAAACCGTGTTTCGTGGGTTCGAATCCCACTCTAGATTCTACACTAATCTTATTGCTTATGGATAGAGAATTGAGAAGAGAACTTTCTAAAAGAAAGTGGATTTCGAGAGCTAAAAAGGTTTATAACGCTTGCGGTAAATTTTATGTACCTGTTGCTGGGATTAAAGCCAATGTAAGGTATAATGTTCCTATAATAAGGAATAAGGCGTTGAAGGTCTGTGAGTCAATTACGGATTTCCTTGATAGTTCTAAATACGCAAAGATGCTTAAGAATTGTACTTCTCCTTATAGAAGCAGAATGATGCAATATGAATACAAGAAAGAGAATAGAAAGGATAGATACAAAGCAAAAAGAGATATTCAAGAAGGTATTCAAGAATATGAATCTAGGGACAATCTTTCGTGTTCATCCTGCATTTTCTATGATAAAGGCTTTTGCGAAAAGGGATTATTAATGACTGAAAACTGCCCAGAATATTGGGATTAAAGTATGGACAAGTATATTAATGGAAGTTTAGTAAAGAGAGTTTTAGTTTTTAAAACTAGAAAGCATCCTGATTGGGTACATTATGTGGACGATTACCGATTCTTGTTTTGGAAAATACATCGAGATTATTGGTATTATTGGGACCCATGTTTTGGAACTTATACGGAAGAAAAAATGATTTCATCTTTAGAGAAGAGATATGCCTTCTACAAGGATGGAATAGTATATCAGAAACCTCATATCATTTTAGAGTTCTCTAAAAGACATGATGAATCTATCTATTTTGATAGTGACGAAGAAATGGAGGGATGGTTTGAGTCCTTCATGGAAGAATTTGGAAAACCGTTTATTTACATAGACTAATACCTTTATCCCAGTTTAGAGCTTAGCTCAAATAGTGAATAATAGTAGCTATTGGTTAAAACGAGGTGGAGTGCCAGACGAAAGACTGGAATTAACATAGTTTAACTTTGAATCTCCGACTATGCGGAGTATTATTATGGCAGAATTGATTTTCTTAGCTAATGGAAAATGCGACTTGAAGTTCCACGCTCATCCCAAGAATTTCAAAAGGGTTGAGAAGTTCAACTACAAAAAGAACTTTTTCAAGGTTTACGTTGACCGAAACGACAGCGTTTACGAGATAACTCGCTGCGAGGTGGTTACATGGAAAACCATAGAGAAAGGCAAGAAGAAATTTAACGTCCCTGACGAGGTGAAAGAAACTCGTGATGCTCACTTGTTTGACAAAATCAAGGGGAATCCGTTCAAAATCGCTATTACTAAGGTAGCTGGCGAGATTGATATGCAGGAGCTGTTATCTGAGTAATTCGTTTAGGAGAGTATCGTAAAACTCTCCATTATGCAGGTGTGGTGTTAATGGATTGAGCACGCCAGACTTCCAATCTGGAGGGGAGAGTTCGAGTCTCTCTATCTGCACATTTGTAGGTATAGCACAACGGTTAGTGCATCGGCTTGCCATGCCGATGATGTGAGTTCGATTCTCATTACCTACTCAATATTCCGATTTAGCTCAGTCTGGTTAGAGCGTCCGCATCCAAAACATCAGCGGGAGGTCAGGGGTTCAAATCCTTTAATCGGAACAATCTCGGTGTACCAGAGTGGTTTAATGGCTAGGACTGCAAATCCTTAGTTCGTCAGTTCGAATCTGACCACCGAGTCAATATAGTGGAGTAGAGAAGTTGGTCATCTCGCTAGGCTCATAACCTAGAAATCGTCATAAACGGTTCGAATCCGAGTGGGGGATCTTAACCATTAAATTAGATTAATTTTTATGACTAGATTAGAAAAGTATTTAGTAGCAACTGCTACTGAGATTATCGAAGCGGAAACAACTGTTTCTCGCTACTTTGTCATTGGAAACGTCAAAGTTAGAGTATCAGACCATTTAAGTAAAATGAGTGATGCAGACTTACAAGTGATTATTCCATTGAACGGAGGGACTAAGTATATAGTTACTGTTAAGGATAGTCCTGGAAAATTTCTTGTATGGAATGCAACTCAAATAAAAGACTTTATTCCTTCATTGCAGATTATTAAGGGCTTGAAGGAAGGAGTGCAACTTAAGCCAAAACCTAAAGACTCTGCAGTTCAGAAGATTCAGCTAGCATTAAATAATAGTAATACCGATGGAGGTTCGTTAACGTTTGATGGTACTATTATTGAGTCTAGATTGAAAGAAAAGCAACTTACTTCCAAACAGCGGGAAGTTTTCAGGAGAACTAAATCTACTTGGGATATTTCTCAGATTGGGACATTACCCAGTATGATTAAAGTAGATTTAGGATTGTCAAATGGTTCTGTAAACGAAGATGTGCAGATATTTCTAACTTGTACATCTTTAACCTACAAAGAAATTCTGAACATTTATAAAATAATAGTTGTTGATAACCGTATGGTTCCAACTATTAAACTGTTGCAAGAAGCTTATAGCTTGATTGTGCAGTAGGATAGCGCCATCATCTAATGGTTAGGATTCAGGCTTTTCACGCCTGCCATACGGGTTCGAATCCCGTTGGCGTTACTATGTACCCCAGCAGCGAAAGTTGTTGGGGTATTTTTTGTTTAATTTAATTTGTGTTTAATGCGAAAAACATTTGAATTTGTAAAAGTGGGAGGAGTCTGGTTTTATTGGTGGCCAGACTTCGATGGAGACCCAGGAGAGTTGGCTATGGTTGGCGGGGCTGACGATCTTCTTGATTCTCTTGATGATAGATTTGTTAGGTTGCAGATGGTTGACCCTTCTGTAGCTAAGATTGTTCTATCTAAGATTGAAGAAGATGAGAATGGAGCTACTTACTTGTGTAAAAGTAAGAATTATAACGATAGAGTTTGGATTTGTCCAGTAACTCTACTAGTATTTAACGAATATCCTCAAAACATTTATTTGTCTGAATTATAATGAAAACATTAGATGAAATCGTAAACAATTACGAAGAATGGTCTGTATTTCTTGACGATAGATTTGGAGTTAGATTAGCTCAATTTCTGACACAGGAACAGTTAGAGAAAATAGGTTTTAAGTGGAATAGTGATGAACCTTATCCTGAACCCAAAGAGTGGACTAGAGAGAATATTCTTTCCCAACTTAAAGAAGATGTAGAGTTCGGATTTGAAAAAGCCCTTGACAAGAGAGGTATTTCTGCAAGTCTGATGTTTGCTGTAGTTCTTAGATGGAATAGAGTTCTTGAGGAAGGCTTGGAGGATTATCCAGAGGATAACTATGCTATGTATTTGCCATTATTTAAGGCTACTGCGGAAAAGTATGGCTGGGAGAATCCTATCGGAGATGATAGTGGAAGCGAGGACTATTATAACGAAGAGTATGATGAAGGATTGTACTGCGATTAAAGTCATTGCCGAAGCTCTGGAAGAATATGAAAATAATTTCAACCATAAGATAAATATCTTAGAAAGCAAGATTATTCTCTATGAAAAGGAGAGAAAAGCTATTATAAGACATCTTAAGGAAGGGAATATAGAATTATTAAAGAGTTATTTTGGAATTGAAAAATGAAGGAATACTACCTGATTAAGTGCAGAAATAATATCCCATTCATTATAGGTCAGTATGATACCGAAGAAGATGCCAGGAAGGCGAAGAATCGTGAGAATCCTAATTCCGAGCTTATGATAGTAGTTAACATAGAAAAGGATAAGCCTGAGAAAACATCATGATTACTGAGATTTCATACGATAAGGACTTATTAGGAAAGGAAGTTAGGGGTACAAATACTTCCTACTGGGGTATATCAGCTTTACAGGCAGGCCACGATGACATCCGCCAAGATATTTCAAAATATTTATTTAGAGACTGTGTGGTAGATAGTGGACATAAAGGGATAATTATAGGGTTCGAAGATAATAACCAATTCTTTGATTACTATTATATAGTCTATGTCCCAGAACTTGATAAAGTTGTTTATCAACTATGTAATGATGCAAGATTTATTAATTCTATTGAGATATGAAAAAGAGAGTTTTAATTATTTTAATGATTAGTATTGTATTCGGATTTGCAACTGGTTATTCCTTGCACCACTGGATACATTCTGCGAGGTTTCCAGAGGAGAAAATTATGCTGATGCCGGAACATCCATTCTATTTGATGGAGGAGGTGAATGAGGAAGTATTGTATAATACTCTTAAACACTATGATTTCCCAAGTCCTGCTATCATAACAGCTCAGGCTATTCTAGAATCTGGTAACTTCAAGTCTAAACTTTGTAAGGACAACAATAATTTGTTCGGATTGTATAATTCAAGAACGATGTCCTATTTCAAGTTTGACAGTTGGATAAGCTGTGTATTTGCTTATAAGCAATTTATTCTAAGTAGGTACGATCCAGAAGAGGACTATTATAGGTTCCTAGATAGGATTGGATATGCTGAAGATTCTCTATATGAGAGTAAAGTTAAAGAATTAGAGTTAGATATTATTAACAAGTATGGAAGCCCAGATTGAAAAGGCTATTAAGCTTAGAAAACAAGCTAACTTTAAGATTTTAACTAGACTAGCTCAAATCATAGAATGCAGTCCGCATTTGCGATTCCAGCAAATATTATCCAATTACAAAGTCTGTGAATTAGGTAAGGATAAGTTCTATGAAGAGAGTATAGAAACTCTTAGGAATTTAGAAGGAGAAATGAACAAAAAGTTGAACACTTAATAGATTTAAAATGGAATTTAAGAATTTTAAGAAAGATGTAGAAGCTGCTTTCAATAATATGATTGCAGAAAATCTGTTTGTTGCTAATGTTGATAAAGACCTCCTTTGGATGGGCTATCTTCTGTCGTTTGAGGACGAAACTATTAGACAAGACCATAACTGCAATGCCTGTAAATCTTTTATCCGGCATTAGATTGACCCTCAAACGTATAAGGTTAAAACATTCTGGGATGATGTGCACACTCCTGGATATGAGAAAACAGCACAGGCTTTAGCTAAATTAGTTAAGGCAGCTGGAATAGGAGACGTCTTTATTCAAGATGTGAACGAATTTCATGGTTGTGACCATAATGTTCAACTACTTCCTGATGGAACAACTAGGACTTGGACGCATCTGTATGTAACTATTCCGAATAACTTCAAGTTCAACAAACGAGTTCATGGTTTCGACTCTGCTGCTGGTTACAGAGGAGATGTTAGAGCAAGAGCCGGGGGTATTTGAACGCTCCATCAGCGAGCTTAAGCTAGAGGCAGTTGAAACTGTTATTGAGCTTATAGAAGGAAATAATCTCTATAGAGGTGCAGAGTTCTTGAAGAGTTTGGAGGAATTTAGAAGAACACTAGTTACTGCTCAAACTCTGAGTCCAGAAGTAAGAACTAACTATTGCTGGTTAAACTTTAAGTCTCCTATAGCTAAGATTAGAAATACGGCTATGGGAACTTTACTTATTGACCTAAGTAATGGTGTAGATTTGGAGAGAGCCGTAAGAGCATATGAAAACATCATGGCTCCTGCTAACTATAAGAGACCTACTGCTCTTATTACTAAGAAGCAAATTGAAGCTGCTCAGAAGAAGGTAGAAGAGCTGGGTCTTACTGATGCACTTCCTCGTCGTCACGCTCACGTAGAAGATATTTCTGTGAATGATGTTCTATTCGTAAATAGAGATACTAGAGCAAAGATGAAGGGAGGAATGTTTGATATGCTCTCTGAGACTTCTACAGTAAATCCAAAAGAGTTTACCAAAGCCCAAGAAGTTTCTGCTGATGCCTTTGTCAAGAATGTACTTCCAGGAGCTAAGGAGGTTTCTATCTTGGTAGAGAACAGACATATTCCCAACTTTGTTACTCTGACTGCTCCTGAAAATCCGGATGCTGGACAGTTGTTTAAGTGGAATAACAACTTTGCTTGGGTTTATAATGGTTCTGTAGCCGATTCCTTCAAGGAGAAGGTAAAGGCTGCTGGTGGAAATGTAGACGGTTTCATGAGATGCTCTCTTCACTGGTTTAACTATGATGACCTTGACCTTCATGTAACCGAACCTGGTGGAAGAGAAATCTATTATGGAAGCAAAACTGGTTATACTGGAGGAACTCTTGATGTTGACATGAATGCAGGTTCCGGAAAAACTAGAGATGCTGTTGAGAACATCATATGGACAGACCCTAGCAGACTAAGACCGGGAGATTATGTGGTAAGAGTGCATAACTTCTATAAGAGGGAAAGTATTGATTTTGGTTTCGAAATGGAAATCGAGATTAATGGAGAACTTCACAAATTCCAGTATGGAAAAGTAGTTCTGAGCAAGGAATACATTGAAGTTGCTCGTATCCATGTTGATGGACAAAGAAACATTTCCATGACTCCTACTATTAAAGAGGGTTCTACATCGTTCAAATCTACTAACGAGTGGGGAATTGATACAATGAAATTCCAGAAGGTTTCTTGTATTATGTTCTCTCCTAATCATTGGGAAGGCAACGCTATAGGAAACAAGCATCTGTTCTTTATGATAGATGGATGCAAGAATCCAGACCCTGTTAGAGGTTTCTTTAATGAATATCTGAGAGCTGACCTTGAAAAGGAGCATAGAAGAGTGTTTGAAGCTCTTGGTTCTAGAGCAAAAGCTGAGTACAGTGATGACCAGTTGAGTGGATTGGGATTTTCTAGCACATCACACAATGATGTTGTTGTAAAAGTTGATAATAAATCATTTAAAATCATTTTCTAATTATGTTTAAACAAGCGTCAAAAATGAAGTTGCGTTTCGCAACTAGTAAAGGTAATCTGAGTGTAGAAGATTTGTGGGACTTGAGCCTGCCAGTATTGGATAAATTAGCCGTTTCTTACGATGAGGAACTAGCTAAAAGTCCAAGAAAGTCTTTCATAACTAATGATACTCCCAGCAATACCGAACTTGAATTGAAGTTCAATATTGTGAAGGAGATTATAACGGATAAGCTAAAAGAGAAGGCTGATAGAGAGACAGCTAAGAATAAGGCTGCTGAAAAGGCTCGCCTGACGGAACTGTTAGCTAAGAAACAATCTGAGAAGTTAGAAAGCTTGTCCGAAGATGAAATCAAACGGAGACTCGCCGAACTCGGATAATTGTGTCGTATTGAAAACAGTTAGTCCACAAATCTTAGATAAACTAAGAGAAAGTGGATTGACTGTTTGTACGTGTTGTGAATTTCCTGGTACAGCCTGGTTAGTATTCAGACCAAATATGCCTACATCGGATATTCACGGTGAGGGGTATGACTTCGAAGAGATAGGACTTTTTGGAACAGAGGCCGTTCTCAAATACTTCGAAGCTAACACTCCGAATTATGTAGATTGCGGAACTGATGTCGATAAATTTATTAACATTTGTTTGCAGTTTAAATAAGTTAACGGTTTTTAACTTTGAATTTAACACTTGTACTGTTATTATAGTAAGTTGATTAGCGGTACGTGAGTATAGCTAATCACTATGCCCGAATGGTGGAATTGGTAGACACGTCAGATTTAAGCTCTGATGCCCAGTAATGGGCGTGTGGGTTCGAGTCCCACTTCGGGTACTAATTTAATATCAATAATATGGAAAGATATATAGAAGAACTTATTGAAATATATAGAAAAAATACTCTAAAGTCAGATGAAGAATTAGAATCTCTGAAGAGTTTACTTAGAAATGTTCATCGTGATGGATTTATAGCAGGAGAAGAATCAATAATTAATGTTGTGGATAAACTAACAAAACGTAACTAATATGAACAGTGTATTTTTTGGAAATGAAGGGTTGACTTCTACGTCAGCAAACTTCTATGCGAACATCGCACAAGAAATGATTCAAGCAGCACAGGAACGCTTGAATAATGTGAAATTCTTTCAAGTATCTGTAGCCTCTATCGGTGGAGGAGAAAAGCAGTTAATGACAGTAGGACAAAAGTCCCTTGACTTTATAAAAGATGATTTGGAAAAGGTCGCTGCCATGAATAGTTTTTGTGCTTGGGTACGAGAAGCTATCAAAGAGAAAGAAGGAATGATTGGCAAAGTATCTGCTACTATGCTTGATGATTGGGCAGAAAGTCAGGGAATAGGACTGCCAGAGCAGCCTAAGTATCCAGAAGCTCTACCTTCTCCGACTGAAGAGACTATCATAAAGTCGTGGGATATTAACAAGAGAAATAAATTCCTAAGATTAGAGGCGTTTGCTTCTACCTATGGAAAGTATATTCATCCAAAAGGAGCCTTTAGTAAGGCACGAAAAGAAGTTCATGCAGCTGAGAATTGTCCTATCTATAAGGAAGGCTCTGGAAGAGATTTAATTCTCTACTACCAAGACCCTACCATCGAAGTAGAAAAAGTGGACAATATGTTCATGTCTCTTCAAGATACCTATCGTTCTTACGAGAAGGAGTTAAATGCTCTTAAAGCTGAGCTTAAGGAGGAGGTTAATAAACTTTCTAACACTCAAGAACAAGAGTATCGTGAGAAAATGGCTGAATTTAAAGCAAACTACGACAAATATACCTCCGAATTAGGAGAGTTGAGAAGTCGTTTCAATAGTTGGAAAACTTCTGAAATGGAACGTATTTCCAAACTAAAAATCGCTTTGCCTAAGAATCTTTTAGATATTTTCGAAGAGATTAGGAGACAAGGCGACTCTTCCTCTAAGTAATTAGAGGACTTCCGTAGGAAGCTAACATAACATACTTAACAGGAATAATTATGAACAGTATATTTTTAAATCCGCATGGATTTAATCTTTATTCGCTGGCTACACAAAAATTTACAACCCACTCTCTAATTGAGAGTCTTTGTCTTAGTCTTTGTTAGTGTAGCTAGGTCTTTGACTACGGCTTCATCTTTGCCTGCGCGTTAGCTTCCTACATAGCTCGTCAACCACGTGTTGAAGGAGTTACGGAATCCCTTCGGGATTCTAGCCTTTTGCTTCAGTTACAAGTAATCTTTAAACTTGGTGACTATTATCCCAAATTCTCAACAAGATGAAGAGGGAGGTTGACCAACCTAATAATGGTACAAGCTCTTCGGAGTGATAGGAGTGGGGAAAGTATCTGGTGAAGCACAGATACTGGAACCACTCTTTTTTTTGATAGATAAAATGATTATTAACTAATTTAAATTAAGAAAAATGAAGAAAGTACTATTGCTTTTCGGAATGGTTGCACTGATGTCTGCTTGTGCAGGTAATACAAAAACTCAGGCTCCAGAAAACGATTCTATCGCAATCGTTAAAGAAGTTGCTGACACAATGAGTGTAGACACTCTAGGTGTGGATAGTCTTGTAATTGATAGTATTCAGTAATATGGATTTTATCGCAACCAGAGTCAATGAACTCTTAAGTAGGGTATCTCCTATTAAGCGATGGCTTATTTCTGATGTTGCGAATGAATATTATCGAGCAGGATATCAAGATGGTCAGAAACTAGTCTACAGAAATGTGTTAAAGGGAAGCGCATTGAGAGAGTTTATCGAAATTCTAAATCATTGCGGAATTAAACTTAGTTACAACTTACGTAAGGGTGGGCTACTGGTCAGTGTAAGAACTGATAAGTTGTCCAACTTACAGAATCTTGTTAATTGTTACAAAAATGAGCAAAACAAAGAGAACAGTCCTGACAAGGGATGATTGTCCCCCATTGGAGGAACAATACAAAAGCATTATGGAGAACTTTGATTTTGATAAGGTTCTGGAGTATATGCAGTGGAACAAGAGTCATAGAGAGTATGATGACGAGGGTCGCTGTATAGGCAAAAGTACATGGAAAATGTATGTAGGTCCGAACGAACACAGAGTTCCCACTCTTTACGAACTATCCAGAAATGCTAGTATACTACTAAGAGAAGTAATGAAGCTGTACAATGACAACAAAAGTCCTTATCTTTCTATAGCTACTGGACCATTCAAGGTTATTTGCAGATATGGGATGCTGGAACTTATAGCTTGCCTAGAAACTTGGAGTTATGATTGAATTTAATCAGATTTTTTGTGAGGATTTGAAAGATGATTTCGAGGAAGCTGGTAGGCATGAGAGAAATTTCGAGTTAGACGAGTTTATTCAGAAGGATTTAAGTAGAGCATTTGCGTTTGGTTATTGTCATTTAGACTGGATAAAGGAGAAAATGTGGTTTCCTGTTCCTATTAGGAAGGCTTTACGGCATTTAGGAGACGACCTAGAAGATTTTGCTCCTCAGCTTAAATGGCTTAACGAAAAATATGGTGCTATAGGAAAGAGAGTTAGAATTGTTGATTACGCAAACTATATTTTAGATAATATATTTTGTGACAATCAAGACGATTTGCTAAAGATAGCAATATTACTCGGAACTAACATGAGAGTAAATACTGCTGATGAGCAGGCTAGAAGTGTTCACTGATGGAGCTTTTAGCTCGTCTAGAGACACAGGAGGAGTAGGAGTTGTATTCGTAATTGATGGGGAAAAAGCCTATGAATTTAGTAAGATGATTCCTAATACTACTAATAATAAATGTGAGTTGTTAGCAGTAATTTATGCTCTAAATGCAGTAAGTCGTAAAATCGAATCTCTGACTATTTACTCAGATTCTCAGTACGTCATAGGATGTGCTACTAAAGGATGGAAAAGAAAGAAGAATATAGAGTTATGGAATTTATACGACAAGGTCTTAAATAAGGCAAAGCAATTTTGTCCTAATATAGATTTTTGTTGGGTGAAAGGACATACTTCAAGTTCAGACTTCTTTTCTCAGATGAATAATCTCGCAGATAAATTAGCAGTTGAAGCAAGTCAGGAATATGAAACTAAGAAAGAATAAGAATAAGAAACTTATCAAAGAAGCTATGAAGTTTTATCCATTCGATTATGGATTTGTTCTCTCTTTAGAGAAACAAGCCCTAATTAGAATGTATGAATACTTTAAGGTATCTAGAATTGCGGAAGGCAATGAACGTGTCGAAAAAGAGCTAAATCTAGCACTAAAGCTATTAGATATTGTGCTAGAAATAGATTCTGCGTATCACCATGACTTTAGACCTGGGTCAAAGGGATTTGTAGATAGACACATAAATACTAAAAATTGGAATCGATTCCACCCTAAGGCTGCTGATCTCGATTGGAATACCCCAATCCTTAAAGATTATCTGAGAAGAGAAAAAGCCTGGTACTTATACAACAAACTAAAGTTTGAACGTATGAGGTCTTGGTGGGATTAATTTAATTAATAGAATTATGAAGAAAATTTTTAGTATTATTTGTTTGTGTTTAATGTGCGTGTTTGCTAGCGCACAAGTTGTTGAAACTGGAAGTTTGAAAGATAACTGGTATGTTTCTGGTAATGTAAGTACTACAATTTGGGACAACTCAAGAAGTTGGGCTGAACCTCATGATGTATTAGTAAATATTGCGGTGGGTAAAGAAATTACTCCTATCTTCGGACTAGAGTTAGATATGATGGCAGGTATGAATCAAGGCAGTAAAACGTTCTTCGATTCCCATAACCTTACAGCTAATGTAACTACTAATCTAACTAATCTTATTTGTGGATACGAAGGCTCTAGACGTTTATTTGAGCCTGTATTACTGATAGGTGCTGGTTGGTATCATACTTATGGTGATGTTTATAATAATGTATCTGCAAGAGGTGCAATTAGATGCAACTTTAATATTACTGATAGTTGGGCACTAAATGTTACTCCAGAGTATATGCTACTTCCAAAGACTACTCCTCTAAATCATGAAGTAAATGTTTATGTAGGAGCTACTTACCGATTTAAGTCTAATAAAGGAAACTTTCCTATGATGAAACTATATAGTGACGCTGAAGTAGAAAGTCTTAATGCTGCCATTAACGAGTTGAGGGCTAAGAATAGCGAATTGGAATCTCGTAAACCAGTAGAAATAATTAAGACTGATACTATAGTAGTTACTAAGGTAGAACTTCTTACACCTAAAATTCAGTTTTTACAGAACTCTTCTGAAATCTCTACAACTTCTAATGTTGCAGTATCGGAGTTAGCAGCTTATATTTCAAATAGTGGTAAGTCATATATGATTGAGGGATATGCTTCTGAAGAAGGTCCAGTAGATTTTAATGACAACTTAGCTGTAGCTAGAGCAGAATCTATGAAGAAGGCCCTTATCAGTTATGGCGCTCCAGAGGATAAGCTTATAGTTAAAGGCTGCGGAAGCACTACTGAGTTTGGAGATAGAGAATTTAACAGAATCGTAATCGTAACAGAACAATGAAATACAAGAAAAAAGTAAAATGGTTAAAGGATAAACAGGGAAAAGATTTCCAAGCTGCAACCACTAGACCTGGTTCCGTTAAAACTCGATAATCTATGTTAGCTATTATACTAGCAATAGTCTTGATAATCGCCTTTATTTATTACGACCCATATGTAGATATTACAGAGGATAATGTCTTATTATGGTATAATGGTAAGGGATATAGGGAATACATTATTCTGTGGTCCAGAAATACTAATTAAGTATGGACGTAAAGATTATGTTGATAAGTGATTGTATAGGAGTTGTGCTCTATGCGCTCCTATACTATACACTTTATCATACCTATGAACTAGATTATTTAGGTTCTGGAAGGTGGAGAAGGTGGAGAAGAATATCTGTGCCTGGTTGGGCTGTAGTTATAGCCCTAGTGAGCCTATGTCTTCCTCCTGTAGCTGTCTCGCTTTCTATAGTAAGCTGGATTATATATATGCTTAAGTTTCTCGGCGATAAATATTACGAGGTAGACGTTTCTTTTATTAAGTTTTTATCAAACTCAATACATGACACGAATATTTAAACATCTAATTAGGATTATTAAGCATAAATACTGGGTAGCACACTATTGTTTCCAGTTAGGTCTTTATTGGCAGGGAATAGTACATGACTGGTCTAAGTTTAGCTATACTGAATTTAGTAGGTCAATAAAGTACTGGGACGATACTATTAGTCCTCTAGCTAATGAGAAAAACATACACGGATATTCTGAAACCTTCCTACATCATCGAGGAAGAAATCCACATCACTATGAATATTGGGTTCATAGTTTAGATGAAGGAGGAGTTCCAGCGAAAATGCCAAGAAAATATGCTTTGGAATTAGTCTGTGATTATCTGGCTGCTGGGAGAACCTATAATAAAGATTTTACCTATGGGAGTGAGTACAACTGGTGGATTAAATTTCTAAGTTCACCTAGAGCTATACACTCAGAAACCAAGGACTTCGTAACTAAATGCTTTAGGCATTTGAGTGCCGGAGGTAATATTAAATATTTATTGAAAATTGACTATGAGTAAGATAATAGGGCAAGACAAGTTAATTAAGGAAGTTAATAGAATATTTCAGGTATTTGTAAATAGTAATTGCAAGATGAGACCGCACTTTATTCTTACAGGCGAGAGCGGGTCTGGTAAGAGCTTTACTATTAAACAGTTGTGTGATATGAATGAACTTAACTTTCTAGAAGTTAATGCAGCTCAAATAACTAAAGAGGGTATTTCTGGAAATAGTTTAAGCAAAATTCTATCTCCACTTATTAACTATAGTCACACACCTATTGTAGTCTTCGTAGACGAGTTTGATAAACTTTTCATCAACGGAAACACTAATAGCCAACTGGCTAATGAATCTACTGCCAGTGTACAGAATGAGTTTCTCAAACTTTTAGAGTCTGATACTACTAGTGTTTTTGGCGATTATGGGAAGTATATATCAGTCCCTATTGATAATGTACTATTTGTGTTTGCCGGAGCCTTCAATAATGAGCCTCACATTACATTAGATAGACTAAGAGACTTTGGAGTTAAAACAGAGTTTCTTGGAAGAGTAGGATTAATCTACAATACTAAACCTCTCACTCTAGAGGATTTGTATTCTATTTTGGAGTGTTCAGACTTGTTGCAGAATTATCTTGACTTATTCTTTAATGTAAATAGAGAACAAGTCATTAGTGATTTGAAAGGGTATCTCGAAAGTTCTTTTCGCAATAATACTCTTGGAGCAAGAACAATTAATACTCTTATTCACCAATACTTTATCAAAGGTGGAAAACTTGAAACTGAAGAAGTAAAAGAAATAACTTTTAACAAAAAATTAGAATGGAAATAATTAATGCTACAGATGGTTACAAATTGGGCCATCACAGAATGTACCCCGAAGGTACTGAACAAGTTTATAGTAACTGGACTCCTAGAAGTAACAAGTACTTTCCAGAAGCTACCGAAGGTTCTGTAGTATTCGGAATCCAATATTTAATTAAAAAGTATTTGATCGACGAATTTAATAAGAATTTCTTTGTATTGCCTAAAGAGAAAGCTATAGAAATGTTTTATCGGAGAGTCCACAACTTCGTTGGAATTGAGTCCGTGGGATATAGACATATTGAGGCTTTGTATGATTTAGGATATCTCCCTATTCGTATTAAAGCGTTGCCAGAAGGTTCAGTATGTCCTATTAGAGTTCCTATGATGACTATTACTAATACGAAACCAGAGTTCTTTTGGTTAACTAATTATCTAGAGACTTTGATTAGTTGTACTTTGTGGATGCCTTGTACCTCTGCCACTAGAGCAAGACTCTATAAGAAAGAACTCAAAAGACACTCAGTACACACTGGATTTCCGGAGGATGTAAACCTGGATTTCTTGTGTCATGACTTCTCTATGAGAGGAATGGCTGGTTTGGAAGCGTCTGTTATTTCTGGTATGGCTCATATGACTTCATTTGTAGGAAGTGAAACTATTCCTGCTATTGCAGCTCTTGAAGAGTATTATGGAGCTAATTCGGATAGTGAATTAATTGCTGCTACTGTTCCGGCTACTGAACATTCGGTAATGTGTGCAGGAGGAGAAGAGGACGAGTTAGGAACATATAAACGTCTTATTAATGAGTTATATCCTACTGGGTTTGTTTCTATTGTATCTGATACTTGGGATTTCTGGAATGTAATTGAAAATTTCTTGCCTAAGCTGAAGAAAGACATTATGGCTCGTGATGGTAGAGTAGTAATCCGTCCTGATAGTGGAGACCCAGTAGATATAATCTGCGGGTTGAGAACTAATCCTCACTTCAATACCAGAATGAAAGAAGGTAAGTATTATTGCTGCTATGCTCCGTTTAACGACGATGCAGAGTATGTTGAAGTGTCCGAAGGTCAATATTATGGGGCATATTATATGCTTGGTAAAATCTTCGGATGGAATACTACTTCAAAGGATTACCGCTATCCTAGCACTAAGGTTGGTCTGCTTTATGGAGATTCTATTACTCTAGAACGTCAAAAGCAAATCTACTTGAGATTAGAAAACGCTCATATGGCGGCTTGTAATCTCGTTCTGGGAGTAGGTTCATATTCCTATCAGTATGCAAGTAGAGATAGTCTTGGGTTTGCTATTAAGGCTACTGCTTGCGTAGTAAATGGCGAGTTGAAAGAAATCTTCAAACATCCTAAAACTGATGATGGTACTAAGAACTCTTTGAAAGGTTTGATTGCTGTCTATAAAGGTCTGGATGGGAAGTATACTGCTACCGACCAGGTCTCAATCGAGGAAGAAAAAGAGGGATGCTTAGAGACTGTCTTTGAAGATGGTATCTTGAAGAAAGAATATTCTCTTGAAGAAATCAGACAAAGAATTGACCATGGACTTTAATCATCCTTTTGGGAAAGAAGCTTGCAAGAAACGACTATTAGAAGAGTATCATAAATACAGAAAGCTAATAGTCGCTTTCGATTTTGATAATACTATTTTCGATTACCATAATACTGGCGGAGATTATAGTTGCGTTATAGAACTACTTAAAGAATGCTCACTTCTAGGTTTTGAAATGATTTTATTCACCACTGATGAAGATGATTATAAAATTATGGCAAAGCAGACAATTTGTATGCGATTAGGAATAGCAAATATTACTTCTAATACTTTATCTGCTCCAAACATTAGTAGTTCTATATTCTCTAAATCTAAGAAACCTTATTACAATATCCTCCTAGATGATAGGGCAGGTCTAGAAGAAAGTTATGAAATCTTAAAATATGTAGTAGATGAAATTAAACTTAATCAACAAGGAAATCAGTGAAATTAAGTACGATGTTACTAGATTTCCTGATGGAGAGCCTCAGTTTTTCCTTACTGAGGAATTAAACAGAAAGGAATCTATTGATGTCATTTGTAGAATATCTAATACTGAGGATTTATTTCTCTTAATGCAAGTAGGAGATATTTTAGATAGACAAGAAGTAGAATGGGATTTACACATTACTTATTTAATGTCTATGCGTATGGATAGAGTAATGAGTTTTAATCGTCCATTCTCCTTGAAAGTAGTATGTAATATGTTAAATAGCTTAGGCTATAGAAACATATATGTTCTTGAGGCACATTCTAGTAGAACTTTTCATCTTCTTGGTGACAGATGTTTACCTTGGGAATTTGGACACCATTCTTGGATTCCAGCCCAAAGTAATATCGTGTTCCCAGACCATGGGGCGAAGGACAGATATGGAAGTAACTATTCTCACTATGGTTATTTAGTCTTCAAAAAGGAAAGAAATCTAGAGACTGGAAGAATTGAGTCCTTTGAAATAGAGGAGTCTAAGAATTGCTACTATTCTACATTTGTGTTCATTGATGACTTGTGTGATGCTGGAGGAACTTTCCTAGGAGAGCTTAAGGTTCTCAAAGAGAGATATCCAAATAGCAAGTTTATCATAATCGTATGTCATGCAGTTAATGATAAAGGCCTGGTTAATATGTGTAATAATTTTGACCAGGTTATTGTATCTAATTCTCATAGGGATATTAATTATCGTCCCAGCAACGAGAACTTAACTGTAATAGACGTTTGTAAATAACAAAATAAAATGGTAATTGAAGGTCCTTTTTACAGACTTACTCCCATTAGTGAATCTTCTCCGAGGTTTGACTTGGAATTGTTGTATGATATTGGTGGGAAAAATCCGAGAAAAGAATTTAAAGTGGAGGGCTATGGCTATCCCCTAGAAGCTGCTATAGAGCGATGTCGCCATTATGCAGTAAGAAAAAAGTTCGGAAAAGATGAAGTTATAACTTTAGGTAGGTACTTAGATGAGTTTAAAAAGGCAAAGGAGGAAATTAAACTCGAAGTCTCAGGAGATTCAGGAGATTCTAGCGGAGAGGCTGAATAAGCTTTGTAGATTCTTAGATGAGGAATATGACGTTAATTGTGGAGGGTGTTGCTATATAGCATACTGTCTAGCCAGGCTACTAAGTAGAGATAAATTCAAGTTCAAAGTCATTATTTACGAGGATTATGAACTAGAAGAAAAGTTTAGCGAAGTAGCGAGAAGTCATTATCATTATGCGATTTCTATTGGAAAGTACACCATAAACGCAGCAGATTGTGATGATGACGATAGCTTTTGCAGAAATGTGTATACTGGTGTAAAAGCTTCCGAACTACTATCTCACTATCAGAAATGTAGCTGGAATGACTGTTATAATACTCAAAAGAATCAATTCATTTTTAAGACTATAAAGGTATTTTATGACGACCTCACGGAGGACTTACGAGAAGGATAAACAGATTGTGCATACGCATGATAAGTTTATCTACTGTAGTTCAGTATATCAAATATGGAGCTGGGGAGCTGCTCTAATGGAAGAAAAATACTACTCTTCTAATAAACCCATTGTATTGAAAAAGAATCAACTATGCTGTAAGAGGAAGAAATACTCTCTGCATAGGTTCTTTGAATTACAATTTGCTCCCGAAGAATATTTAATTAATAACGGTTTTAAAATTGTAGAAAATGAAACAGGATGTGATTGAGTACATGGTAGACTCATTTGTAGACTTTAAGGGTGAAGAACGTAAAATTGTAGCTTGTGCTTTAAGTCAGGCTGCTGAAGTAAGTGAGGATGATTGTGTCTTAGCAGTAGGTTGGGTGGCTCCCGATGAATACATATGCACAAATGATCCGGACTATGCTAGAATCTGTAGAGTAGTAACCGTTGGTATTGCAGTATGTAATCCTAGTGATACCTTCGATTTGGCTAAGGGACAGAAGAAGGCTTACGATAAGGCTCTTCATGATCCAAAGTGTCCAGCTATTTATACTACATCTAGAGGTGTAGCAGGTAAAGTGCTGGTAAAAGCATTCTTGGAACAGGAGCTTACTTTCTTGAAAGAAAATCCAGAGCGTATCATTAAGGGATATAACCAAATGAAAGCTCGGTTTGAAAGAAAAGAAGCCCTCAAAAATGAAATCAAAAATCTCTCTGATAAAGAGAAGCAAGCTTTGAATCTAGCTAAAGAAGGTATAGATGTAGTTAAATGCGCTGAACTGGTAACTAAAGCCAAAGCAATAGGCGTTGATCTGAATGAACAGGACTAAGTTTTGCTATATCTTAATAGCCTTGATGGGATTGTTAATTATTTATTTGCTAATACCTAAGAAGGAAACCACAGTTTCTCCACCTAATGTGCAGGAAATAGTAAGGGATTCTATAATTAGAGATAGCATCTATATAGTTAACGATTCCATCGTGGAGAAAATTAAGTATATAGACAAAGAGTATGATGAGAAAGTATCTACTATTATGTCTAGTTCTGATAGCATCAATTTGTGCTTTTTCTCAGAATACATCGACCGTTACAATAACCAGCGAGCAACTAAAAACAACTAATCTGATATTTGCTGAGCATCAGAAGTTGTCTGAAACTGTTCCGTTATTGAATAAGCGAATAACTAATCTAGAACTAATAAATAAGAGTTGGGAAAAAACGGATTCTCTTCGTAGAGTTCAGTTACTGTATTATGGAAACATAATTGAAGATAAAAATAGATCTATTGAAGGTCTTAATAAGTCTTTAAAAAAGAAGCAGAATGTCATTAAATATGGCGCTGCTGGTTCATGTGTATTAATATTATTATGCCTATTACTGAAGTAATGTTTAAGGACAAAGATGGTTTTCACTACAAACATCCTGAACGTAGCTGCACTAGGTGTAAGAATTACCCTTGCTTGCCTAACATGGATAAGCTGCAAGGAGACTTCGCTTCTTATGGTTGTAGGAAGTTCGAGGATATTAATACATTTGAAGTGTGGAAACCAAAGAAGTAACTTACCATGTCAAATTTGTTGCTGAATGTGAGGACGGGATGGGATACGCTAATTATGTCTTTGAAAGGCTAGAATATGATAATCTAGATTACAAGGATATAATGTGTGTTCGATTCCCGAATTGGAACCAGTGTTCTATGAAATTAGGAGATGTCGGCTATGTTTCACTAAGATACGTAGAAGAAGGCATCGATAAATGGTACGATGGTAAAGATTTTGTTCCATACAAGGATAGTAATATAATTTTCTTGAAATTTATTCATGAAAAGCCTATCATTGAAGATAGACAAATATTATTAGATTAACATTAAAAAGGAGATAAACTATAAAGTATTTTTAAAGAATAATTTATGACTGTATTAGGAGATAAGCTGAGAGAGGCTTTGAGCGATAAAGCAAACGACGTTAATAGCTATGTATGGAAAGGACCTAAGGTAAATGGGGTCCAGGAGGAAATTAAATTGGTAGACGCAGGTTATGACCAGCTGAGACGATTCTACAATCATTGTGAACAAATGTTGTACAACTCTGATACCAAGAATCCGGGTCGTGTAACATTACTCGGAATTGTGTCCGACCAAATACAAAGATGTCGTGCAGAGCTTCTTATTAGATGGCTTAGAGCTGAAAAGCAATACACAAACACACGTTGTTTGGAAGACTTGAAAGCTGTTATCAAAAACAATAAGGAAGTGTTAACTAATGAGGCTATTAAGGTCTATCCAATTGGAGAAATTCTTAATGGAATCCCTGTAGAGTTTAGAGAAGTACCAGTAAGTTTAGTTATGGATGCTTGTTTAGATTCCTTGGGATTGTTTGACAACTCTCATTTGACGCTTAACTTCATTGTAAAAATGGGACTGTGGTTTACACAGCAAGAAATGCAGAAAGACTTGTATCGTAAAGACCCAGTGACAGGTAAAGCTGTTAACAGACTGTTAGTAGTAAGTAAGGAACTTCGTTTGAATCCTTCTATAGCTCTGAAAATCTGTGATACTGGATTAAGTTATGCTGAGTTTAGATCTATGTGTAGATTGAAACGAGATAAATATGCTAACTTAACTAGTGATCAGCTCAGACTGCTATCAAACAAAGTTCTTTATCGCTTCCAAAATCAATGCGAGAACCAGGCTAAACAATGGAAGGATAAGATGGAAGAAATCAAGAAAGTTGCAGAACTTAAAGGATGGGACATCACTAGGAATATAGATTGATGAAAGACCTCTTTACTCCTGTTACTCGTGATGAGCGACAGGAGCAATGTAAGAGAGCCTGGTTATTACATAAAGGAAGAGGCACCATAGAAGCCTGTACAGGCTTTGGTAAAACACGATGTGCTATTAATTGTTTAAAGGCTGTTCTATCTAAATATCCTACTATTAGAGCATTGGTAGTAGTCCCCACGGAACTTTTAAAGAATCAGTGGATAGATATATTAGATAAGGAAGGTCTAGGGTTAAATACAGAGGTGCAAGTTGTAAATACTACAGCAAAGAATGGATACGAATGTGACTTTTTAATCATTGATGAAATCCATAGAACTGCTGCTGAGACTTTACAATTTGTATTTAGTAAGGTTAAATACAAGTTAATTCTTGGACTAACTGCTACTCTGGAAAGACTTGACGGTAGACATACTATAGTCGAGAAATATTGCCCTGTAGTTGATAGCGTAACTATTGAAGTAGCCAAAGCCAATGGTTGGGTATCTGATTTTACTGAATATCAAGTAATTATCACAGCAGAAGACATCGAAAGCTATCGAGAGCAAAATAGGGAATTTATAAGACATTTTGAATTCTTTAACTTTGATTTTGGACTCGCAATGAGTATGGTTGGTAAAGACGGCCTCAGAAATAGGCTTAATTACAGAAACCAGATTTGTAGTAGTTCGGATAAAGCTGAGCTGTCTAATGCTTTGAAGCAGATTACCTTTCATTCTACGGCTTTTATGAGAGCTTTACAAGCTAGAAAAAAGTTTATCCATAATCATCCGGCTAAATTAGAAGTGGCTAGGGAGATTATTGCTCATAGAGCAGACAAGAAAATTATTACATTCTCTGCTAACACTGCAATGGCAGAGAAGATAGGAGTAGGATATGTTTACACTGGCAAAGAAAGTAAAAAACAAAACAGAATTACACTTGAGGAGTTCGCCCTACTAGACAAGGGCGTGATTAATAGCTGTAAATTGGCTATTGAAGGTTTTGATTGTCCCGGTCTATCGGTCGGGATAATGCTTGGAGTTGACTCTAGTAGCACAAAAAGCACTCAAGCCGCTGGTAGGGTCATTAGAAAAGAAGGTTCTAAATACTCTGAAATATTCACATTAGTGCTAGAAGATACCGTTGAACAAGAATGGTTTAAGAAGTCTCATCAAAAGAGCGAGTATGTTACTATTGATGTAGATAACTTACGAAAGTTACTTAATGGAGAGCCTTGGGAACCTTACAAGAAAAAATTGCAGAATTTTACCTATCGTTTTTAATTATGGAAACTTATTACACTAAAAAAGAGTTTAATGAGATGAAGTCTGCTTTGACTAAGAAGTGCAAAGCATTGGAAACTAAAGTTAGTAAGCTTACCGCTGAATTGAAGGAATTAAAGAAGGACTATGCAGTACTTCTTGAAACTGCCAGCGAAAAAGTTGAGGACTAAAGTTTATCACGTAACCAAGTTTTAACGCTTTAACAAGTAAACTAGACTTGGTGTATAGATTAGTAGAAAATCTATTAATTTGTACACGTGAAAAATCTTGAACTGAAACAGCAACTTTTGTTTTGTGAAAAATATAGCATAAACCCAAGTGAGCTGTTGTTGTTAGAAATTCTTCTTATCGCCCAAGAGGGTGATGAACCCGAAATTGTCCACGAGTATTTCTCTTCTAGAGTATGCGCTCGTGGTTTTACAATAGAACTATTAACTGGACTTCGCGATGCTGGAGTTATTCATAAATCCTATAAGATTCCTGAGAAAGGGTCTGTATTTAACCCACTAGATGTTCCTCTAAATAAGTTAGTTGTGAAAGACTTTTATAAGTGTTCATTCGACTTAGGTAAGGAATTGTGGGATACTTATCCATTATTTGGAATAGTTAATAATACACAAGTGGGTCTGAAAAGCGTATCTAAGAAATTTGATACAATTGAAGACTTCTATAGGTTTTATGGTAAAACTATCAGATGGAAGCCAGAAACTCATAACCATATTATAGAGTTAGTTAAGTGGGCTAATGAACACAATATATTGTGTACCACAATAGCTAATTTTGTAATAGACCATAAGTGGGAAGAACTAGAGGCATTAAAGAATGAAGGCGGAGTTAATTATGATTCTATGAGATTACTATGATTTCTGATAAACTTCTCAATGAAATTGATAGAGGTAGACAGGGACTAAATCATGGTATTTCTATGAAACTTCCTAAGCTAGAGAGTATTATTGATGGAGTTACTAGGGAAACCTATACTTTAATTCTATCAAACTCTGGTGCAGGTAAGACTTCGTTTGCCTTATATGCTTATGTATATCGACCACTAATGGAACATCTTGATGATGATGATTTTAAGGTATTGTATTTCAGTCTTGAAATGGGAGAAGTAGCTTTGTATATTAAGCTGTTATCCATATATATATTTGAGACCTATGGAATCCAACTATCTTTTAAGAAGATATTGTCAAGAGAAAAAGAATATATTTTATCTGATGAGCATTATGACTTAGTTAAGCAATGTATGCCTTGGATAGATAAGATTAGTAAGAAGTTAGAAATCTATGACAAGAAGGTAACTCCGAAGAAGGTATATGCCATCTTGAAAACTAGGTTGGAGGAAATGGGAACCTTTTCTGAAAGCGAAACCCGCCTCGTCTATACTCCAAATAATCCTAATCTTATTTATAATGTAGTTGTAGACCATATTGGTCTTGTTGGTACAAAGCCTGATATTGATTTGTTGTCTAGCTATCTTCTTTTTCTTAGAGATAAGTGTTTTATTAGTCCTGTAGTAATACAGCAAGCTAATAGAGAGCAAGGAAATATTGAGAGGTTTAAACAAGGCAAAAGTGCGTTTACTATTCACGATGCTAAGGATTCAGGTAATACTGTGCAAGATTGTAATATCATGATTGCATTGTATAATCCTCACAGAGATGGATTGAAGACTTATAAACATTACAATATTGAGTATCTAGGCTCTTATTATAGGAGTATTATGGTACTTAAGAACCGATATGGGGATTGCGATGTTGAGGTTGGAGTAAACTTCTTTGGATGGATTAATATGTTCTACGAGCTGCCGAAGCCCGATGAAATTTATGATTATGAGAGATATACAAGTCCAAACTATATATTAGAAGATAATAGTTCTATTGTAGAACAGGAGCTAGATGATATTACAGAATTAGATAATTCAAATTCGAATTTTAATTTTGCATTAGAATAATGGCTGCTGAAACAATTGCTATCGTAGGTGAATCAGGTACTGGAAAAAGTACAAGTTTAAGAAATCTTAATCCCGAAACTACTTTTATTATAAGTACTACGGGTAAACCCCTTCCCTTCCGTGCATGGAAGAAGAAGTATATTCCCATCAAAATCGAAGGAAAGAACGTGAGTGGTAACTACTATGTAAGTTCAAAGTGGGACCAAATACTGAAAATTCTTCAAATTATTGATAAGATGATGCCGCACATTAAGCAGGTAATCATTGATGACTTCCAATATGTTCTCTCTTATGAGTTCGTTGATAGAGCAACTGAAGTTGGTTATACTAAGTTTAGTGAATTAGCTCAACACGCTATGGAAATTCTGAGATATTCAGAAAAGATGAGGGAGGATTGCAAAATGATCTTCTTGACTCACTCAGAAAATGTTGGAGACAACGTTAATCCTAAGTATGTTATCAAGACTGTTGGTAAGTTGCTGTCTGAAAAAGTAACCTTGGAAGGTTTGTTTACATATATCTTCTTTACTAAAGTAAACGAAGGAGACTCCGGTAGAATGGAGTATAAGCTTATCACTAACAATGATGGTAGCTGTGTAGCAAAGACTTCTTTGGGAATGTTTGAAGACTTAGAAATTGATAATGATTTGGATGAGATTATTAAAGTTATTGACGCTTATAACGAAGGGGAATAATGAAATTAGACATACTGTTTCACTATGATGTGAATGAGCAAACGGGTGAAATCACCTATATTGGTAAAGAAGAAATCCATGTTGACACCGTAGCTACTAAGAAAGCTGCAAGTAGTAAATCTTCATCTGCTAAGGTAGATGAAAATCCTGAACCTATTATTACGCTTGATTCTAACAAGTTGATTTTGACCCAAGGGGCAGTAGACTTGTTACAAGTCTGTGCAGATTGTCGTGTAGACATCAAGTATAAGAAAAAGGATAAGAAGGCAGTTCCTATTATTGGAACCGATGCTGCTTTCGGTACTAAGGCTGGAAACAAGCTGACTAAAAGTAATACTGTAAGTTATAGAGGAGCTGCTAACGAAAAGCTTTCTGCTTACGGTACTGTCTTTAAGTTGGAACCTACAGAGGATAAAGGAATTTATTATCTGATAGGAGACAAGGTACAGGAGTCAAATCCTGTGCCGGAAGAGATAATTGATATCGAAAAAGAACTCGATATAGAAGCATTAGATAATTTAAACATAGACGAAGATGACAAAAACTTAGAAAAATTTGATTTTAATTTGAATTAATTATGGCATTTAATTTTGGTATATCAGCAGACTCAGCAGTAAGAAACACACGTCGTCCTTTAACCCCTTGGAATATCCATGATGTAAAATTCATGGGTTGCGAAATCAAGGAATTTGATGGGAAGAAGGACCCAACAGCCCACTATAAAGTTTTGTCTATCAATTTTGAGAACGAAGATGGTTACTTCTCAGTAACTCAATTCTTCCCGAAAGCTGGTGATGATGAGAGACGAGAATTTGATAGTAAGAATGGTGGAAAGGTAGTGATGCCCTCCAACTTCGAAACTTTGATGGCTGTAGTTAAACAGACTGCGCAGGTTCTTAACCCTGCAGGATTCGAAAAGATGCAAGCAGCTAGCTCTAAGTTTAAGAGCTTCGACGATGTAGCTAAGGCTTTGATTACAATCACTGAGAAGGTGAAGGGAACAGAGACTAAGTTGAAGTTGATTGGTAGAAACCGTGACGGTAAGGTAGTTGCTGATATACCGCGTATTGTTGGTATTAACAAACAGGGTGAGTCGTTCATTTCTGATAACTATATTGGCGATAAGCTGTTCTTCTCTGACTATGAGGAAGGAGAACGTCAGAAATATCTGAAGGCTAAGCCTACTGAAATGAAGTCAGAAGATCCAATTGCAGATGTAGCAGGAGTAGACCAAGCTCCAGCAGATGATTTGGACATCACTGACTTACTCTAATGATTTGTTAGTAGAGTAATTCATAAATTCCTTAGTGACCATGTTTGATTATACTTTTGAACCAAAAATTACTAAGGAATTTCTTCTATCTAAAAACAATGAGGAGACTTACATGACTTATTATCTGGGCATCCCAGTTAAGAAAGGATTGTTTAAGTCTCCTTTGCGCAGTGACAGTCATGTCACTTGCAGTTTCTTTAGAGGAAAATCTGGAAACTTGTATTTTAAAGACTTTGCTTCTGGAAAATGTCTCACATTCGAAGGAGTAGTTATGGAAAAGTATAATTGTAACTACCACACTGCTTTAAGGATTATAGCTAAAGACTTTGGATATACGAAAGATTCTTCCGTAAAGAAAGTTGCAGTGAAAATCCAGCCTAAGTTTGAAGAAGAGAAACAAACTTTTATTCAGATAGAGGCTAAGGATTTTTCAGAACCTGAGTTGAAGTGGTGGGGAAGTTTTGGTATAACTAAAGACATCCTATATAAGTTCAAAGTATACAGTTGTAGTACTGTATTTTTGAATGGGAACATATATGCACAATCTGCCCAGCATAGTCCTATATATGGCTATTATTTTGGAAAGAAAGAGAACATCGAGCAATGGCGAATTTATATGCCAAAACGAAAGGAGTTTAGATTCATAGGAAATGTTTCAACCAAGACTATTCAAGGCTATAAGCAATTAGCTAAGAGTGGAAAACTAGTTGTTATAACTAAATCTATGAAAGATGTAATGTGTTTATACTCTTTAGGAATACCAGCTATAGCTCCCAACTCTGAAACTCAGTTTGTTTCTGATAAGATTTTAGAAGAATTAAAGCAGAGATTCAAATACGTTGTGTTGCTATATGATAATGATTTGACTGGAGTACGTTTTACTAATAAGATTAGGAAAGAGCATCCAGAACTAATTGTATCAATGATTCCCAGAAGCACAGGAGCTAAGGATATAAGTGATTATTACCATATGTATGGAAGAAAAGGTACACAAGAATTTATTACTAATTACATAAAGAAACTTAAGAAGAATGAAAAAGTAGACTAATACAAGTGTTACAGCCATCTTTAAGGACGGTAGTAGAAAAACTTTTGAATCTGTTGAATTAGCCTCCGAAGGAACTGGTTTGGAGATAAACTCAATCAAAGCTAGAGCTAATAAGCCTGGCTCTGGAGCAAAATCAAAAGACGGAATTACCTTTGAATGGGCAGACCCCGCAGTTAGAAGAAGTAAGCAGGCAAAGAAGAGTAAACAAAAAGGCTCTCAGTATGAGTTAGAAATAATTCACAAACTTAGAGATATAGGATACGAAGGATGTGTGTCTAGCAGAAGTCAAAACAAATTGGCTGATGCTGACAAAATAGATATTGTTGACATGAACAATGAACTTCCAGTTAATATCCAAGCTAAATTTACTCAGAATATGCCTAACTATTTTGATATTAGAGATGCTTGCAGTGATAAGTCAAAGCCGTTCTGTATATGCTGGAAAAAGGCAGGAAAGAATGGAGAGTCAGCTAGAGGGCAAGTTGCTGTAATCCCAATCAGCTTTTTTTATGAGCTACTAGAAATGTGCAAGAATGGAGGAATGGAAGGTATATCCAGAGTTTCCGACGTATGAAGTGTCTAATAATGGACAAGTACGAAATAGGAAAAGAGGAAATATATTAAAGCCTCATGAGGATAAGGATGGATATTTAGGAGTATGCCTATGCTTTGAGGGTAGGAAGTACCATAGAAGAATAAATAGGATAGTTGCTATTACTTTTATTCCTAATCCCGACAATCTGGAGATAGCTGACCATATTGATAAGGATAGAAAGAATAATTGTGTTTCTAATCTTAGATGGGTTGATACTATTGGAAATAATAGAAATAAAATTTCTAACTCCAAAGTTGATATTTGTGACAAAGATGGGAACATATTGAAGTCTTTTGATTCTATATCTGAGGCAGCAGAATATTATAATGTACCAGATGATAAGATGTGCGCAGCGGTAGTAGTTAATAAGAAAATTGGAGGTTATGTTAAATACTCTGAGAAATAAAGTTGCTGTAATACCTATAGAATATTTTTATGAATTGCTTAGAAAATGAAAAAGTTAGTAGTTAAAGGTCCAGTTCCTACGATTAAAAATTGTATAGTTAATGACTTTGATGATGAATATGCTCTTTATTTAAGGACAGCTAAAAAGAATTGGAGAACAATGGAAGCATTCTCTCTTGAGTTTGATTCCACTTTATCTGATTTGAAGAAAAGTCATTTCATCTACGTAGATAGAGAAGACCTAGAGCTATTAATAAAGAAGCGATTGAACGTTATTGAAGTAATCGAGTTATGAACATATATTTATTTCCATGGCATACAGACGAAGTCTGTACTATTAGCAAAGTAGTAGCAAGAAGCTATGAGGATTGCGAAGAGAAGATAAAGAGTATGTATATAAATAAATACGACGATTTAGATGATCTTCTGGATTATGATGATTTCTGTATAGAACTTGCTGAAAAACATGGAATATATTTAGGAGACGTATCTGAGATAAATGAATTTATGTAATCCATTAAGGATAGCGTTAGACTTGGATGACACAATCTTCGATTTCTGGGGAGCATATAAAACACTATTCCCTAGAGAATCAGATTTAGTTGAGCACGTAATTACACGAAACGTAGTAAGTCTTCGCTACAACAAGGAGTTTTGGGAAAATTTACCCTTGCTAGAAAAGCCAAATTTCGAGCCGCATATTTATGCAACCAAAAGAATTAACAGTAAAACTTATACTCGAAATTGTCTAGCTAAATACAATTTACCCATAAGACCTATTTATCAAATGTATTATCAGCACGGAAACAAGGCTGACTTGATAAAAGGCAAATGCGATGTATTAATCGACGACAGTATTAGTAATGTGACTATGGCAATAAACTCTGAACTTCCAGCATTGCTAATAGATAGGCCACATAACCAGAATGGAGATCCTTTATTCCGCATTTATAGTTTAGATATTGACGAAATTAGATTTGCATATGAATTAGAATTAGCAACTTTAGGATGGAATTAAAAGATATCAAGCTTAGGCCGCTGCTAGACACACTAAGATTGGAGAAGATAAGTGATAAGGTATATTTTTCTGAACAGTACAGTGGATACGTTAGTAATTCCCGTTTAGGATTAATTAATCCTCGGCAGGATGGTAATCCAGATAAATTCTTTACTGGGTTTAAAAATACTTTCTCTTCTGCTCTGGAACTTGGAAGTGCTGTACACGAATTGGTGCTACAGCCAGATAGTTTTGAACTGTCAGAAGACATTGGTAAACCTACTGCAAAGTTAGGAGCAATGGCTAATGAACTCTATCCCGTTTTTCTGAAAGGAGAAGTAAAATTCGATGATGTGAAGAAAGCATCGGACAAAGTCGAATATTACAAGGGAAAGCTTACCAAGGAACTAGCTAAATCTGTGATTGAAGCTTCTACTAACTATTGGAAGAATAGACAGCTAAAAGAATTTGATTTAACACAAGATAAGGAAATTATATATCTTGACAACAAATCACTAGAAATCGTAAAGTCTTGTGTATCAGCATTAAATAGCAATAAGCAAGTGCAGAAACTTTTACATCCTGAAGGGATAACTAAAACACCTATTTCTGAAAATGAGCAAGCTATTTTATTGGACGTGGAGGCGACCTGCCCTAATGGAAAAAAGTTTATCTTACACCTGAAGTCCAAACTAGATAATTATACAATAGATACAGAAACTAACACTATTGTAGTGAATGATATTAAGACGATTGGAAAAATCGTTAGTGAAATTGATACCAATATCAATAAGTATCACTATAGTAGGGAGTTTGCGATGTATTTATACCTTCTGAAGTTGTGTGCTGAAAAGTTCTATAACTTGGAGAATCCAAAATTGCAAGCTAATTACTTAGTAGTTTCTACCATTCCGAACTTTTATAGTAAGGTTAGGCCAGTTACTTATTTGGAATTGCGACAAGGATTTCATGAGTTCAAGACTCTTTTGAAGTATGTAGCCTATCAGATAGGTTATAGAGACTATTCTCTTGATGAACGACCTTCAAAATATCAGCTTTGAACAATTGTCATCAATTTACTCAAAATACTTTACCTTAAACTACCTAGGGAGCAATATGGGTGATAAACTAGCCTGTATTGCTCTTACTTGTTATATAACTAATGAGTTAAAGAAAAAAGGTCAAAAGGTAACGTGTTATGATGTTTTATTGAAAGTCGGAAAAGATTTTAGGGAAGGAGAGAAAAATACCTTTCTGAAGTCTTTAGGGGCTATCTGTGAGGATTTAATGTACGGGTGTACCACTTTTCTTGACTTTGGTATTAAGCCGAAAGATATGCCCAAACAGCTCCAGATTTTGCTCGACAATTATGTACCATTTTAAGAGATTTTTAGTTAAGAGGATTTTAACGTCCTTTAACATAAAATTAACATTTGAAGATTAGGGTTTCTATGTATGATGTAGTATAATTGATTACATCAGTAAGGGAAACAATACTGATTAGATACGGAAAAATAATTTCAGATTATATGTTAATGATTTATGTTTAAAAATTTTATTTATTATGAGTACAACGATTTTGAATTTTAAGAAAGTAGAAGTAGTAGCAGAAAGCAAAGAAGCAGCAATCGCACAAGTTGAAAGCACATTATTCCATGTAAATGGTGATGCAACTCAGGCTTACAAAAATTGGAAAGCTAAACAGACTAAGGGTATTACTGAGCGTGATGTAAAAGAGTTTATGCTTGAATATCTCGCTAAGAAAGGCAAGAACTGCCCCGGTGCTGGTTATCTGATTACTATCGAATCGTCTGTTGCAGATACTCGTGAGCGTCCGTACAAGATTGACGATGTTAAAGGTGATGGAAAGCGTAAGTTTAAGACTTTCTACAAGTGGATTGACAAAGAAACTAAGACTGTTGTTTGCCAAGTTGATACTAACAAAGCTGACGCTAAGAACGCAATCAAAGAATTGTATAAGAGCGGTAAGTATAAAGGAAATGCTGAGTTGGTGAAAACTAAGGATGTTGTTGAAGGACAGGCAGTAGTAGCAACTGCACAATATACTCCTTCTAAGAATACCAAGAATGGTACTTGGTTAGCTTTCGGTATCGAAGCCTAATTTCTTGAAAGATATACGTTTAAAAGGAAGATTGCCTAAGGGTGGTCTTCCTTTTTTATTTTGAGATAAGCAATATTTAATAGATATTAAACGTAATTTAATTATGGAAGTGTAACAACTAATTAACAATTAAATGGAATTTACTCCTATAACAGGACTTCAGATTAGAATTAATTTCTATACAAACAGAGGTTGTGTGCTTGAAGATGTAATAGAAAATCATTTCTATAACTATTTTAGCTTAGTTAATCCTCTAATAATCGGAAGAAAAGAATCCATCGCGGGAAAACCTACAGATGGAATAGTTAGGTTCTATGATGAAAACCGGAATGTCAAGTTCTGGATTCTTCAAGAAACTAAAAGAGATATAGGTATTAACTCTGTTTTCGTACATAGGTCTTTATTACAGGCTATGATGTATTTAGGAAACGTGTATTATGATACTAGTACTCATTTAGGAGTAGATAATTTCAATGGAGTATTTCTCGATTCGGCAAGGTATTTTTGCTACATTCCGAGAAGAGAAATAGATACTCTAATGGAAAAATTTGAACCTTTATGGCGCAAACATTTTCGAGTTTCACCTTCCAAAGCATACAAAGAACCAGAATTAGAGAGTTTTGCAGAATTAGCTATGTATTCTCTAAGGCATAGAGTTAAAGCATTGGATGAACACTTTAGATTAGACCTCCTATTAAAGGAGATTTACTATAATAATGTTTAAATATGGAATTGACGATTGAACAATTGATGCAAGGGAAAGCAACTAGAATTAAGGATAAAGAGTATTTTACTACTGAAGCCTATGTAACTCCGTTTATAGACAGAGTATCTAAAATGACTGATAATTTTATCATTAATGCTAAGCCTGCTGACCAAATATCGCTTACTAAAGATGGGGAGATTAATTTTGATGATGTAATATACAATAGAGTTTGGATTCAAGGTGTTTTGCCGGACGAATATGCTTGGGATAATCATAAAAGAGTAATTAGTATGATTTATGCCCTTGACACTCGTAAACCATTAGTTAAGTTCTATGTAGGAGCTTTAAATATGGCTTGTCTAAACTTGTGTGTATTTAATCCAGAAATGTTAAATGTTTCTGAGCTAGAGCCAGAATCTGCTATTAACTATAGCTTCTTAAGAAATGCTATGTCGATGACAGATGAAACCAACTTAATGCTTAAGAAACTTTCAGAGATGGAGTATAAGAAAGATGATATATATGCTGACCTAGGTCACTGGGTTGACAACTGCATCAATTCTAAAATCAACATGGGATTTGGTTCTGTAAAATTAGCTGAATCTGCTCCGATTGATGTTTATAAAGATTTGTTTTATGATGAAAAATCTAAGTATTATACAACAGACAATGTTGTAGATGGATTTACCGTGTATAACGCATTTACTGACTTGATTACCCAGGATAAGAGAGACTTAGTAAATAAATTCGAGAAGACATTGTTAATTAAGGACGTAATGGGTATTTGATATGCAAGTAGTAAAGAGAGACGGAAGTTTACAGGAATTTGACGGTAATAAGATAGTAGAAGCAATATCTAAAGCATTTAATGCTTGCTGTCCTGAAGAAAATAAAGAAGTCATTACAGCTATGGTGGCTGATATGCATTTATGGGACGGCATTACTATAGAAGAGATTCAGGACGTAGTAATAGAAACCTTGAGGGACTATGGTTACGATGATGTAGCCTCAGCATATTCTCAGTATAGAAGTGAACAATCTAGACTTAGAGAAATCATAGCTAAGATTAGTTATCAAGATAACTATATTAATAGTTCCGAAAATGCAGCTACTTCATCTGAAACAGATGGAAATGCTAACGTTGTATCTAAGAACGTTGCTACATTAGAGAGTGAGGATAGAAAGCGCGAGAACAGAGAAATTCAGCGCTATCGTATGAAGAAGAAATTAAAGCTTCTTTATCCCGAACTCTCTTCTCAATATTCTAGAGACCTAGACAGTCATATTATTTATACTCACGATGAGGCTTCTACGTCAGTACTTAAACAGTATTGTATGGCAGTCTCGTTATATCCTCTAATGTTAGAGGGAGTAGGTAATATTGATGGAGTTACTCCTGGCCCTCCTAATGATTTGCAGTCATTTAGTGGGCAGGTTACTAACTTAGTATTTCTATTGTCTTCTCAATGTAAAGGAGCAGTTGCTGTAGGTAGCTATTTTATTGCACTTAACTATTATATTATTGCTGAATACGGAGAAAAGTGGTACGAGAAGCTCGACTGTATATGTACTTCGGAACATTCTCTTATTAAGAGAACTATAGAAGACTCTATCCTTAAAGCTTTTAAACAGTTTGTTTGGGGAATTAATCAACCTGCTGGAAACAGAAGTTATCAATCTCCCTTCACTAATGTTTCGTACTATGATAAGACCTATTTTGAATCTCTATTTGGAGAATTTTACTATCCAGATGGAACTAAGCCGGAATGGGTAGCAATTGATACTTTACAAAGATTGTTCATGTCTTGGTTTAATAAGCTTCGCTTGAAACAAGTTCTGACATTTCCAGTAGAAACCTTTGCTATGGTGCATGACGGTAAAGACATTATAGATAAGAACTATAAAGACTTATGTGCAGAAATGTATTCTCAAGGTCATAGTTTCTTTACCTATATCTCAGACAGTGCAGATAGTCTTGCATCTTGTTGTCGTCTTCGTAATGAATTAGCTGAAAATACATTTAGTCCTACTTCTGGTATGACTGGTGTAAAGACAGGTTCTTGTAATGTTATTACTCTGAATATTAACAGAATTGTCCAAGATTGGGCTAGACAAGAAACTACTTGGTGGAGTGAAGATGGAGACAAAAATCTCTTGCATTGTAAAGATAATGTTGCCCTACTCAAAAAATATCTAATAGATATTCTAGAGAGAGTATACAAGTATCACATTACCTATAAGACCATGCTCTATGAGTGGGAGGATAAGAAGATGTTTGCTTCTTCAAATGGAGGTTACATAAACATCAAAGACCTATATAGCACTATTGGGCTAAATGGTCTGAATGAAGCTGCTGAGTTCTTAGGAATGAAGGTATCTAATAATCCAGAATATTTTGAGTTTTTACAGCTCATACTTGGAACAATAAAAGAGCAGAATAAACTTCATTCTATCCATGACAAAAAGCGTCCCTTCTTATTTAATTCTGAGGTAGTACCTGCAGAAGGTCTAGGAGGTAAGAATTATAAATGGGATAAAGCAGATGGCTATTGGGTTCCTGAAGATAGGAATCTATACAATAGTTACTTCTATAATGCCCATGATGATACATCAGTATTAGATAAGTTTATACTTCATGGAAGGCAGACTTATCAGTATACAGATGGAGGTAGTGCGGCTCACATTAACTTGGAAGAACATCTGTCTAAGGAGCAATACTTGAAGCTTATAGACTTTGCTATTCAGCAAGGAACTAATTACTTCACGTTCAATATTCCTAATAGTAAGTGCGAGGATTGTAAACATATTGTGAAAGCCCCCATTAAGGTATGTCCTAAATGTGGAAGTGAACATATTACTCAATATACCAGAATTATTGGCTATCTAAGACCCATCACTGCTTTTGGTAAGGATAGAAGAATAGAAGCTGAAAGAAGAACATATTCAAAAAATGTATAAAATAGAAGAGTTTGTAGGAACAGCTGCTGAGCTGGAGAAGTTCCTTAATGAAATGCAAGTTATTAAACATTTTAATCTATCTCATATAGTATCTAGACCAGCTAAAACTTTTGTAGGACCTGGATGCTCAGTTGATAGAACCGTTTATACCTTAGTATTTTCTGGGAATGACGAGGAAAAGAAGAGACAAATATATCTTGAATATGCCAAAGAAAACTTATGTAAAGATTGCTTGACTTGTGCAGACTTCGGGTATTATTGTAGAGGAAATAAAGAAAGATGTAATGCGTGGAAATACGATGAAAAAGCACATTATAGAATTGATAAAGTTGTATGAGTAAAGTTTTAATTATTCCAGATGTTCACGGTAGACCATTCTGGAGAAAAGCAAAAGAGAAGATTAATAGTGTGGATAAGGTAGTCTTTTTAGGGGACTACCTCGACCCATATGGTTATGAAGGTATTACTAGAGAGAATGCGATAGAGGAGTTTAAAGAGATTATCCAATTCAAAGTTGATAATCCCGATAAGGTAATACTACTCCTTGGAAATCACGACTGTGCTTATTGCTATGATTTCGGAAGTGCTTCTAGGTATGATTACGCTAATGCAGAGCTAATTAAGGAAATGTTTGAGAATTTCAAGTCTCTATTCCAACTCAAGTACTACTCGGAAGGTATTCTATATACTCATGCTGGAGTTACTAATGATTGGTTAAAGAGCATGGATTTTACTATTACTGACCTAATTACTAAGCCTGAGGACTTTCTAGTTGGCTTCCTATGGGAAGTATCTCGTATGAGAGGAGGGTGGTCTAATACAGGCAGTATGGTATGGAGCGACGTTAGAGAAGGAGATAGAGAGTCTACATATTATCAAATATTTGGACATACTCAATTGGAATCAGAACCCATTATTACTGACAAGTTTGCTTGCTTAGACGTAAGAAGACCTTTTATATTAGATACAGAAACTAAAAAGATTGAAGAGTATGCTTAAATATGTTGATGCCAGAGTAGTCTTTCAGGAAATTCCGGATGAGATTACATTAGCTATAAATATATCTAACTGTCCTTGTCATTGTAAAGGATGTCATAGTCAATACCTAGCCGAAGATATAGGTAAACCATTAATTGAATATCCGCAGGGGTTCTCCGATGATTACATTATTCATCTAGACGAACTAATTACAGATGGTATTTCGTGTATAGCATTTATGGGAGGGGATTCTGATCCTCACCTAGTAAATGTGTTAGCTAGTTTTGTTAAAGATTATTATCCGAATTTAAAAGTGGCATGGTACTCAGGTAGACAAGAACTATCTGAGCACGTGAATATGAAGCATTTCGATTATATCAAGCTAGGTCCATATATTGAAGAAAACGGACCTTTAAATAGTAAGACAACTAATCAAGTTATGCTTCATATAGATAATAGCTGTGGAAAACCCATAGTTAAAGACATAACATCACGTTTTTGGAAATGATTCTTAAGGTTGCATATGATGATAACAGTCAACATCTGGTTGACGAATTAAAAAAGGTTCTTTCTAAATATCCTTTAGTAGAATTACAAACTTACCATGAAGGCTTGTTTAAGGAACGTAAAAACGCCTTCAAGCTTAAGGGAGGTTTTAGCGCTAGACATACTCCATTTGCTGTATTAATTGATAATGATGCAGCTCCAGTAATGGCATTCTACAGTGAAGCTAATACTTGTACCATAGAAGAGATAATGAAAGCATTAAATAATCCTGTAGTGTATGGTAGAATTGAAGGTTAAAGATATTATTGAAAGGAAGAAACTTCTGATAAAAGGACTTGAAGAGAATATCTTCAAGGACTTTACTGAAGAAGAAGAAAATCTCTTGCACTCCAAGCACGGAATGATTAAAGTTAGTCATAGGTCAGGCGCTGGTAAAGTGTACGAAGGGATAACTGGAGCGTTTAAGGTTGGGCTTCCTCTAATTATTGATAGTGAGCCGACTAAGATAATACAGAGAATTACCATGATAGATTGGGACTCTAGTATGTTCCAGGATGCAGATGGAGAGTGGTTTATATTTGAATTTACTCCAATAAGACTCTACGAATTAAGTGTATGATAAGAAAATTTACTAACATCGTTTGTGTATATTACAACGACAAAAATTATATTCCAGCTAAGTATAATTGTCCAGACCTAGAGATTGATGATGTAATTCTCAACCTAACTACAAACAAGGAACAGAATTATGAAAAGATTTCTGAGATTATTGTTGATTATGCCTTTGCTTTGTTCTGTAACAAATCTGATTTAAAAGATTTTTCACAAGACCTTAAGAAGTATAAGAGGCAGAACTGGAAATTGCTCGACTTTAGGGAAATAATTAAAACAACAGAGATAAAACCAAAAGATCAGAAATGAAATATGGAGTTATTTTAGCTAGGTTTCAGCCCATTCACAATGGGCACCTAGCTTTAATTAAAAAAGCTTGTTCAGAGAACGATAAGGTTCTTTTGTTAGTTGGTAGTGCTGATAAAGTAAACAAGCGTAATCCTATTCCTATAAAGGTTAGGATAAAATTACTAGAAACTGCCTTAGAGGACGAAGGTTTACTTAGTAGATGTATCATTCAACCTCTTAATGATTTGACTGATGAGTCTGATAACTCTCAGGATTGGGGATTCTATTTATATGCTAACATAGTTAGTATTATAAAAGAGTCCCATTTTAATATCTACTATAGCGATGGATACGAAATTATTACAACATGGTTTCCAAAGTTTATGCTGAAGGGTTATATATCAATGACTCTCATGGCAAGAGAACAGGTAGAAGAAGGTATATCGGCTACTGTTGTAAGAGATGCCCTAAGATCTAATTTAAGCCTAGAAGGACTAGTTCCTAAGTGTGTTATAGATGCAAGATTTTATTTAACTGAATTTATTTTATTACATGAAAGTACTCATAATTAATAAATCAAGACATCAACTTCCTCAGTATGAAACTCCCTTATCAGCAGGTATGGATATTAGAGGAGACTTTAGTAGAATTAAGTTAGTAGACAATAAGCCTGAGAAATTCTTTTTCGATGCTGATGTTGTAGCTATTAGTAAAATTGAAGATCCAAATGGTCCATTTGTGGTAGACAAGGAAGGAAATCCTACTGATAGAAGAGTTCCCAGTATTCCCGTTGCTTCTACTATTGAAATAAAGCCAGGAGGTAGATGTTTGATTCCGACTGGATTGTTTATAGCTTTACCTAAGGGTTACGAGGCGCAAGTTCGACCACGAAGCGGTCTTGCACTAAAATTGGGGCTTACTGTTCTTAATTCACCTGGAACCATTGACGCCGACTACAGAGGAGAGATTGGAGTTGTATTAGTGAACACTTCCAATGTCCCAGTTAGAATTACTGATGGAGAAAGAATTGCCCAAATAGTTATTGCTAAGCATGAAACTATAGAATGGGAAGTTGTTGAAGAATTACCTTCTACTGAACGAGGAGAAGGAGGATTTGGACATACTGGAGTATGATATGGGTATTAATGGTATTGGGGTTATGTAATTTAGCCCTAATACTTTGTCTCATGCGGAGAGTTGAGGACATTAGTAATCAAATCAAAACTAATTATCACTTTATTGATGATACAAGAGACAAAGTCAAGTATCTAACTTCTCTAATGGATATACGAGTGAATATTCCAGAAGAAATCGAGAAGCAATTTGGTAAGATGAAAAAGGAAATTGTTGTTAAAAATGTATTAAAAGTACCATGACTAAAGGGGAATTGAGGTCTAAAATATTAGAACTCGAAGAAGCTATGAGAGAAGAAGACAGCAAGTCTACCACAGCTAAACTAAGTGATGAATGGGATGAATTAATGAGTAAGTTGGAAGATGTTATCTATGACGAACTCGAAGGTGTTGCAGTTAAAATAGTCACTGAAAGAATTGTTGATAAATACGATGTAGACACTGATATATTAATTGCAGAGTATATGGAAAGTGGAGACCTAGAGGAATCATTTAAGATAGCAGCCGAGGAGTGCGATTGCGGTTGGAAGACAGATATTACAAAAAGAATATTAAAATAATTACTACTATGACTAAAGAAGGATTTGTAAAGCTTATTGAAAACGCCCAGAACTATTCTAAGGAATTGGATAGGTGGTCTGATTTTGGAATTGATTTGTTTGAACTTCCTATATCCGAACTAGGTTGGGGATTTTTAGATACGGTACTTCCGGAATTGCTCTCTGATGAAGGAGTAGACTGGGTTAATTGGTGGTTGTTTGAGAAGCCTGGACTATTCAAAAATAGTCTTCCTAATGAAGCTTATGATGAAGACGGAAATATAATTCCTACTGATACTATAGATGATTTGTGGAACTTAGTTAAGGACTATCAGAAATGACACTAGAAGAACTTAAAAAGAAAGTAGTCACTATTACAGTGCACAAAAATATTGTATTAGGAGAAGATTTACAGGAAGAATGGCTAAAGAAATATATAGAGGAAGAGTTCGTTAGCGATGAAGAGCTTTTGAAAACCTTAATCGAGAATGAATATGACTACAGTGGACTAGATGATGTATTAGACTATGATGATTATAAGGTAACTATTCATGATTAAATATTTGTTAAGCAAAGCCTCAACTGGCAAATTTAGAGTTGTATATTTATCTACTACAGAACAGTGGGATGAAGAAAAAGCTGGATTTGTAATTAATAGAGTTACAGGACAGCTACATGGAAAGATGACAGAGCAACCAGAAATAGTCATTACTAAAGGAAAAGCTGGTAGAACGCATAGAGAACAACTTGAGTTGCAGTTTAAGTCTGAGCTTAAGAAATATTTAGATAAGGGTTACAAGGAGCTAGAGAACGATCCCGAAACTTATAGCGAAACTCAATTGGAAGAATTTTATGGAGACATTAAAACCGACCAGAATGGATTTGCAAAGCACATGCTTGCAAAATCTGCAGATAAAGTTAAGGAATCCTCAATCAATAAGGTTAAGTATTGGTATGCTAGCAGAAAAATTGATGGAGTTAGGTGTTCCTTCTACTATAAGGACGGTGAGATTCTATCTGCTTCCAGAGGTGGGGGAAATTATGACTATTCAACAAGCCATATCCGAAACAATGAGAGATTGCTTGAGTTCTTCAGGAATCATCCCACTTACATTCTTGATGGAGAGTTGTATAGACATGGTAAAAGTCTCCAACAAATCAGTGGAGCAGCTCGTCTTGAGAAAAACGCAGTTGACTGCGACTGGCTTGAATATTATGTTTACGATATAATGATTCCTAGTATGAAGTTCTCTGATAGGCTTGAAATTCTTAAGCAGCTTCAGAAAGAACTTAATCTTGGATTTAATCCAGATAAAGATTGGGAAGAAGGGGAGTTACAATTACAAATAGTCCCGCAGGAAAAGGTCTCTGGGTACGAGAATATTATGAAACTGCACAACCAATATGTTTCAGAAGGTTGGGAAGGAGTAGTATGTAGAAATCCAGATAAAGAGTATGGCTTCGGCAAGCGTACTAATGATATGCTAAAATTTAAATTCTACAAAGATGCAGAGTTTGAAATTACTGGTTTATCAGAAGGTCTTCGGGAAGAAGATATGTGTTTTACGCTAATAACAGAAGATGGTATAGAATTTAAAGCTAAACCAATGGGTTCTAGAGAACTTAAACAACAATATAGGGAAAGACTTAAGGAGCTGATAGGAAAGATGGCTACTGTTAAGTATTTCTATCTGTCTGATGAAGGTACTCCATTGCAACCTGTACTAAAATGTATTCGCGATTATGAGTAAGTACAAATTTGATGTGTCGCTTGTTACATCTGGTCTTAGTGAAGGAGTATTCGAACTGCAGCCTAGTGACTATCTATACTGTGAGGACGAAGATGAGTTATTTGATGAAGTTAACGATACATTGTGTGGTACACTTCGCAAGCATATCAAGTTCTCTAGAGTATACACTTGCGAATCAGACTGGCGTTACCCAAAAGGATTTTTGGAAGAATGGAGGCGATTAAAGAATGAGCGCTGAAGATATAATTATTTTAGTTATCGCTAATATAGTTGGCAACAGCTCAAATAGATTCGGGCAATCACACGAGCTGTATCTTCCAAAGTCTCTAGAGTCAGAAGTACATGATAAGTGGGACAACTGCTATCATCAAGGCAAATACTATATAGCTGGAAATACTTTTAAAATCAATTTTTATGAAGAAGATTAAGTATAGGCAATATTACTACGATGGGAACTTTTCTAACCTAGAGTTAGAAGTTCCCGACGAATGCCGTATCTATGAGATAGGCTTTATGAATATATCTCACAAGATTGAAGAAGGTGAGACTAAAGCTTATGTTTTTCTTTGTCCTTCAGAAATCGAGGATTCTAAACTGCTTTGTAATGTTTATCTATCTTACCTAGACGATGTTTTTATAGAAAACTCAGAAATACCTATACAGAATGTAGAGGAGGCTCCTAGATTTGAAAATGCGTATATGGTAAGATACTACAAAGATGCTGTGGCAGAAAACAAAATATCAGCTATTCTAAGTAAAATAGGAAAGCTCAGTGAAGCTTCTGAACAGGATAGGAGTGACTTACAAGTATTATATAAGGAATCTAAGGGTATATCCGAAATATCTAAGCTTAGACGTATTACTTATAAAGGTATAGAGATAGGTAGTGTGTATTTCAAGAACTGGATAGATGGAACAGAAGTTGCTTCTATGGCTGTTAGTGAATTACCGTATGGACGTATATGGTTTGAGGAGTTCTCTAATTCCAATGATATAGTTGCTAAGTTTAAGGAAGAAGCAGATAAAATCTATAATTCTATAATAAATTATTAATTATGTATTTAAGTATTCGATTAGACGATGACAGTGTTGAACTAATGCAGTCTGACATCGAAGATATGTGGAATTATCTGGAACAGGATACGGAAAATTTTGTGTATCATACAGCCTCGTACATAGAAGGTCTAGAGTTGGAGTATTATGCAGATGAGCTTAGGCCGCTATATGAGACGTTAAAAAACTTCTTTGAAAATGAGTGATGTAGAAAAACGCTACATTTGGCTAGTTAATCATCTAATCTGGAATGGCTCTAAGCAGAAAAACGGGGTTTATTGGGTAAAGATAACCAAAGAGAATGCAGCCCTTCTTGAAGAGAAATATGAAGTGTGCGATACTCGCGCCTTGAAAGGAGGGCTTAAAGTAAATGTTATAAAAATGTGTGATAATTTTATTGTACTTGATACGCGATGAAATACGAAAAATTTGATATTCTAAAGAAAGCTAAATATTCTATCGTTCCGAATAATAGAGAGCTGTATGTAGTTTATGTAGAATGTGACGCAAACGATGGTGATTACATGAGAGATACTATTGAATTTGATAAAGAATCGTTTGAAGAAGACGAACTTCTCCTATTGGTTTTATCATATGTTAGTAAGTATTCCGGAAGATTTTCTGAGAAAGGATGGAACTCTGCAGGATATGGGCACCATGTAGATGAAAACAAAGATTTTCCTTGGTTGTCGGAGTATCTATCTGAAAATGATATTCTGATATTCGCTGGAATGTGTGATATCATGTGCCATAGCGTATCTCAGATACGTATAGAATATTATGACAACGATGGAAGAAAGAATAAGGTAGAGCTTCCTGATGTAGATAATCTTTTTGAAAACAAACAGGAGTTTGTGGATTATTTAAATAGTCTGTACAGACTGTATTATGATGAAATTGAATAATGGAGGGAAGCTCCCAAACAAGTTTAAAATAGCTAATCAAGAAATAACCGTAATCATAGAAGATTCTCTTCCAAATAACGATTACGGTTATTTTTGTGATGCTACTAACACTATTAAATTAGCGAGAACAGTAAAGTCTGAATATGAAGGAAACGTCTCTATGAGTGATGAACAGCTTAGGAATACATTCTATCATGAGCTGTTTCATGTTTTCCAGTTCTATTACAATAATGAATTTAATGAGATTCAGGCTCAAGTATATGCTAACTTTATGTGTGAATTTATAGAAACTACTGAAGAACCATTTTAAAAATATAAGAAATGAAGTTATCAAAAAGTAAGAAAGCCAATGTCAATTATTTGGCAAAGATTGTAGAAATTAAGAATTTTAGACAACACAGTAACCCAGAAGTAACTAGACTTAAGTGCTGCACTATTGATGGATTTAACATCATTACTGGTATTGATTCCCAGCCAGGATTGTATGTTTATTTCCCAACTGCTTGTTGCATTAATCCTGATTTTCTAAGGTATTGCAACTTGTACAGACATAAGGAGTTGAACAACGACCCAGAACAAACTGGTATGTTTGAAGACAATGGTAGAGTCAAAGCTATTAGACTTAAAAATGAACTGTCGGAAGGTTTTATTATGCCCATTATACAGTTCCAAAACTATATAATGTCCGTAACTAATAAAGAGATAGAAATTGAAGTAGGAACTGAATTTGATATTGTAGAACATGAAGGCAAAGAATTTTGGATTAACAAGAAGTACATCCCTAAGAGACAGCAAGGGCAAGGTGGTGCGCCACGTAACAACCAAACGAAGAAGGTCAAAGGAATCAGCAAGGTCATTGATGAACAATTTAGATTCCACTACGACACAACTCTTATTAAGAAATGTCCTAATGTAATTCATCCAAATGATTTAATCAGTATTACTGAGAAAATTCACGGAACTTCTGGTATATCAGCTTATGTGCTTTGTAAACAAGACCTGAACTGGAAACAGAAAATCGCTAAATGGCTTACTGGAGAAGAGTTCAATAAGTATGACTATTTGTATGCTTCTAGAACTGTAATAAAGAATCAGTTCTATAATAAGAATGTTACTCCTGGATTCTACGGGTGTGACGTTTGGGCGGAAGCTGATAAAATAGTTAAACCTTGCTTGTCTAAAGGTATGACTGCATATTATGAAATCGTTGGTTTCTTACCTAATGGTGGCTATATCCAAAAGAATTATGACTATGGCTGTATGCCTCCTAAAGAAGGAGAACAGTATACTCACGAAAAGCACTTTAAAGTGCGAATATATCGTGTAACATTAACTAATGTTGACGGTGTAGTTCACGAATTTAGTGCTAGGGAAGTTCAACAATGGTGTGCTAAGGTAGGTCTTATCCCAGTAGAAGAGTGGTATTATGGTACTGCCAATAGCTTATATCCAGAACTTAACGAAGCTGAGCACTGGAACGAAAATTTCATGGAGAAATTAGCTAACGACGCTAGATTCTATATGGAGCGAACTTCGCCATCTTGCGATAACAAAGTACCTCATGAGGGAATAGTTATTAAGATTGAGAATATGAAATCTGAGGCATTTAAGCTTAAATGTTTTAAATTCCTAGATAAGGAAGGAAAGGAACTTGACAAAGGTGAAACTAATATTGAAGACGAAGCATGATAATAAGTTATAATGTAGAGGTAGTTAAGAACTACGATGTGAATATCCCTAAGTTAATCGACCAAGTGGTGAAAACACTTAAGGAAGATGAAGAGGGAGAAGTTGAAGGCTGGATGATACTTAATGAAGCGGGAGATAACATAGATTATCATCTGCGGAACTTAGGCTTTCCTGACTCTGATTGTCTAACTGACTATGTCATTGATGATATTTTAGACGAAATGGAGAAAGAGCTAGTAAAACAAGGATATGAATGTTAAAGAGTACTTAACTAGTAAAAAGTATGGCAGTTTGCGTTACAAGCTGTCGTACTTTTTTCATAGTAAAATTCCTTTCCTTTCTCCTGGCTGGAACGAGTATCGTAATCCATGGTATCACTGGTGGAAAGCCAGAAAATACTTTAAACGCCCCAAGGCCCACTTTCTATTTAGAAAGAACTTTTGGACATTTGGACTTCCCATAAGAAGAGACTACTATAGTCCGGTGATAGATATAGGATTTCATGCATTAGGATGGAAGGATAAATGGGACAGTCCCAGACACGAATGGGACCCGATGATTTGTATAACATTTTTCAGAACTTGGCATTTATTATGGATATTTAACTGGGCTACTAAACATAAAAAGGATAGTATTACTGGCAGCATGGCTACTTGGGAAGCTATTCTAGACTATACTAGATATGATAAATCTCTAAGCTATGTAGTAGACAATCATATATGGTCGTATGACCGTGATGGTGAAAAGGTTTATATTAGTATAGTACCTAATATGACTAGAGAAGGACTAAATAAATATTCTGATGAATCCAAACACACTGAGAAAGATACAGAGATTGGAGGCTGGTGAATCGTTTATAACAAGCGAGCCAGGAAATTCAATGCTCCCTCTGTATAAGAGCAATGAAAAGCATCTTGTCACTCCTATAAGGTGGCAAGAATGTAATGTTGGAGATGTAGTATTTTGTAAAGTTAGAGGAGCTTGCGTTACTCATAAAGTATACGCGATAGACTCAAACAAAGGATGCCTTATTGGAAATAACAAAGGGCATATGAATGGATGGACTAAAAATGTTTACGGATTAGCTCATAAGATATGAAAATATGTGCAATAAGTGATTTACATGGATTTCTAATTGATTATATAGAGCCATGTGAACTTGTTTTAATATGTGGAGATATTGTTCCTCTTTATATGCAGAGAAACAAGCCACAGTGTGAGAAGTGGTTGAAGACTGTATTTGCAGATTGGATTAAATCATTGCCGTGTAAGAAGGTAGTATTTACAGCTGGAAACCATGATTTTGTTTTTGAAAATAGGGATTTTCTCTGGAATAACTCTGTGATTAAATTTCCTACAGAAGGAAAAGCTGAATTTCTTGATAATTCTCATCTAGACTATCTAAGTGATGAAGGAAAGGTATATAGAATTTATGGAACTCCGGCCTGCCATGAATTTGGTAATTGGGCTTTCATGTATTCTGATGAGAAACTAGAAGAAATCTATTCACATATCCCAGGAAATTGCGATATATTGATTAGTCATGATGCTCCCGCATTAAATGATTGTGGTATGATTCCGCCTGGTAGGTGGAGTTCTACTCCTATAAATGCAGGAAATGAGGTCTTGGCTAAGGCTATTATAGATAAGAAACCAAAGTATGCTTTTTGTGGACATATCCACGAAGGAAATCATTGGCTACTAGATGCAGGTGAGACAAAGACCGCCAATGTATCTATTCTCGATGACTCTTACGATATTAATTATGAACCTTTATATTTGGATATTTAATACTATTCTGGTCTATATATTTGGAGGATTAGTATTGTCATTAGTAACAGTTGGAATTTATGAGATAATACAGGAAGAAAAGGACTTCCTTGAAACCTACGGGTCTAGATTCATTTGTAAATATTAAAAATTAATCAAATGGAACAAGCTGTATTTCAAAGAATGTTGGGAGAATTTAACGAAGTTAATGAACGTGCTGTTAAGCTCAGAGATTTTATCCTAGGGGATAAGTTCAAGGAGGTTGACAACCTTAATAAAGACTTACTAGTCGCCCAACTAAAAGCAATGGAAGCATATATATCAGTACTATCTATTCGTATTGGTCTTAATGCTCCTAAAGATGAAATTTCAGAAGCCCAGGTTGTAAAAGAAGGTGAGTAAAAAAATCATTTTCACAGACCGTTCTGACCCACTGTTGACGAGTTATCTCAGGGATATATCTAAATATAAGATCTTAGATAGTACTGAGGTAACTCGTCTCATTTGTGAGGCTCAAAAAGGAGATGATGTTGCTAGAGAACAAGTCATAAAATCAAATCTTAGGTTTGTTGTGACTATCGCCAAGCAATTTCAGAATAGAGGTATCCCTTTAATGGATTTAATCTCTAGTGGAAATGAAGGATTAATGAAAGCTATTGATAAGTTTGACCCAGAGAGAGGAGTGACATTCTTGTCATATGCTGTATGGTGGATTAGACAAAGTATCTATAATTCTATATATTGGCAAGCACGAGAAATTCGTCTTCCAATGTCTCAGCAATTATTGGTAATAAGTATACTCGATGCAACTAATAAATTCTTGCAATCGCATGATAGAAATCCAAGTTCCGAAGAAATATCAGAAATGACTGATATTCCTAGGGAGCAAATTGACTATCTAGCACAGTTTTCTAATAAGTTAGTTTCTGTGGACGATTTCATAGGAGGAGATGAAGAAAACAGTCAAGTCTGTGATATTATTCCAGATGGTGAAGACCCCCTTGATGAACAAGTAAATAAAAGCTATGTAACTAAAGAGCTAGAGAATCTACTTTCCAAATTAACAATTAGAGAGCATGATTTAATCTGTATGTTATTTGGTATAGGAATGGCTCCAGTCAATCCTAAAATTATAGCTGATATGTACGGTGTTGGAGGAGAAAGAATAAGACAGATGAAAGAGGGAGCTTTAGCTAAATTAAGACGTAGATTTTCTAATCAACTTAAAAATTTAATGTAATGAAATTCGGAGAAATATTGTCTAAGTTACAAGAGGGAAAAGTAGTAAGAAGGAAAGTATTTCAGAGCAATCTGGTGATATTTATGCAGATACCTGCAATGATTTCTGGAGATGGAATACCTGCTATGCGTTCTATCCCTGATGATATGAAAGCTCTTATGTGTAGTTACGATGTAGGTATTATATACCATGACCAGTTTATCATGTATGACTTTTCTGATAGGACTTGTACTTACTATCCTTTTGATGGTGAAGATATAAACGCAGATGATTGGGAAGTAGTTGATCCTTTAACTTATGACCCATATGACGACTTTAGATAACTATCCAATGGGTGCAGCTAATGACCCTAGAGCACCTTACAATGAACCACTACCTACTAAGGTTAAGGTAGAAGTAGGAGTTGAATTAGGGTTATTCGTAGATGTAGAAGTAATAGATGAAGATGATATTAAAGGTGCAGTTGAAGAAGCTATTTATAATAGGTTCAAATCCAAAGATGTTGAAATAAATAACATCGAAATCTATCAACATGATTTATTTAGTAAGTCGGAATAAAACTTTATTTGGGTCTACAAAATACAAAGAAGTAAGTTTCGAGGAGGCAATGAAAATATTGTTGCCTCTTTCTTTAGTTCAATTTGATACTGAAACTAAGGGATTAGATGCGCATACTAAGGAGTTACTAACTGTGCAACTAGGTTGCAAAGAAAATCAAGTTGTCTTTGACTGGACAACTATGTCAGCAGAAGAGAAAGCTGAGATAAAGAATTATTTTGAGTCTGATAGAGTATTTCTTGGATGGAATTTAATGTTTGACTTAGGGTTTTTATATGTGCAGGATATTTGGCCAAATTATATCTGGGATGGTATGATTGCCGAGAAATTACTTTGGTTAGGCTATCCAGCTAATATAAGAGAAATGAGTTTGAAAGCAGCTGCATGGAATTATCTAAACTATGACTTAGATAAATCTGTTCGAGGTAAGATTATAAATGATGGTCTTACTGAAGATGTAGTAGTCTATGCTGCAGGAGACGTAATGTGGCTAGAAGACATTAAAGAAAAACAAGAAATAGAGCTTGCTAAGCAAGAATTAAATCTTGCTATGAAACTTGAGTGTGAGTTTATCAAGAGTCTTGCTTATTTCAAGCATTGCGGCGTTCATCTAGATGTCGTAAAATGGAGAAATAAGATGGCTAAAGACCTTGTTAAGCTGAAGGATGCTGAGCAAGAACTAAACGATTGGGTAGTTCAATGGGATTCTGAAAAGAGACATGAGCATGATGGATGGGATATTAAATACCCAGAACTGGAATTTTATAATCTTATGGAAATAGAGGATGAAGTAGCTAGACTACTAAAAGAGAAATATGTCCGATGCCCTCAGGAAGACCTTGAAACACCAGACGGAAAGGTTAAAGCTTATAGAAAAAGAGTAATAAGTCAATTTACTAAGGTAGATAATCAAGGTGATTTATTTAATGGCTTTGATACCAAGCCTAAGTGTACAATTAACTGGAGTAGCTCTCAACAAGTTATTAAATTATTTGAATTACTAGGAATTAAAGTCAAGACATTTGATAAGCAAACTAAGAAGGAAAAGAAATCTGTTGAAGCTAAGCTTCTAGCTCCACAGGCTAAAGATTTCCCGATTATTCCTATCTATCTAAAATATCAGGAAGCTGCAAAAGTGGTTTCTACTTATGGGGAAAACTGGTTGAAGGCAATTAACCCTAAGACTGGAAGAATCCATGTAGATTTTCACTCACTAGGAGCTGATACAGCTAGAGTAAGTTCTGGAGGAGGAGTATATAAACTTAATCTACAGAATTTACCTCATGACAAGGAAACTAGAGCATGTTTTACTGCAGAGAAAGGTAATAAGTGGATTTCTGCGGATTATCAGTCTCAAGAAAGTAGAATCATTGCTTCTGTATCTAAGGACGAGGCTATGATTGAACTATTTGAACATGGCTGTGGGGATGTTCATAGTCTAGTAGCTAAAATGTCTTATCCGAATATTATCCCTAGAGACTGCCCTATAGAGGATATAGCTAAATTATATCATGCCCAAAGACAGGATGCTAAAGGTATTGAATTTGCCATCAATTATGGAGGCGATGCAAATACTATAGCTAATAACAAGGGGCTACCGTTGTCAGAAGCTCAAGAAATCTATGATAACTTTATGAAGGGTTTCCCTGGAGTAAAACAGTATCAAGATTATTGTAGAATGGCGGTAATGAGGGATGGTTATATTTTGTTAAATCCCATAACTAAGCATAGAGCACATATATATGATATTGATGACCTCTGGCGGATTTCTAAGAAGTTCAATGACCCAGAGTTCTGGAATTATTACAGAGAAATGAAGAGAGATTCTCCTGGCTGTGATACCGTCCAAGACGTTAAGAGATATTTTCAGAGAAAAGCAGCATCTGAAAAGCAGTCTATCAATTATCGTATTCAGAACAGGGGAGCAATGTGTTTTAAACTTTCCTCTATTAAACTATTTAATTGGATTAAGGAGCATAAGCTTCTTAACATTGTTAAGATGTGTGTTCCAGTCCATGACGAGTTTAATCTAGAATGCCCAGAATCTATTGCCGATGAAGTATCTAAGGTATTAGTTAAATGTATGATAGATGGAGGGAAACCATTCTGTCCTAATGTATTTTTAGGTGCAGATGTTACTGTATCAGATCATTGGATTCATTAACGAATAAGGGGCTATAGTAGTGATGCCAAACCTGAGCCCCCTTGGCCTACTAACAGTGCCTACAGTCCAAGGTGTAATGCTGAGAGCGCAGTTAGGGCATCATTTTTAATTAAATATAGTAGTGTATGAAAAAATTATTTGGTTTATTGTTAATAGCAATTATTGCTTTAAGTTCTTGTGCAGACAGCAAGACCTTTGAGAGAGCTGATGGAACTAAGTTTGTAGCTGAACCTTACGGTTGGGCAAACTATCAAACTAAGAAAATTGAGGGAGTAACCTATGAAGCGTGTATTGGCAACATTGTTTGGGATGTTATTGCTGTAGAAACTGTAGTCATTCCAGTATGGTTAACTGGATGGGAGTTATACGAACCAGTATCCTACACAGAACCTAGTACTAAATAATCATGGATACTTATACACCAGTAAGAGCTATGATTATCTGTGCTAATGGCACTGGAGATTATATAAAGAAGGAGGATGCTATTAAGGTTCTACAGAATATACTCGGAGAAAATTCCTCCAAAATAATAGAAGCCTTTTTAAAGGAATTTAGTTAACTAAAATAATAGAAAAATTATGAGCAGTTACTTAACTATATATGGTGTTCCTAAAAATGAAGGTAAACCTATAGACATTGTTAGCTTCAGTCGGTCCCACTGTATATATAGCGCAATTTGCGATGAAGTTAATGTGGCATGGGCTGGAGAAAGTGAAGTATATACCAACTTGAATACTTCAGACTTAGATGGAGTTATTCATAGTATTGAAGAGGATATAAAGTCTTCTACTGAGAGATTAACTCTATATGAAAAATATGCTGCCAATAATCCAGATTATATTGAGGAGATTATACTCTTAAAGGAGTATCTAGAGGAGCTTACTACTAGTAAAAATTATTGTGAGTTTCTACGGTATATCATATCGTGGACATCTTTAGGCTTTTCTGACTTTAGTCAAATTTGTTGTAACGTAGGTTGACATGAAATTTAAATTAGAATTTACATTTGATATCTCCGATAGCTCGTTATTGATAGACGCTAACGATGGCAGATCTGAAGAATATACTAGTTTAGAAGATGTACCAGAAGATACTCTAATGGACGTGGTATATAATTATCTAGATGGAGTTATAGAAGGTATAACTTACGACCAAATAACTGTTAAGAAATTATGAAAAGGTTTTTAATTCATGTTTCTACACATTGGTGTGGGGAAGAGGATACATTTAGAGCAGTTGCTGAATCTGAGTCGGACTTGTGGGATTTAGCGGAGCAATTAGCTTATGACAACTTCTATTCTTATGGTCATGACCAGGACATAGCTGAGGAAGAAGGCTATGACCCAGACGAAATGGAAGAAGGCGACTGGGATGAATTATGGAGTAGAGTAGATGAAAATGCTTACTATAGTTCTTCTATAGAAGAATGTGAGGACGATGAAGAATGGAATGAATATAGCGGAGAAATCTATGGAGAAGACCAAATTTTACAATAGGGAGGATTTGAAGGCTAAAGATGTAGTACGCCTTATTGGAATATGGGAGGGAGAGGCTGGAGAGTCTTTTACTGACTATTGTGACTTCTCACGAGAGGCTGATAAAAACTTCTTACTATTCTTAGCAGAGAAGTATCCAATACTTTACGATTATCATTGTAAGGTTGCAGGCAATGACTGGCTAGACCATTGTATTCAGTATGTAGTTGACCACTGTGGAGAGTACCTTACCCAGTGGGTTCCTGCTGAAGAGTATCATCTTTCCTGGCAGTTAGAAGAGATGGCAATATATCCTCTTGCTGATTTTATCCTAAAGGACGATGGAGCATGGGAGGACTTTGTAGACTTCTTCACAAGTGAAAAAGAAACTGCAAGTGGAACTCCCTATATTGACTGCTACGATATTAGAGAATTATTTGAAAATGGAGATGTTTAAGTTTTACGAAGTAGGAGGTAAGGTACGGGATGAACTTCTCGGCCTTACTAACAAAGATGTTGATTATGTGGCAGTTCCATGTGAGGAAGCTTTAAAGGAAAACTTGACTACTTGTGATATGTTTCAGTTATTATGGGAACATTTAATAGCAGAAAAGTTTGAAATCTTCTTAGTAACTCCAGACTGTTATACAATCCGAGCTAGGTTTCCGGAGGGTTACAAGTATCAAGGGGTAGCTGATTTTGTAATGGCTCGTAAGGAGGTGGGGTACATTCCAGGTACTAGAACTCCAATAGTTGAGCCAGGAAATCTCTATGATGATTTATTACGTAGGGATTTTACTGTTAATGCTTTAGCTAAAGACCCTGATACTGGAGAAATTATTGATTATTTTGGAGGTCTTAAAGATATTAAGGAGAAACTTCTTAGGACTCCATTACCTCCCATTGTAACCTTTGATGATGACCCTTTAAGGATTCTCAGAGGCATAAGATTTTCTATTACCAAGGGACTACGGGTATCTGAAGATATGTGGCAGGCTATGAAGGCTTATGACTATTTAGACAAAATGCCAGTAGTATCTGAGGAGAGAATAAGGGAAGAACTGACAAAGTGCTTTAAGTGTAACTCATCTTTAACTCTAGGGTGGTTATCTGAACTCACTGATTTAAGAGATTACATTTTTAAGAATACTAATTTATGGCTTAAGCCAACTAGTGAAAAATAAATGTACAATATTATAACAGAACGTAATCTAAGAGAGGCTTTAGAATCAATTCCAGCACAATATACTGTAGATATGGAAAAGATAAAGCAGGTTAGATATAGTACAGGTAGAGGAATGTATATCTGTAAGATGTTGGCCGAGAGGAAAGAAAGTGTGGAAGAGGCAGTTAAATTGTATCACGATATAATGAAAGTAATTGTTAATGGTTGATTCAGAAAATTTATGTAGAAGAGCTATGGAAATCTATGGGTTTCCGGCTCAAGCCGCTATGGTAGTAGAAGAATGTAGCGAGTTAACTAATGCTATATGTAAGTTTAGAAGAGGTAGAGTTGGAGAGGATGATATTATAACTGAAATTGCTGATGTTATGATTATGTGCGAGCAGCTTTCTAATTATTTTGGAAAGGAAAAAGTTGAACTGGAAAAAGAAAGAAAGCTAGAAAGATTAAAAGAACGTTTATCAAAATATACTGATTAAATGAAAGAGAGAAAACTTATTATTTGTAGGGGTATTCAAGGAAGTGGTAAATCAACTTGGGCCAAACAATGGTGTCATGAAAGCCCAGAACATCGTGTGAGATTCAATAATGATGACATTCGCAATATGTTAGGCGATTATTGGGTTCCAAGTAGAGAAAAGTTAGTAACAGAGGCTAAAGCTAATATGATTACATTTGCTCTTATTAAGGGTTACGATGTAGTAGTTGATAATATGAACCTAAATCCTAAGGAGGATGCATGGATTCGTACTTTATGTGAGAATATAGAGAAGGATACTGGAATTCATGTGAATATAGAGTATAAAGACTTCTGGACTCCAGTTGAAGAATGTATTCTAAGAGATGCTGCTCGTCCTAATCCTATTGGAGAGAAGATTATCAAAGAAACTTGGAGACGTTACAGAAACTTTATCATTAGTTCCGATATTAAGGAAATGCTTAAGAATAAGGCTGAACACGTTGATGGAGGAAGACCAGTGATATTAGTAGATATGGATGCCACTCTTTGCCTAAATACTTCTGGAAGACCGTTCTATGGAGAAAATAGTGCCAATGGTATGCTAGAGGATACTCCAGTAGAAGAGATTTGTCGTCTAGTAAGACAAATGGGAGAACATTGCTTAGTTTTCATAGTTACTGGTAGAGAAGGAACTGCTGAGGTTGTAGATGCTACAAAGGAATGGTTAAAGAAGAATGAGATTCCGTCTGATGCTATGTTCTTTAGACCAGTAGGAGACTATAGTCCAGGTCCAGACTGTAAGAGAAGAATCTACGAGGAAAATATCAAGGGAAAGTATAACGTACAATTTGTCCTTGATGATAGTTCTAAGTGTGTAAAGATGTGGAGAGAACAGGGACTTATATGTCTACAACCTAACGAAGGAAAGTTCTAATATGAAACTTCTACAAAGGTTAAAGAATCTATTTCTTCCAGAAGGCAAGATCTCCGATGGATTTCATAGCTTTGACGAACTTTATCATTATAGAATGCTGTATAATGCAGCATTCTTTAACAGTTTAGAAGGTAAATATGAAGTCCACAAATCTTATAGACACTCAGATGGAGAGCTATGCTTTGGAGGAGGATGGTTCATAGTTATGGCTTATCTTCCTACTGGTCAAGTAAGTAATCATTACAGAATAGAGGATTGGAATCTGTTTAATATTCCTGAAAGATGGAAAGCAGATGAATGGGATGGTCATACTCCAGTTGAAGCAGCTAATAGATTATATAGGTTTTGTTTACACTATAATGAATATTATCCTATATGGGAATGTTAGTAGGACAATTAATTAAAATATTGGAGCAATTTGACCAAGACAGAGAGGTTATGATACACACCTTAAGCGGAGAGACTGTAGAGGTTAGAGGCTACTTTGTGCAAAAGGATATAGATGATAATTCGTTTTATATAACTGATTTGGACGTAGTTCCTAGGTGATATGAATATAAAAGAAGCTATTGAACATTGTTGGGACAGAAAAGACTACCCAGAAGTATTTAGAGATGATGCAGGATTGGATATTTCTATTCCTGGATTCATCACTAGAGGTTCTTGGATTAGAAATAATTCTCCAAGAACTGTTACACTAGATGTAACTACTTATCGTGGAGTAAGTTGGAATGCAGTTCATTATTATGGTAATATTATCATTGATGGAGTAAGTTTCAGTCCAGAGGACAGCCCAAATACTTACACTATGTGTACGGAAACATATGAGGCTGAAGAGAAAAATCCTCTAGCTGCTGGATTCTATAGAATAGAATTAGTAAGGCCTGTTACTTCCGAGGAAATTGAAAAAGATAGTTCACGATGGAACGGATATAAGGTTGGTGATAAGACTAACGCTTTCTATTCTCCTGAAGATGTAATAGCCATAGCTAAGGAAGTATGTAAAGCCAGATTCCTCGGCAACTGGAAACTTAAGATTGTTGACTATAGTGGAAAAGACCTGGATTCTGAAATTTTAATCAGTGAGCTATGACAAAATTTAAACTATATGAGGATATATTGTCCCGCTCTTGGAACAGGTACTTCTATGATGTAGAAGCTAATACTATAGAGGAGGCGGTTGAGAAAGTTAGGTATGAAGAGGTTGATTGTTATGATTCCGAACAAATCTATGAAGTTATTGATGAGTTAGATCCAGTAGATAATAATGGAAGTCCTACTAGAGAGATTTATAATGATAAGGATGAACTTATGTGGCATAATGCCGAACTAGTTAATAGGGGAGAAATTATTACTCAGGGTATAAGAAGTATTTCCGAGAATTTATCACTAATTATGGAAGGTGAACCAGAATCGTTTAGAGGTGGAGATATAGCATTTTCTACAGCAAGAAGAGTGATGGAAATGCTAGGTTGGAAATGTTCTTATGCTGGAAAAGCGACTCTAGGACAAGATGCATACTATTGTATAATTTGTACAAAACCAGATAAAGATTTTAAATATAAGATTTTTGGAAATGCCTACGAAGGAAGTATAAGTATATCTAAAGAAAAGCTATGAAAGATGAATTAGGAGATAGAATGAAATCTTATTATGAGAATCGTTCTAAAACATTTTTAGCTAGACGCACACCAGTTATTATAAGACTGGATGGAAAAGCATTTCACACATTCACAAGAGGTTTTAATAAACCCTTTGATGAGGCTATGTGTAATGCTATGCAGGAAACAATGAAGTACTTATGTGAGAATATTCAGGGATGTGTTTTAGGATACACACAGTCTGATGAAATTACTTTAGTACTTATCGACTATCAGAAACTTACTACTGACGCCTGGTTTGATTATAATGTTCAGAAGATATGTAGTGTGGCAGCATCTATGGCAACTCTTATTTTTAACAGAAGATTTCAAGAGCAAATCGTAGAGCTTTCTTATAATGGAAAGTTAGACGATGATGAGTTAACTAGCTCATATAAGCGTTCTCTTAAGACTGGAGCAATGTTTGATGCCAGATGCTTTAACATTCCAAAAGAGGAAGTAACTAATTGTATCCTATGGAGACAGCAGGATGCTACGAGGAACAGCATTTCTTCAGCTGGGCAGGCACATTTCTCTCACAAACAGTTGGAAGGTCTAAACTCTAATCAAATTCAAGAGTTACTATTTCAGGAGAAAGGAATTAACTGGAATGATTATCCTACTAAGTTTAAAAGAGGAAGCTGCTGTATAAAGAAATATCATCAGACTATGAATCAAACTTTAAGAAGTTATTGGTTTATTGATAATGAGATTCCAATCTTTAAAGGAGAGGATAGAGAATATATTGAAAAACTTATAGCATGAGTAGAACTTACAAGGAGCATCATCCTACCGCACACAATCCGAAGAATAGAATCCCTACTCCATACCTTGATAAAGAGGGAAAGGTAGAACGTAGAAGAAAAAGAAGAGCTTATGGTTCTCAAGGATGGAAAGGATGGGGAGGTGAAATCTATTTCAAAAAATACGGAGAAATAATGATGGATGTGGTAGATAAGAAAAAAGCAAGGCGTGAGGCTAAAAAACATATAGAAAATGAATTACAGGATCAATTATAATGTAGTCTTGTATAGTGAGACACTCTATGATAAAGAGATTATAGTTAAAAATAAAAGCAATGAGTTGATAGCTAAATGCTCACTTGAAGATTACCTTAAAAGGAAGCATGGAGATTCATTCAGACAGCTTATTATAACTAGATGTGTTCCTGACTACTTCGGAGGTGCTAATATATTTAACGACTTATTTTATGGTAGACAATTTTGAATATTTAGCTAATCTATTTGATGGATTAGTAGATAAAGATGATTTTTATTTCGTTCAAATAATTCAAAGAAAGAAGGATGGGGTAGAACTCCCATCCTATACATCTGGTGCTAGAACTATTAGAAGTTTCTACTTTTTTACAAAGGAAGAATTTCTGAGACAAGAGTCATATATAAAGGACTTGTGTAATAGTAATAATGCTAGAGCTTACTTTTGGATTAATCCTCGAAATACTCTTGATATAGCTTGCGAGTCTATTAAACAATTTGCAGACTTGATTAAGAATGGAAATACTAGGCAGGGCATAGCTGTATATGACAGGGCTACTGGTGCCAGTAGAAGTTCTAATTATAAAAAGTTGTGGATTGTTGATATAGATTCTAAAGACGACGAATATAGGAATAGGATAATATCTCTAATTAATGAATGTAGAGGAGCAGAGGGAGATAGGATTAAGCATATAATTCCCACTGTTAATGGTTATCACCTTATATCTAATGGATTTGATAGACAACAATTTTCTCAGAAGTTGGCATTATATCAACTAGACCAGATTGATATACACGATAATAATCCTACCCTATTATATTATAAAACTTTATGTTAGAATTTATCGTAATTCTCATACTAATTATAACTAGCCCAATCTGGATAGCTATTATAGCCGCAGGATTGTGTTTCTTTACATTGACGCTATATTATATCACCGCTATGATATGTATGGCGCTTATAATTATATTAAGTAAAATTTTTAATAAACTAAGAAGATGAAAACCTATACGTATTATATAGAATTTAAGAAAAGATGTGCAGAAACAGTTACTATAGAAGCTCCAAGTGAGGAGGAAGCTAGAAAGTCTCTAAATGAGACCTTTAGAAATCTCACTCTGGTAGAGCTTATTTCGGAGGAATAAAATGAAAAGATTTATATATCATATAGAACATACTTATGGGGATGATCAAAATGTTTGGACTACTGCTGAAGATGAATATGAAGCAGAACAAAATATAAGACATGATTATCATTCAATAAAAAGTTTAACATTAAGAAAGGTAGAGGATATGTATTTAGAAAATGGTGACGAAGTAATAGAGGCTGATAATGGAAAGTTAATTCTAGCTAATAGTGGAGCTTATTGCGACGAAAATGGAAATCCGACTGGTGGTTGTATTGACTATGAAGATACTGATGTATATGTAACAAAGACTGGCAGTGTTTATCATACTAGTAAGGATTGTCCTTCTTTGAAGGCCCGCAATCCTGAAGTTAAGAAAATATCTTTATCAGATGCTCGTAAACAAGGATATAAAGCTTGCAAGAGATGTCGAAAGAACTAGAGGTCTCTTTAGTAAACTACCTATGCCCAGTTTGTGGGAATATAGCAGAGGAGGGAATCATAATGAATTCCCTTCTTTCTGAAGAAGCTGCAAAAGAGGTAAAGAGTCTACATGGAAAAACTGTAGGTTATTCTGATCATGCTTGCAAGGAATGTGCAAAGTATAAGGATGAAGCCTTATTCATAATAGGCATCGACGCAGAAAAATCTGAGAAAGAACCTTGGAGAACTGGAGATATTACAGGAATTAATAAAGATTGTCCTTTAGCATTACACATAAAGCCGAATACCAGGACATTAAAGGACGGAACAACGTATTGCTTCATGGATAAAGCATTAGGTATAGAACTAGGACTATGGAAATGAAGTTAATTAGAAAAGACGAGTTAGCAGAGTTATTAAGGGATAGATGGAAGTTGCGTTGTCTAGAAATGGCAGGTGTTGATAATTGGACATGGTATGACCAGGCAATGAGTGACTATGAAGCAGATGAATACACTAATGATGAACTAACAAAGGATTACAATGAAGCTAATTAAACCATATTTTGAAATCTTAGAACAGAAACCTAGAAACATAATCATTCCATCTGATATGGAAATAGGACCTAAAATGGCTAGGCAAGAGCTTATTGACACTGTATATAGACAGATTGAAATAGCTGGAAGAACCTGTTACAAATCAGAGGACAAGATTACTCTAGATTCTGCTGCAAAATTTGTTGAGAGAATGGTAAAGTCTGGACATGGAGCTATGTTAGAGCATGGTACCGTATATCTATTTCTAACGATGTCTTCTAGACAACAGTATTTTAAGTATTGCAGCAATCCTTATTCTGTAGCTAATAGTACTGGAGAAGCCGAAAAGGGAACTTGGAACGGATTTGTTACTACTAATTATAGAGTATTAGTAGAAAATGGTTGGCTTGAGGATTTGGAATATATCTGTAATCCTGGTAAGGAACATGAGAAAAGAATTACGGTTCGATTTGTATGTGATAGAGGAGTAAGCCACGAATTTGTAAGGCATAGAGTGTTTAGTTTTGCTCAGGAGAGTACCCGTTATTGCAATTATTCCAAGGACAAATTTGGTAATGAGCTTACCTTTATTATTCCATGTTGGGCAGACAGCCTAGCTCTCCAAGAAGTTAAAGGAACTATCATTAATCATGATGAGTATGGAAATTTAATTGGAGAATACTACTATCATTTAACTGGAAAAGGGAACCCCTGGTTTAAACCTTGGGAGATTACTCCAGAAAGGAATTTTATAGCTAATTTACAAATATCCGAACAATTATATTTGGAATTACTAAATCAGGGTTGGAAACCTCAGCAAGCAAGAGCTGTACTACCTAATAGTCTTAAGACTGAATTAATTATGACTGGTACTCTTACACAGTGGGACGGATTCTTTAAATTGCGTGATGCAGAAAGTGCACATCCACAGGCTAGAGAATTGGCAGAACCTCTACATGCAGAATTTAGAAAAAAGGGATGGTGTGAATGAAAGCTAGTGAATATTTTGGAGATTGGATGGGAGTAATTGATACACAGGAACTATATAGGGTAGTCTCATGGATAGGAAAGCTGGACAAGACTACCCTGTGTCCTGCTTCTCAAAACATATTTAGAGCGTTTCAAGCGTGTCCTCTTAAAGATTGTAAAGTTGTATTTTTAGGACAAGACCCGTACCCACAACAAGGTGTGGCTACTGGAATATTGTTTGGCAACTCAAAGGACACCCCAGAAGATAAACTATCGCCTTCATTACAGATAGTTAAAGAAGCTGCAATAAATTACGAAATTCCACACAATAGGATAGAATTTGATAATACTCTAGAATCATGGGCAACGCAAGGTATTTTAATGATTAACACTGCTTTCACTTGTGAAATTGGTAGAGTTGGCTCACACTTTGATATGTGGAGATCCTTTACTGCCAAATTAATTCACAATCTAAGTTCTAGAGATGGAGGTATAATATATGTCTTATTTGGTAATCAAGCATCATCATTTAAGAAATATATTGTAAATAGTCCCAAAATTATAGAAGTGTATCATCCTGCCTATTTTGCTAGACAGAATAAAAAGATGCCTTATAGTGTGTTTACTGAAATAAATCAGGAATTACAGAAACTATATGGGCAAAAGATTGAGTTTTATAAAGAAACAGAATATGGAACTTGTTAATTATGAAGTATAATATTGGATTTACGCTTGGAGACCCAGGAGGGGACGGTCATGCCTGTACAACAGAGTATCATATAGTTGCTAATCATTCAGTAGATGAAATATCTGAGGCTTATAAGAAAACTACTGAACTCTTGGGTTTTGATTTCGTTAAGGAAGTTGGAGTAGAATTTCAGTCAGACCCGTGGATACCAGAAAAGTTTACTAAAAAGTTGTTAGAACTAGAAATAATAGACAAGGAATATGTAATAGAATCTGATTCTGAATATGGCACACCGGCTGGATGTTATGAGTTTGAATGTGCGGAAGATGAGTTTGTAGATATATACTTTGCTATAGCAAAATATTTTCTTCCAGACTTGACGTGGAGAGCTAGAAACTTAGAAGAAGAGATTCTATGGGATCTAGAGGGTGCAGCCTATGGCTTTACGTATCATGGAGAATAAAAGGATACCTAGAAAAATAAAGAAAGCTCTTAAGTATGCTTTCCTACATCCAAGGGTATGTGGAAGGCTTATAAGATATGGAGCTGTATATACTATAGGAAGAAACTCTAAGTGGACTCGTAAGGCCGCCAAAATAAAACGGCAAAGGGATTATGCAGAAATGATACACAATATAACAGAACAACTAAAGGATATTTATGCAATTAATCCAAAGAAAGACTATTCTGAAATAGATTCAAGCTTTTACGAATGGGAAGTAATAACTAATTTTAAATAAATAAAACATTATGAATTTTTCAAATATTTTTGGTAGCAAGAAAGTAAAATCATTTGCAGAACAATTGGCAGAAGTAAAGAACGTCTTTAGAACATCCTATGACCAAGCTATAGCTTTAAACTCGGCTATTGCTGAAGATATAAAGGTTAAGCAAAACGAGATTGCTTCTATTCAAACTCAAATTGAGTTTAATCAGCAGGTTGCTGATGATAACAGTAAGTATATATCTAAACTTAAAGACTTAATTTCGTAATTATATGAGTGAAAAGAAATATAAATTTGACCCAGAACATACGTTTTTTACATCAGACACGCATTTTGGTCATGCAAATATTATAAGGTTTTGTAAACGTCCATTCGAAAATGTCGAGGAAATGAACGAAGTCTTGATAGAAAATTGGAATAAAGTGGTCTCTGACGATGATACGGTCTTCCATTTGGGAGATTTTGCCTTTGGTGGAAGTAGTGTATGGAATAGCATCATCCCTCGTCTAAATGGTCATATAAACCTCATTATAGGCAATCATGACAGAAAGAATCTTAGACAGGGATATATGTTATATTTTGATATGGTAGTACCTCAGCTGCAGATAGAAATTGAGGATAATTCTATCTACTTAAACCATTATCCATTTCTGTGTTATGGAGGGTCATATAGAGGAGTATGGCAACTGTTTGGCCATGTTCACTCCGGACCACAAGCTGATGGTTTGGATATTTCTAGACTTAGGGTATTATTACCGACTCAGTATGATGTCGGAGTTGATAATAATAATTTTACCCCAATATCATATAGGGAAGTTAAAGAAAAAATAGAATCTCAGAAGAATGAAAGTTTGGATAGGACTGTCTCCAGATGATGTTCAAGGGATGGAATTTGATTTGACTCCATTAGAACTTAGAGATTTAATAGGAAAACCTAACTGGGTTCCTACTAAATTTCTAGGTTGGAGAACCTGGAAGACTTCTGTATATTTTAAAATAATTATTTGATATGGAAATTCATGAAAGAAAAGCTGTAAGCGACGAATTAAAAAAGTATGACCATCTGGCGAAGGATTCAGACTTTATAGAAGTAACAGAATGGGCAAATGGAGAAGGTTGGGATATTTGTTTAAATGACAAACTGATATCCTTAACATATGGACAGTTAGAAGCAATCAAGTATTTGGTTAAGACTTTGGATTATAATAGGTAATAAATTAATTATGAAAATAGAATATACTGACGGATGTATTTGCACATCCCTTACCGTTGATGGAAAAGAGACTGCATACATGACTCCGGAAGAGATAAAAGTATCTATACGAGCCATGCTAGATAGGGAAACCGATATAGCTACTCTTCAGGATGTATGGATGTCTCTTATTGAGCATCTAGGAGAATATAAAGACTTAGGACATTGTGAATGTTGTGGAGATTGGATTTCTAATTATACTCTAGAAATATGAGTTGTGTTGAATTACATACAGGAACTTTAACTAAAATTAATACAAAAGGACTTACAGTAGAAGAATATTGTGAGTATCTTTGTAAGAAATATGGTTATGAGATTGCTTATGAAGGAGATACATATGCTGAAACCTTAATGGATGTGGATGATACTTATAAAGTGTTAAACGGAGAACTGTATAAATGTGATGATACTCAATATCCAGAAGACACTTCCTATTTGGTTGACGTTAGAAGTAATGGAGATGGAACTTACAAGTACATTGTCCAATTTTACAATGGAGGCACTTGGTTAAATGAAGTTTTAGAAGAAGGATTAAATAATTTAAAATGATAAATATAAACGAATGTATAGCTAAAGCAATGAAGTCTAAAAATCAAGTAGAACTTCGTGCATATAAGAATCTGAAGGCAGAAATTCAGATTCTACAAACTGCTAAAAATGCTAAACCTTATGATGAAGCAGCTGAGATACAGCTTATTTCTAAAATGTGTAAGAAATTAGAGGACAGTATTTCTAGCTTTATAGAGGCTGGTAGAGAGGACTTGGCAACTGAATATAGGGATGAATTGGAAGTACTAAAAAAGTTGCTTCCTGAGCCTGTAAATGAGCCAGACATACATTCTGCATTACAAATATGGTGTGAGGGAAAAGGCTTTATTGAAGATTTCTATAATGAAGAAAATTCAATAGATATGGTTAGTTTCCAAATTCCAAAGAAAGAAATGGGAAATGCGATTAAATATTTGAAATCAGAATTTCCTCAAGCAGACGGTAAGATGATTTCAGAAATTGTTAAAAAATATATAGTATGAGCCATTTTGTAGGACTAGTATTCGGAAGTAATGTTGAAACATTGTTAGAACCCTATGATGAAAACATGGAGGTAGAACAATATGTTAGATATACAAAGGATGAAGCCATTGATGAGGTTAAAACCAGACACGCTGATAACTATGAGTATGCCATTAAGCTAGCAGATAAGTATAAGAATCCTACCACCGAATGGGAAAAGGAACAGCTTGAAAGAGCTAATAAAATCATAGAGAAAGGGTTGTTTATCTCATATGAAGATGCCTGGGAAGAAGCTAAGAACTGGGGATATGAAATTGATGACGAAGAGAACTTGATGTCTACATATAATCCTGACTCTAAGTGGGATTGGTATTGTGAAGGAGGTAGATGGGGAGCATGGTTACTTCTTAAGGAAAAAGGAGAAGACGGAGAACCCCTCAATGCCATCTTTGCTACCAAAGAAGAAGTAGACTGGGATGCTATGTTGGAAAAAGATAGAATTCCATTCTGTTTTGTAACAGAGGACGGAGATTGGCATGAGTCTGCTAGTATGGGTTGGTGGGCTATGACTACAAATGACAAAGACGAAGATGTTTGGAACAAGGAGTTTAAAGAGTATCTAGACAGTGTAGGAGATGATGTTGAAATTTCAGTAATAGACTTTCATATCTAATGTCAGAAAAGAATGATAAATGGACGATGTTCAAGAATTACATTCATAATGAATTGGGCATCACCAAGGATGATATAAGAGCTTGGCTTAAAGAGGCAGTACAGTCTCAAGCCGAGCTTATGTTAAAGAAAACTTTTGACGACTTCGATATGGATACTTTTGTACGTAGACATATCGAAACGCAAATGAGATATTGGACTACAGACTCTGTACGCCATCAGGTAGCTAATTTACTAGCAGACAGATTAGTTATTTTAAGCGAGGATAATGAAAAAATAAATGATTCTAAACATCAGCTTAAGAACTGACATAGTAGCTTGTTATACTGATTGGCTGGTAGACAAATTGTTACATAAGGACTTTATTTATTCCCAGAATCCTAGAACTAAGGTTACTACAGCATACTCCTTAAAGGATGTAGACTGTATAGCCTTCTGTTCTAAGGACTATTCTAAAATATTACCATACATTCAAGAAATCAATTCCAAGTATAAGTGTATATACTATTATACTATTACTCCATATGGAACTGACATAGAGCCAAATGTTCCATCGGTAGATGAAAGTATAAAGACTTTAAAAGAGTTGAGTAAGATAGTAGGCAAAGAAAATGTTTTGTGGAGGTTTGACCCTTTACTTAAGACTAACAAAATATCTTGCGAATGGTTAGTAGATTCTTTCGAGAAAATGGCTAAAGAATTGTCCAAGTATGTAAGTAGATGTATATTTAGTTTTATTACTCCATATTCCCACACATTAGCTAATATGCCAGAAATAATTCCTTTCACTGAAGAGGAAAAGGACTGTATTACTATGAGAATGGGAGTTATTGCTATATCCGAGAATAATCTACATTTACAGATATGTAGATTAGGAAAGGAATATCCTGGGGTATATGTTGAAGGATGTATGAGTCCTAAGATATTTGGACTTAACATAAAGCCGACTAAAGCTTCTATTACCAGTGGATGTACTTGTAGCGTTCAGACCTACGGAATAGGAGAATACGATACTTGTAAGATGGGATGTAAATATTGTTATGCTACTATAGATCATAATCTGGCTAAAAGAATACCAGAAAATCCTAACTCTGAACTTATTTCTGGAGAAATAACGGAACCAATTAAGTACGTAAATAACAGAGTACAGATAAGTCAAGAACTAAGCCTATTTGATTAAAATGATTACAAGAATTGAAAAGTTTGGAGCATCATGGTGTGGACCATGCAAAGTACTAGATAGAACGTTAGAACAGCTTACTGGAATAGAAATTATCAAGCATGATGTAGACGAAGAGGAAGAACTTGCGAATGCAAGAGGTATACGAAATGTTCCAGTTTTGATATACTATAACGAGCAAGATGAGGAAGTTAAGAGAACGGTAGGTGCTATTTCTTTAGGCACTATTATATCAATTATAAACGGTAATTAATATGTATAGAGTATTATTGAGCAGAACAGGAGTAGCCTATGCTAAGGAATGTGATGACGAACTCGATGAGTTTGATTTTATAGAGGTCTTAAGAGACTTTGTGGATTCTGGGGACGTAATTATGTTCGTAGATGATTTAGACACTTTAAGAGATTCTATGGAACTTGAATATAAAATCGAAATAGTTGATGGAGACGAATGAAGATATTAGAAGCTATAATGTAGGAAATTCTAATTATAGCAAGCATAAAATACAACCTTGGGATATTTGGAGAGAATATAATTTGAATCCATGGGATGCGGATATTGTAAAGAGAATACTGAGAACTAAGGAAGAACCTGGTAAGTCTAAAGAGGATGCTAGAATAATGGATTACGAGAAGATTATCCATATTTGCAAAGAAAGGATTCGGCAGATTAACGAGGACAAAAAGGAAGAAGGAACTTCTTCTGGATTTGTTATTAATACTGATGGTACTGCTTGTATATCTAATATATTTAAACCTAGTGCTATCTCTTATAGTTTGAATGAGAAGGAGGCGAATGCATATGCCGAATTTCAAAAACAACATTATGAACTACATAAGGGAATAAAGGCGTGTGGATGTTCAGTAACATTTACACATAGTGGAATAGGTGTAGGTAAATCTGTTAAATGTAATGTATGTAAGGAGAGTAAGAACATAACTGATTACAATACTTGGTAAATAATAAAGGGAGAAGCGTAGACAATAAAGTCTATGTTTCTCCCTATTTTTTTTTATTCTTCTCCAATACCATTTATAGTATCTCTCTTATACATTTTATATGTGTCTTGCAGAGAACGTGGTAATGCTTGAGATTTGGTAATTAATTCACCCATCGTAGTATCTCCGAATAAGAATCCTCCAATATCATGCCAAGTTTTTGCTCCCCATTTCACGGCGGCGGGACTTGTATTATTCATAACATAATCAAATATAGGGAGAGGTCCTTTAAATTCTTCAAAGCTACTTGAACTACCCTTGTATAATAATTCTATAACAGCATTAGTTAGTATAGCCTAGCCATCTCCAGATTTTTTATGCTCTTTATATGCAGGATTTACTAGTTCTTCAAATAGCCAATATAGAAGTAGTGCTACTAAGGCATCAGATATCAATCTTCTCCAATTTCTCATTTGCATAGGACTACTAAGAATGTTTTGCTTTATTCCTTCCCATCCCCTACCATGATATAATTCAGCAACAGTATCTTGTAAAGTTCTAAAAACTCCTTGAACTACTAGAGGAATATCAGTCAAATAAGGTACTCCCGTGTCTTCAGTAGTAATGTTACCATTATCATCTATCCAGAGCTTGTTCCCGTTTTCGTCTTCCTTCTAAACTTTCTAGGTTTCATAAGAGGATTCCCTCCTCTTGCCTAAGTATACATCATATATACCGTTCATCCAAGTAGAAAATACTCCAAACTATGAACCAATAGCTAAGTTTTCATACATAGCTTTTGTGCTTCGGTTATATGAACCATATATAGTATCCCCTAAGTTTTTGATTTCATCAATCTGATTTTGTGTATATCCGTCTGGAAGATTAGTGTCTAAACTTACAGGTAAGTTAGCATCTGGATTCTCTTCATTAAACTTCATAATCTAACTTAGATACAATGATTTTTGCTTATTATAAGCTTCCATGTTGCTTTTATCATTAGATGCCAGAAGTTTAAATCTTTCGTCCATTCTCCAATTATATACCAGCTTTCCATCTACAATCGAGTATGCTTTATGGGAGCCATCATGCTTTAATTTCCCCATAAATAGTACCATTCTATTAAGAAAGTCTGGCTTTCTTAACGTAGCATATGCCCAGTTGCCTGCATTGGTTATACCTCCTCTGTTAGTTTTATAACCCTCCTATTGCTATTCTATATTGATATTAGAAATCAAATATTTACTATTCAACTTATCTAATAAATCAATGCTCATTGCCGAATGTACTCCCTGTCTAAGTACAAACTGATATGCCCACATTACATCCTTAGCATCTACGTCAGTTCTATATTTAGTCATAGTTCTGACTACATTGGATAGGAATCCTCCGAACGTATCTCTAATAGCTGCTACAGGACTTGCCGCAATGTAAGCCGTAGAAACCGCTTTTCTTAAGGGCTGCAATCTTGCGATTATTTTTTTAGAGCTTTCCTCCATAATACTTCTGTTAAAAACAGCAGTCTTTAAATAATCGTCAATGTGTTTGATAGTCTTGGCAAATTTTTCTGAGTTATCTTCTCTAACTCCAGTTAATTTTAACTAAAGAAGAATACCCTTAGCCCTAGTCAGTATCTTATTCATTTCCTCTTCCTAAAGATTTTTGTAAGAGTAATCTATAACTAAGTTCTGTAGATTAGTCTCAAAATAGTCCTTACCATACTTTGATAGTAATCTTTGTCTACCTTTAGTAGTCTCGGAGGCTCTAAATCTATTGTATGCTTGCATATTTTCGATATCGGAATTAATCTAAGACTCTTCCTAATCGGTTAAAATATCTTCATACATTTCTTTAAAGAACATAGTAGGATTCTTACAGTATCCTTTAACTCTTCTCTAGAAATCCTCAAAGTATTTACCTGGATTACTCCATCTAGTAGATGATGAAGCCTTTTCTAAAGGCACCCAGAGATACTATGGATTATTCTTAATAAAGGTTAGTATGCCCTTATCATCTTCTGACTTATAGGAGAAGTTATTATCTTTAAATCTCAACTTATTTATTTCAAACAAGGCTTTTTTCAAAAATTTTCTATCGTCAGCATCTAAGTCCGAGGTTGAATCGTATGGATTCTTAAAGAATAATTCTCCATCCTTTTCCTAATATAGATGCTTAAATACTCTAGCCTAATCCCCAATTATAGCATTTCTAGCCTTGCCATATCCTTTTGCTTCGTAATAGTCCAAGCAGGCTAAATTAAAGTCCGAAATCTAAGGCTCTAGTTTATTAGAAATTCCGTGAATTGCGTCCTAAAGTAATTTACTTATAATTCTTACCTACGTGTTAGAAATGTTCTGAGGTCTTGCTAACAGGCGCTCTACTTCTGATAAATCATCTTCTGATATTCTTATAATTCCAGAGAGTCTATCTAAAGTTATCGACGCGTTTAGTAATAGTTTACAGCATCCAGTTACTAATTCATTTCTCTCAGGATTAGCTAGAGTAGCTTTTCCAGTTGCATACTTTATAATCGTATCTGGAGACAAGGACATATGCTGTCCTACCAGTATTTTATTTAGTTTCTAAATAAGTTCTTCTAATCTCTGTATCTAAACTTCATTAGTTTCTGCAGAAGATAAGGAATCTATTGTAGTTCCATTTAGCATATGTTGCAAACCGTCAATATCTGAACCAGATATCAATTCTTTTAAAGAGTTGAAATCCGTCTTACCAAGATTTGGAGATTCATGTAGGATATCCCAAAATTCGTTTATCAAAAGTTGCACAGGCGAGATATGTTCTACTGTAGCAAAGTTATTACTTATCTTCAATCCTGGGTCTTTCTAATTTAGTACTTCCTAAGCCTTGACGAAATTAGAAACAATTAACTAAATAGGATACTATTGACTTTGTATTCTTCCACCAAGTCCTCCAACTACTGTAAGGTCTCCAAGTTTTATATCGCTTCCCAACTATGGAATTATTTCATTTAATAGAAACATAGTCCTCATAGTTTCTATGTTTCCATAGGTAGCTTTCATTAATTCTCTACCCTAGTTGTCTGTTCCCTAAAGGTCATTTAAATGAAATCCTAATATATTCGTTCTTCCCTCGAAGGAATGTATCTAATCTAGGTTTAGACCAGATAGAGTTACTAGATTTACCTATCCAGTTAAGGTATTTTTAAACATAATAATATTGCAATTATCTAAGGTGTCATTCTTAACAACTTCCCACAAATAATTGTACTTATCTTTTCCATTAACTTTTACTACAGAATGTTCAAAATATGGGCTAAATAGCTAATCTAGGTAATCATTGTCAAATTTAGGAAATCCGAATCGTCTAAATTCTCCAATCTGATTAACTATACCCCTAGCGCTAAGTTTACCATTATCTACGTTTAGAAGCTTGTCTTGATTCTGTTTAATTATATCTACTACTTCCTTATTCTTACTCTTAAGTTCGGAACTCTTTACGTTATAGACAACTCCATCTATAGTAAGGTTCCATCCTGTATCAGGCTATTCCCCCTACGTCCAGTATGTCCAATTCTTATCAATAAATTCTTCTATAGTAGAAGTAATTCCATCTGCTTTAATGTCCTTTTTGGGAAACACAGCTTTTAATTGCTGGTTTACCTTGTCAATAGAAGAGTCGTTTATAGTTATTGTTTCAGCATTAGATGTTATAAATCTCTGTGCTAGTTTCATAGATTCTTGCATCACAAATGCACCTCTATTATGACTATAGCATTCTGCTCTATTTACTACTATATCCTTAATATTTTGAAACTAATCATCATATTCTAATGTAACTGGAATAATATTAAATCTAATATCATTAGTATTTATTCCATTATACTATAATATTCTAGATAATAAGGCAAATTCATTTCTATATTTTTCCTTCTTTGCCTAATCCCAAAATGCTGGAGATTCGTGCGAACTTTTAATATTAAAGACCTCTACTGAACCATTAGGTTTCACTACAATATAGTCAATATGTCCAGTAATTGTATCGTCTCTTCCTATTAGTTTTGCTGATAGATTTAGATTCTTCATTATAACTGGAGAGGAATCATCACCAAATTCCTTAGATTCCTTACCGTTGCCTAAGTACACCTAGCGAAATATATCGTCGTAAACCTAATCATGTATAGCATCGCTAAGATGTTCAAAAGACGTACCTTTAGTATTATCTTCGGTCTGAGAATAAGAAGTTTCCTTACCTTGCTTAAGAATAATTTTATGTAAATCCCTACCATCTTCTGCTATTCTCTTCCAACTATTTCTTAATATAGAAATATGCTTCTCTATTTCATCCTTTGACAGCCCCTTCTATTCATATAGTGATGCCATTCTATCAATATAGTCTTCTACCTACAGAACTGGCATTATCTATTTTCCTAATTGGTCTATATACAGACCTGAGTCAATAAATGACTGTGTTGTGTATCCAGAAGCATTAACTTCTGCACATCCATTCAATACATCTACTCTATCAGAGAACTCTTTTTTAAATTTTCGTTTCCCTGCTTCCTTTAATTCAGACAACTTATCAACCACTCTAGTCTGACGATTATAATCCTTTGAATAAAGAATATCATAAGCAAGCTATGGACTCTTTTTCAATATTTTTATTAATTCATCATAAGAGTGGTTGTATTGTCTTTTACCTACTAACGTGTACTTACAATCTTTCATTTACAGTTTTCTAATATTAATCCTTTTTCAATCCCCTTCTCTATAAGATTAGAAATGATACGATTTTTCTACATCTATCCTATCTAAGACGAAACTAAAGCATTTACACTAGACTAAAAGCCTAAGTCTGTGTCTAAATCCAGTTTAATATTTTTTCTAATATTTTGTCTTATGTTTAGGAATTGCTGTCTGAACAAATCTATAGCTTCATTAGTTCTGTCGCTATAATAGAATACATCGCCATTCTCAATCTATCTAGCTAAGTATCTTACGACACCTTCTTCTATTCTATCTATATATGCTAAGTTTTTGTAGAGGTCGTTGACTCTACTCTTAGTCATCTAAGATACTTTCTTATCATAGAAATTCAAAATGTCTTCATAATTTTTAGTTCCATCCTTCATATCCTAAGCCTTAATAGCTCCTAATACTATATGGAATGTTTCATGCAAAAGGTCGTTAACACTAGCATTGCTCTAATTTATGTAAAGCTAGTTATCATAAATAAAGGCTTTGACATCATCGGTACCATTTGGAAATATTCTGTTACCGTTTTGGTCCTACAATTGCGATAGTTGGTTATTATCTGTAATGTTGATTTTAATAGGAGTGTCTTTGAATAAGGTATTCTCTAATGATTCTTTAAGATTGAATAATGTACTAGTTAAACTTTGAGTTGGGGGATTGCCTTGCACATCTACTCCAGTAGAATTAATAGTTATTCCAGAATCTGTTAGAGATTTTATGTAGGCAGTATAATTGCCATCGTTGTTTTTAGTACTTCTTTCTATCAAATATTGCTTAACTGGAGCATTATTAATATCAAAAATAATTTTCCTTATAGCCTCATAATCTGCATCCTCCATAGTTCTTCCCTACATGGCATTAATAGAGTAGCCGTTTTCTGTCATTGCATATAAAAATATTCCAATTTTCTCTGGCAAGTCTAGGGAAGAAATATCGATTCCCTTTTGTTTATAAAATGCCTATATTTCTGACGGCTTCTTATTAGTAATAAGGTTATGCTCCTAAGCAAGCAGCTTAGTTTTAGGACCTATAGGATAAGCTATAGAACTAATAGTCTATCCAGGATTTGTTGGAAACTCTAAATGAACATATCTCTTTCCGTCAGAACTTCCTAACATCTGCTTCAATTCTATCTTGGTCTATTTACTAACGTTGGCAGAACGGTTAAAACCTTCAACTGCTAATTTAGCATCTTTGAGAGATCTAAATTTAGGAGGGTCATATAAGTTAGGACTAATAACGCTATTACTAACAATAAAGATATTCTCTCCACTTTCATTAAGATGATTGTATATATAGTAACCCTAATATTGTCCATTATCAACACCATCTTCGTTTACTGGAGTAAAAATGTTCATAGTATCATACCCAAAGTTAAACTCATCCTTTAATACTCTACCTATTCTCTTTAATTTAATCTTATCATCGTTAGTAAGCTTCTTTCCCATATAGCTGTAAACTATCTAGTCTTTATCTTGAGATATATCTAAAGCATATAACTAGCCATCAATCTCCACATTCTAATATCCAGAAAAGAATTGCTAAGCATCTTCTAATGTTGCTATATTATCATCATAACTACTAGATAATTCTAGTTCTCCTAAAGCTCTTCTTTCTTCGTTCTTCCTAGATAGAACATTATCGAATAATTTCTTAACCTGAGGTTTAGTAAGTCTTATGCTCTATGGTACAGATCTACCTACAGATTCAACGTGGTAGTTGGATAGTATTATGTCGTTTTTGAAGTATTTCTATAGTAATTCTTCCATCTCCTCAGAGTTAAGATTTATAAATTGCTATTCGCTGACTTCCTAAGAAAATTGGGGGATATAGGTGGCAAGTCCCTTGTATAACTCAGACTTACCAAACTATTCTCTTTTCCAATGTAATCTCCTTAAATATCGGGCTAGGTCAGACTCTGAGTCTTCATTAATTACCTACTACTTATTAAGTTCTCGGCAGAAATCATTTAACACAGAACCAGAATCTATAATCTGGTCGCCGCTCTTAATAAGCTTAGTATAGTCACTACTGTTATTTAGGTAATCTAAAATAAGATGTTTAATTGTAAAAGATTCTGAAGGGGTAGAATCTACCTCTTTAGTAATACGCTCTAAATTCTTTTTGTAATTATTTCTAATAATGTCTAACTTATCCTTATACTTCTCAGATAAGTATTCATCAAGAATTTCATTATCATTTACAACCTATTCGGTTAAATATTTTTTGTGTTCGGTTTCGGCGAAGTTCTATACATCGAATTTGTTTCTAAATACATAACTTACTACTCCGTTCACTACTACTCTTCCCTTTAACATATCTCCATTGGAGTATGCTTTGTCTACAAGAGTGATTATGTAGGGTTTATCAATATCTCTAATTAATTCCGTTTCCTCTGGGTAACGAAGTTTTAAATTCTCGAAAGAACAGTTCCCTATTAGCTGTTTATCCAAGAAGTATTTTTGAGAGTTTTTTACTCTTGTAGATGAAGTCTGCAAGTCGTAAATCAACTACTTTATTTTATGTTCAGGAAGGGTGTCTAGATATTCTACAATATCTTGAAGAGAGTCTAGCTCCTTTTCACTAGACTCTCTATCAATTTTGAAATTATTTTTCCCTCCTATCTCAAGAATTACATCACATTCCATATTAACATAATTTGTAAATAAGCAACCTGTTCTATCTTATATATTGTGCTAACTACAATACTCTATCTTTCATATTAGCTTCTCCGGTTCCAGAGAATATAGAATTTTCTCTAAGTCTCTTATGAAGTTCTGGAAACATTACTAATGAGTTCTGTGAATAGTTATATATTCTTTCATCTATTTCTCCCTAAGTAAGACCCAAGTGGTCTAATTGTAGTAGGGATTCTGGCTTACTCATATCATATTTCCAAGTATAATCAGACCTATCATAGTATCTTTTATAGACATCATAACCGTGAGCTGGATTTAGAACTTTTACGTATGGTTCTGTTCTATAATTCAACGCATATGTAGAATACACAGTTGGAGCCATAGCTATTAAAAAGTCTCTCTTAGTTGGCATGATATACTTAAAATCATCATTGTAATCCTACTCTGACATGAATTTATAGTAATCGTACAAAACATTACCCTCACGAACCTAGTCTCTAAATATACCAGTCATATACTTACCTCCTAATCTAGTTCCATTGACAGCTAAGTTATAAAGCATTAATATATCTGCAACAGTATGATTTTTGTCGAAGGATTCAGTAGCTAACTCCTGTATACCTATTAGGTATCTATTATAGGTCTACTTGTTTGGAAGACTCTAGTCTATTTCAAATAGGTTAAGAGCTGTTCTCAGCATACTCTTTCCTCTATTAGAACTCTACACAAGCTCTTTAACTAAGAAGTTATCTGGGTAAGTATTTTTAAGCCATTCATAGAAATCATTTTCTACGAAGTTCTTAAGAGAATCTATACCGTTAAGAGAATTTATATACAATTCATCAGACCTTACTAAATTATAATTAGAATCATATACTTTAGTATTATCTACTTTAGATATATCTATAGGCTCATCCTTAGATAAGAAATATGAAGTAATTAATATCTTGTCTGCATAAGATATTATGTTCTTGTAATCTTTATCTGATAATGCACTATAGGACAATTCTCCTAAAGAAATTAACTAGTCTACTATCTTTGATTTATTCGCAAATAAATGTCTCTACTATAATGTATAGTTTAGCAAATCTAGATTCATCTTATAGTGTGGTATTCTATTAACTAAGTCTAGTATATTCCAACTTGATTTAATTAAATTGTAATATGTCGCAGCTAATTCCCTATAAGATACTAAGTCACCTTGTCTGGTATTGTATATAGTTCTAGAGCTTTGAGGTACTATAACCTTTTCATCATTTAAGAACTTGTACAAATCAAAATTTCCGTACAAATCTGTATTCACTGCATCCTATAAGATAGATACTATTTCTACAAGCGATAGTTCTGGATTATTTCCTTGAATATTCTTGATAACCTTTACTAAATCCTTTTCAGTTTTTGTCTTGGTTTGCATCGTAGCAAATATCTCTGGAGCTATAGATTGAAACTCTTCTAAATACTAAAGCAATTCAGCCTTCTTTCCAGAACTACTTGTAGCAGAATCCTCTTCATCAGATAGATTAACAAACTTAGTCTTGTAAGAATCAGAAGGTTTCTTTATTCCCATTCTGCGCTCTCTGGTAGAAACAGTAGCATACATTCTCTTAATAAGTTTAATTAAATCCATATCAGTCTGAGGAATACCTTGATTTAATTTCAGCCATACTGAAGCTAAAGTAGAAGTTTCATTGGCTTCATCAGTAATTCTCTAAAACTCATTCAAGTCTAGTTTAAAATCTAGCATTGAGTAATTGCTATTAGGATGTAATCTATTATAGTCTGCTATCTGGGATTTAATATCGCTAATAATCTAATTAATGTATTCAAATACATAATTAGTGTTCATATTATCAGTCTTAGGAAGTTCATACTGTGATAATGCTTCCATATATTTAGGACTATTTGCAGTTAGTGGTTCAGTTTTAGCCTTAATGAATTTTTGAACAAAATCTTTCAAGGATTTAGACTCTGAATCTTTATATATGTTTCCTAGCTTACTAATTATCCACATATATTCATTATTAGTCCTTCTTGGAGTACGACCTTCCGCCATCATCTCAGACATCATCTCAGCTTCAGCTTCCATAGCTTCAAACTAAGATTCCATAGCTTCTAATCTTTCCTCTGGAGATAAATTATCTTGGGGCTTTACAATTAGTTTAGAGAGGTCTATATCTCCATTTAGTATCTTAATAGCATTAGTTACCGAACTAGATTGATTTTTATATAAATCATTTCTACTATACTTGTCAATTAGCTCTACTACTGGACTTGTCATAAACGCCACAATATCTTTAAGATTGAAGCCCATCATAACAAGATGTAAGTGATATTTAGCTAAGTTGGTCCCAGCGTTAATCTTAGCAAGAATCAATTCCTTAGCATTATCTGTTGCCGCAGAAAGAATCTGAGAAATTAGCTAGTCGACATACTTGTCATCCATATCTATTTGTCCATCGTAAGTAGAGTAGAACTCCTCTTTAATTTTCTAAGAAAGTTCTGGAGAGGCATTCCATAAATCGGGAATGTGTTTAACCACTACATTCATCAGCTAATCAGTTGCTCTTCCCGATAGTCTACTATAAGAATGATTCATCTTCAAGAAGAATTTATCTTTTTGATTTCCGTTTCTTAATACATTATGATAATAATATGTTAAATTGAACCAGTCCTTTTCACCATTAGCCGCAATACCAATAACATTCTTACCAACCAAGTTTTGATTCTGCATTACATATTTGGTAAGAGGATTCATCATATTTAGCTATTTAGTCTTTGCACCCTTAGGTGATTTATCAGCTTCTTTTTGTAAATCTCTCATTGTGATAGGAGAATATGCCTAATCTCGATTACGTATATTATGAACTACGTTTCTAATATTAGCACTAGCTACATTCTTATATGCCTACTCTCTCTATCTATAACTTACCTTATAATCCTCATGCTTCTAGATTTGTCTAATTAGTCTTCTTTTTTCATCAGCATTAGCTCCAGCAATATAATTATATCTACCGTTGTTATTATCTATTTTATAAATTAGATTAGCAACTTTTCTTAATCTTTCTGGTCCAGATGATGCCAATATACTATTTAGTTCGTTCTCTATAGAGTACTACTCTCCCTCAACAACAATCAATTTATTTCCTCTAGGAAGTGGTAAAGTTTTACTTGCATCTACCATCTATTCAGATGAATAATCAAACAATGGACTCCATCCTATGTACATACCATCATCACTAAATGATTGTCCCATTACGTATGCTTTATCAATATCATAGTCAGAACCTTGCAGATAGGTCTAAATATAGCTTACATAAGCTGTGTTAGAAGTATCAGCAGTCCAACCTACACAAACCATAGGCATAAATGACTGAAGTGACTGGGCTGGAATACGAGAAGAAATAAAGTGTAAGGAGGTTAAGAATGACGAATACTATTTTCTATACTATTGTAGATACTCGTAATATCTATCCCGTATTTGTTTATATTGCTCAGAGAAATTATTTCCTATCAAAGCATTTCTTAATTCTATCATGTGTTGCTAGAATCTAGGAAGCTTTCTAATTTCTTCTGGAGTCATTAATACTCGTTTCTTAGACTCTTCATCATATCTCGTATCGTTACCAAAATCTACTAGACTGTTTGCTATAGTTCTCTGTAGTCCAGGATTTAATTCCACTCCTGTATTTACCTATATATCAATAAACTTATCTTGAGAGTATATATTATTTAATATTGAAGAAATCTAATGGTATGCATCTGAATTAAGAACATCCTAATCGCTACTTTTCTTGTCTAATGCTCTTCTTATATCCTAAATCGGAGCTATTTTATATAAGGTATAGTTAATCAGCTAATGTTCTCCATTAACTAATTCTGCCTTAGTATACTTGTATCTTTTAACATAGTCTATTCTCTGAAGAATATTCTCTACGTTTCCATTCTTATCCTAAACAAGTCTATATCTAGACTTATCAATCTCTTGATTACTCTAATCTAAGACTTTTCCATCTACATACTTCCAAGAAGATTGTATATATTTACCAATCTTTATTCCATCTTGGTGAGTATATATCTCGTTATTATCGTTTATATATTCCTAAGTATAATCGAATGGGTCTTCATAAATGTTTAGAGTTTCAACAAGATTACTGAAAGACACCAAGGTATGTTGACCATTATTCTTTACAAAAGCTAAATTATAGAATCCCGCCGGTATTTTAGGAACTTCAGTCTGTCTTCTAAAGAAGTTTTCCCCTTGGTCCATAATATCAGCAAGAGAAGCATCGCCAGTCTGGAATATATCCTTATACATATTACCTAATACTATCTCAGCTTCTGTATTTTCCAAACTTCCAGGAATAATGTCTATAACCTGTCCGTTCAATTCAAACTTTCCTTGGTCTAATAAGTCAAGAACTGCCTAAATCTCAGTTTGTTTAGGTCTCTCAGATTTCGGTAAATTCCAAGAACCTCTAATAATCGGATGGTCATATATAGTCATAAACTTAGGAGTATTGTCAACTGGGTCTACATACTGCCATCTAATCAAAGAGGGTTTTAGGTTATTAGGCTTAGTGACACATAACTTAAATTGAGTTCCTTCTAGTTCAGTCCTATTCTTGAAATTGTAATATGTTTCCATATCACTTAAATCAATAATCTACCCTGGTTCTCCTGTAGGATTAATTACTTGGACTATATCTGTGGGCATAAACCAAGACTTATCTCGTACCTATTCTGCCTACTACTTGGCATCTAGAAATAGGTTAACAAGTTGTCTATTGTACTCAGTAGTATCCTAAGAAGTAATGTTCATATATGGAATAGCAGAAGTATCTATCTTATCAGCAGATTCTCTTATCAAAGTAGCTAAATCGAAGCTAGCAATTCTTCTTTTACGCTCTCCGTACTTATTAGGGTCTACTCCGTTCTAGGCACACCATGCTTCTAATCCATTTCTCAGTTTTCCCTTGAAATCGTTTCTGGCTCTCTTTAATACGTCCTCAAAAAGATATTTTCTATAGGTTTTCGTTTTAGGGTCAAACATTTGAAAGTATTGGACAACATTATATCCTGGTGCCATAACATAACCAGAACCTGGATGTTTACGCTTAATAGACTTAGAATTGATTACAGAAGTGATGTTAGTAATAAACTAAGTATAGATACTAGGATCACTAAATGGAATCTTTAATCCCATAGATGAGTTATCCTTATTAATCTTAAACTCTTTGTTTATTTCTTGCTTAAGCTTCTCAGCTAAGTCCATATCACTATTACTCTTAGATTGGACTATCAACTTTCCTACTATCTTATAAAGCTAATACTTAGCTTTACTTGGGTCTACTGCGTAATCTTTAAAGTATCTTTGGATATTAGTTAATTCCTATTCTGAAGCCTAGAATGCAGATTCTGCAAGACCATAGTAAATCTCATTTACTGACTTGAAGTCTTTACCATAAGCTGCACAGGCAGCTACTACCTGAGAGAACTCAGTTAATTCAGAATCTACTACATCGTGGTCGGCATTTAGCTAAATGCCCAATCCCTAGATGTTAACCTAGAATGTATTTAAAGGATTATTATCCAACCACGCATCCGAGCTGTTTATGTTTTTTGCTCCGTTCTTTACAGCGGAGTTATTAAATACATATCCAATAAACTTATCTTTGAGAGGCTGGACCACATCTTTAACAGATGTAACCTTAGCATTAACCTTATGACCTACATTAATCACAAAATTAGTTAATACCTAGTTGCTAAATTCGGATGTTACTCCCTTAGCATTAGTACAGTTAATTCCTCCTAATGAAACAAATAATTCATACAAGCTGTCTATTGTATGCAGTCCTTCTGCGTATTCAGTGAAATGTTCTGACTAATCATTAAAGTAGTGATACACTTTATTAGAACCTTTCCCTAATACAGTTTCTACTGTAAAATACCCAGACCCATCTTTTCCGAAATCAGTTATCTGTACTACTTCCCCAAATTGATTCTTATAGAATAATTTTTCTCCTCCTAAGATAGCTTCTCTAAACCATCTAGAGACCTCTTCTTGGTCGTACATAGTTTGTTGAAACTGATTAATATTCTTAGTTAGGTCGATAGTACCATTCCAACGAATATTATGCATCTTCTTAAACATATTGTACTATGCAGAATTAGATTGTAATGACTATAGCATCATAGCATTAGTTTGTCCAAATGCTGCAAATTTAGCTAAGAACGATGTTAGGTCTTCTGTCTAATCGTCCCAAATAGGCTTTCTGTTAGTACCTACTCTCTAGTCTCCAAGTGAGTTATTTTCTAGGATAACTTGAATAGGAGACATCTAAGCACTTCCATCCTAAGAATCTATAGAATCAGATTCTCTAAGATTATTTACCGGAGCTGCCATATCGTATACAACAGCAGCATTAACTTTAGTTGCAACTCCATTAATTAATCCCGTAAGTGGATGCTACAATGTAGCAGGAATAATAACGTTACGTTTGAACTAAGTTCCTTGCGCTGTATTAATGATTTCAATGATAGTCTTGTCGTAAATATCCTACATATTTGGATTACCATCTAAGTCATTTATAGCTCTAGCTTTAGAAAACTCCTCTATGAAGCGGTCTAAGGATTCAAACTTTATTTTATTTCCAACAAGTAAATTTTCTAATTCCTTGTTAGCAACATTGAGTTTTATAGGATTATCAGCCTATTTAATATTGCCTATAGCCGAAACAATTCTATTAAATAATGTTCCTTTTGCTTTGTCAGGATGATTGATTTCTGTTCCAGATAAACTAAGTCTTAGATTATTACTAAACAATCCTTCTATATAAAAGAATTTCTATAGGAATGGGTTCAATATTCCATCTCTCTCTAGTAAAAGCTCTCCAGTATCTTTATTAATCCATTTATCAGCAAACTCCTTTCTATCTTTAACCTAAAGTATTTTGCTATCTGATAACAGCCTTACTGTCTAAGTAGCATTCTTTTCTTGGAGAGTATTAGAAATCCAAGAATTTAACTCAGAAGTAGAGTCAAATAGTCGGAAGTTTACTCCATATTCTCTAAGATTGTCTAAAAACAATTCCTATTGTTGTCTTAGGAACTTTCTTAGTCTAACTGGGTCATTATATAGTTTTGCATAAAAATCAGTAACCTCGTTAAGGTCACAGAATTTCTTTCTAGACCTGTAATCTTTATCTTTCTCTAGTTCTATCTTATCAAGATTATACTAGTTATACCAATATGCTAAATTAGTTAATTCTGATTCAGTTCTATTTCTTAAGAAAGTTCTAACATTATCTAATCTATTAGACTAAAATATGTCTTCTGCTTTCTTGAATTTCGCTCCCTACTGAGTAGATAGGAAATTTATTAGCTTCTCCATTTTAGCTACTACGTTTGCCTGAATCTAATTGTGTGCAGAGAAGAAGGTATTTTTGTATAAATCAACAAACTCCTAAGAATTGTCTGACATCAGATTCATAATATTATCGCTAAACATTGATAAGGTAGACATATAATTTAGGAAGTTAGTCTTATCAGAATATACTGTAGGCTAGAAGCATATCTTGCCAGTTCTTAAGAAGGAATTATAGAATTTATCCAAGATAGCGTGCTAGAATAGCTCAGAAGAAGACATATCCCTAACCGATTTAACATCACCTATGGGTGTAGTTATTTCACCATCAATTACTGGGTCTATATCTATAGCATCTATATTCTAAACGAATAGTAGAGAAGACGCTGCACCTCCTTGTTGACGTTGTTTATGAAGACGTCTATTTAATTCAGATCCTAATCTCGATATACTATAATTTGATACGCTAGCTCCTGCCTTATTGAGAGAGGTTGACCTTACTGATCTACCAGAGGCTTCTACACTACTTCTAGCTAAATCGCTCAGAGCCTTGTCTCTAGTTGTAGCTGGTTTAAAGTAAACTCTATTTGCTTGTATATCAAATATATCTGAGGATGGCTTCTTAGATTCTCTATTGAATAAGCTAGTATACTTAGAGTTCTCCATCAAATACTCCTTCATATCCTGATCTCCGGCAAGTTTGATTTGATTATCAATGTCAGCAGTTCTAATTGCTAGCTTAAGAAAATGATTCAGATAATTTTTAGAGAATAAATTATTCTTTGGGTCGTATTTGTATTTATCTTTATACCCCTACAGAGTTTCTAGCCCCTTGTCGGATAAGAAGTTAGTATCCAGATAATAGTCAAACATTTCCAACAGATTGTTAAATACTGTTTCGTATTCGTTTAATAAAGCCTTGTTGGTAAGAACTTTATTGCTAAACTCTCTGATATTAATATCTGCTAAAACATCTAAAATAGGAACTTCTTTACCATTTATAGTAACGGTTGAGTTCTCTAACTCTAGGTTATCCATAGTAGAAAATAAACCCTCTATATTAGAAGCACCTTGATTATATTTAAAACCAAAGGTATACATAGCTCCTTCCTTTCCTGGAAGTTCTACTTTAGAAATAAACTTGCCTGACTAATCAGGAACGGAGGTATAGTTATACTTAGTAAGTCTATCTTCTCCGAGTTTATTTATCTGTCTCATCTTACTCTTGAATGTAATTCTTTCTACAGAGTCAAATAAGTCAGAATCCCAATTGAATTTTTGCTTTACCTAAAAAGCTGCTTTAGAGTATTGTAAATTGCAATCTATATAATTATTATTAACATTTCTATAAATAATAGCACATAAATCTGAAACTGTTTCTAGGAACTTGGTTCCAAATTTCAAGCTATCGTTTACCCTTCCTAATTCTATAGAAATGTTAGAGTTAGGATTGTCTTTATTTAGTACCTCATTATAGAACGAATAGAGAATATTTTTATGTTGTTCTGATAGTAGATTTTCATTTCTCATGAAATCTATCATTCTACCTCTAGAGTTCTATATAGCCTAAGGCTTAAATAAAATCTCTAATATATCAATAATATTATCCAACACATTAACATTTTGAGTGTTTATAAGGTCCTTTAACACTCCTATAACTGCTTCGCTGTTGCTAGTTTCGAAGTTAATATTATTATTCAATATATCTGATAATAAAGACTGCCATGCCTACATAAGAGAGGTCATATCTAAAGTTTGCGGAAGTGGCTAATGTGATTCATTATATTTATAAATGAAAATAGTGTCCAGCATATCTTTTACGTTAGTACTAGTATGAGCTTCACTTCCTTCATTGTTTGCAGTTTCCCATCCAGCCTTCTAATGCGAGTGAGATTCTCTTAATTTGTACTTCTAAGCAGCCTATCTTTGAGGCTCTACATTGTTCAGAAATCCTCGTTCTATCCCTATGCTACTTCCCGGTTTCTATGCTAATAAATCATCAAACTGAGTTAAAGTAATATAATCATTTACATAGTTTAATAAGTCATCCTTTGGATTTTCTATTTCTTGGATAATCGGAAGGACTTCATCTTTGAAATCAGCTCCTCTTTCTATCTCCTTTAACAACTTATCTTTAATTTCAAGATAATAGTTAGAGAATCTATTTGCTAGAAATAGTTGAGTTTTGGCTTCCGAATTAGTATAGTTAGTGCTATACTTATTATTAAACCATGTATTGAGTTTAGGATTATTTAGTATAGTCTTAATTAGCTATCTATATAAATATTCCTATTGTACCTTATTCTTCTATAAGATTTTATCTTCTAGTTGTTGATTAAACTTTGTGTTTCTATTCGGGTCTTGTAATACATACTTCCTAAAAGTATCTATGACATAATAGTACTAGCTGGAATTTAACATTCCGTTACTATACATACTAGTAATAGACTGCAAAGTAGAATCATTTGGAAATTGTTCTTTTAGATGACTAAGAATACTCTCAAATTTACTCTCCTTATAATCCACAATTCTTTTATTAACTTCTTCGGAAGTTAACTCATATTTAGTTTTTAGGTAGTTATTATAGATTAACTTTTGTTTTAATTCTCTTCCAAAGTTATCAGTTACTTCCTAAATGAGACCTGTATTAATTGGTCCATATATCTCAAGTAGAGCGTCTTCTACTTTCTGTAATTTTCTCGCTTCCTTATTTTCATCAGTTTCCATTTCCTTTTCAGTCTCAGAAACCTGAGTTGTCACCTCTCCGACACTATTCATGTCGAAGAAAGTTGACAACACAATGTTTCTAAACTTCATGGCTTTCTCTGGTAATCTGTCTAAAGAAGCGTTAGCTAAACCACAAACTATGTTATTAACATCGTCAATGAAATCTCTAGAAGTCTCGTCAAGATTTTCTGAATCAGTCAAGAGTAATCTCTTATCCTCTCCATCCTTAGATTTATATTTAAATTCCAAAGTTTTTATGATTCTGTCTTCTATCCCAGGTCTATTAATTTGACTGTATAATAACTTTAAATCTGAGGCTAATTGCTAATAACTCTTTTTGTCATATTTAACATTACAAGCTGCCATAGTCATTTATTTATTAAAAACAAGTAGTATCTACATATAATAGATAGTCAGATAAACTCCATTTTAAATCTGAATCTTCTAGCTGTTCTATCTTATCGTTAAGAGTATCTTTCATACTTACTAATAGTTCAAGGTAACTTTCGACATTAGAAGAATTTGCTAATGTTTGCACTTCCATGTCCTCCTAGAAGGTTTCTTCTAGCTAGTTCAAGAAGTCTGAGTGAGTCATTATATCATTTCCCATTGGGTCTACTACCATAGAATTAAATGACTATCCAGTTAATTCCTCTATAGAATTAGTCTTATTAGGAGTCATAGTAATATACATATCTCCAGTGTCTAAACTTAATTCTCCAGTACCGCCATAAATATCAGTATATGTTACTTTTCCGTTCTCATATTTAACATCTTTAATCATGGGCATAAAATTTATACCCATAGATACGCCCATCTATAAACTTATAATTTCTACTATATTATCTACAGAAGCTCCATTCTTAAAGAAGTTTATAAGCTTTCTGTTATTCTATATAGTAACGTATTCCGAGTAACTTTGTTCATTATCTTCCTTGCCGTTATTCATTACCCAGTTTTGGAATCTCATTCTATCCTCTTCGTCTATTATCTATGAAGAGTAGCCTAGTTGCTCTTGTATAGGATTCTCAACTTTGGTTTCCTCTTTTAGTTGTCTCTTTCCTCCATCTAATAGCTTAGATAAATTTAGAGCAATACCGCCAGAAATTACATCAACATCAACATCGAAATACACAGGATTAGTTCCGCATCTTAAGAATGTGTAATCTTTTCCATTCTAACCTCTTACGTTAATTTGTTTGTAGTCCTAACTAGTTTCCAAATCTGGGTCTACAAAGATTCCATATTTGAATGGAGCTTCTTCTGTATAAGCATGAGGTTTTTCTATACTCTCTACAGTACCATGGAAAATTAGGTTGAACATATTAAATAATGTATTATCATTTCCTCTCTTTTCCAACATACCGTCTTTGAATAACGACGCAACATCAAAATCAAATTTATCGGTGTTATTTTTAGTATCAATAGTGCTAATGCTGATTAATCCGCTAGCCCTATTATTAGTCTAATATATTCTAGATTTAGAAGCTATAGCAGAAATAGCTTTAGGGAAGAAGCTAAACATAGACTCTGCAGGGATAGTAGAAGTAGAGATTATATTACCACTTTCATCTGTTTCTCCAATAACTATATTCTTGTTATTAGTATGAATAAGCCCAGATAAGTTTCTTCTCTATTCACTTTTTCCGATATATTCATTAGTTGCATAATTAGAACCGTCAGCCTTAGCTAATCTTGTAGCCATAGGTTTAAATTCCAATCCAGCTCTCTTGAATAATTCAGGAGGCTCGTTAGCAGTTAACTATTCTAATATAGAAGATAATATGGCATGATATTTATGCGCATATTCTTCTTCGATAGTTAACATATTAGCTTCTCTCTTTCCGTATACACTAGAATTGCTAACATCAAACGACCTTACATATCCTCCGACGTTTTTACTAGTTAAGTCAATTCCTAGCCTAAAAGTAGGTATATCCTTACAATATTCCTAGTTAAACTTTATTAAGTTTTCTAAGTCCGCAGCAGTAACCTTATATCTATTTAAGAGATGTTCCACCTAAGGACTCTTAGCACTTAGTTTAGTTTCCCAATTCTTTCCAAACAGATTAAAGAGTTCAGATTCTACCTTACTTATATCTAATACTTTACTACTATCATATCCATTTTCAGACTTCCACTTATCTAGCTAAGATATAAAGTTTTCCAACCCTGCTCTGAAGTTCCACATGGCAGTAAACATTCTTACTCCTAGTGTATCCATTCTCCAAGGTTTCTTAGATTTCTCCCCTTCTCCAGTCAGCTAACTTTGTATTCTATGAGTTATAAGCTCAGTGAAGCTTAGTCCATGATTATTTAAGACTACCATTCTAACTTCTGGAGTATGAGTATCAGGATTTCTCTTCTATTCTATATATCTATCAGGAAGTTCTTCTGGTGTAAGATTTGTATTAGCCGATACAAACACTACAGCCTTACCGAAGATAGATTCAGAAACTTTTCCTTTCAATATATCTGATTTATTTCCTAATATATATACTGGAGACACCACTTTACGTTTATCAGTATCTAAGAAATTATTATAGTCTGAAATATAGTTACCATCCTAGTCTACTCTATTATTTTCAACAGTAGCTATACTTAAAGTTCCTCCAAGTCGTCTTGGAGTTTTTCTTTTAACTAATCTAGTAGTCTAGTGAGATTCATACATATCCGAAGTAAGTTCTATAGAATGTCCCTCTGGATGTTCTTGTACTATCCTTCTTATAAATTGTTCATACTGTTTTACTGACTCGCTAAGGTTATCTCTAAATCTCTCTGCCTTAATCTTATCAGCACCAGTTATTTTCCCGTCCTTTATTTTCTAATTTATCTTATCCTTAATTGCCTACTATACGTTAGGCTTTCTTAAATTATTAAAATCAGAAAGTAGACATATATCAAATACAGCAGAGAAAGGATTATCCTAAATAGTCTTACTTAGTCCGTCTAGTCTACAAGTAACAGAAACTATATATGAAGTTCCATCTATGTCTATATAAGTAGGCTTAAGGTCAGTACCTATTCCGAAGTTGTCTGCATCTGTAGCTTTTCTTACCTCTAATTGAAGTTTTCTATTTTTCCAAGCTTCACTAAATCCTAGTAAGGAGGTTAATGCTGGGTCAGTTACATTACCTCCGAATATAACTGAACTTTGTATTTTAGTTATAATATCCTAGTATCTTTGTTTATCTACTCTTTTAGTAATAGGCTCAGTACCATCATATATGGCGTTGATATTTCTTCTCACTGAAGTTCTTTCTCCTGGAAGCCACGCAGGATATACTCTCTAAGAACCATCTGGATTAATCATTGTCTCACGTAATCCTGTAATAGGTACTACCGTGTTAGCTTCTATTAGAAGGTCAGATAGTTCTGATACTTCTATATCCTATCTTTCTGCAGAGTTCTACTCCACAAAATCCTTATAGACTTCCTATTTAGCATCTTCTAACTATTGTTCAACCTGCTATTCTGTAGCTTCTGGGTTGAACTCAGGAGTTTTCTCTACTACTGGAGATATAACCAATTCCTCTCCTTCTTCTTTAACTTTGGGTTCTTCTTTTACCTAAGGTACTTCTTCCGAAGTCGTCTAGGATAGGTCTAATTTGTCTAGAGCCTTAGCATAGTTATTTCTGAATAACTCTACTTGTCCTGCTAAACTAAATCCGGCAGATTTCATATCATCCTAGACATTTGCTCCAATTATCCTTGGAAGCTCTGGGTCTAAAAAGATAGAAGCAGTTTTACCTCTAGACATTAAGGTATAAAATCTCTTCAAGAATGGAATAGATTCCCTAGGATTATTTAAATCGACAGACAAGTCCATATTATCTATTATAACATAGTCAAATTCTTGCCCCTGCATAAATTTCTTTCCAGGAATAATCTTTTCAGTAAGAGGTTCTCCCAAGTTAGTAAATCCTTCAGACTTTAATCTCTAATAAACTGGAGAATTAACGTCTCCTATGAATCCAATACTAGCATCTTTATGATTCGATAATGGCTTGATAATATCTTCTAGTCTAGCTCCTAGTAAGTCTCCATTTATATCATCTTCTTTATTATATACTCTGAGATTTAGTTTTCTAATGAGATTAGGAAGCTTAGCTTCTAAATCATGCCAGAGCTGATTATCTCCAGATTCCTAAATATCATTTATAGTATCTAATAATGATGATACCTTGTTATTATTACTTTGTTTCTATATGTTAGCAGTTCTTAAAGATTCCTATAACTTAGAAGTTCTAGTGGCAAAAATATCAGTAGGTGCAAGATTTCCAACCTATCCATTCTAATAACCAGATTGATTAGAGTCACTAGCTAGGAATACTGTTCCTCCAACTCTATCAGCGTACTCATCAAGTAAGGCTATCTATAAGGTATTCATATGAGCAGCCTCATCTACAAACACTAAAGGAGCTTTTATATCAGGATTAAACTTTATTTTGTCGGGCTTTAAATCAATTTTCACCCCAGAGAATCCAGGTTTTTTATACCGTTTCATAATAAAGTAGTCGGTCTCTACAGAGTGGTCAGGATTCTCAGACTTATTTATTTCTGACGTAGCTTTCTCAAAGGCTTCGTTTATTTTGTCCCAGTTAGGAAGTATCTTATCAAAGATATTAGAATCTCCTTCAATAGTATAAGAAGTTCCTTCATTCAGAGAGTTCTGTAATTTAACAGCCTAAGAAGTGGTAGGACCAATCACTAATGCAGCCTATTCATAGAATCTTTGCCTTATATTTTTTAGTACCACCTCCGTTTTACCGGCACCTGCTACTCCATTAATATATACAACGTTAGGAGTTATGGTTCTGTCGGGATTAACTAAGCTAGCTAACGCTTTAAATCCTGCTTTATAAGCCCTAGTATGTGCAGCTTCTCCTAGTCTAGAAATGTTTTGCTATACAGTAAGTGGAGCTATATCTTCATTATCTTTAACAGAATTCTAAACAGATCTATAATAGTTGGAAGGATTATCAGATAATACAGATAGTATATATAAAGCCTAATCATACTTAGTAAATCCAGATAAAGATTCATTTAATTTACTCGTTGATTGCTTTTCTAAGTCTGTATAATTTCCTAAATATTTCTTCCAAAAGTCTGAGTTCTGGAAAAATTGCTCTGGAGTCCAACCAGTATCCTTTAATATCTTGCTAAAGTTATTATAAAGAGTTTGTTCAAAACTAAATAGCTAGCTTAACTAATTTTCAGGGTCATTATCAAATGGAGGGAGCGCATCTATACCCTCAGTTAAATCATATTGTTTATCTCCTACAGTAAATTGAAATGAAAGACCTTTTCCTATGTCATACCGTAGATTATTCACAATACTCTCAGTATCAACCAACCTTCTAAGTTTGTTCATACTGTTATTTTCAGAGATTCGTTTCCATAACTCTATTTCAGTATTAAGATTATTAACTTCATCCTATAATACCTAAGCATACTCCTAACTTATCTCTGGAAGAGGTTCCCATTCCCTAGTCAATTCTGCTCTATGAGAATTTGCAAATTCGTTTATCTATTTATTCTATCCAAAATAATTAACCCCCGTTGGAGAAGTGGAGGCAGAATAAATATATGCTTGAAGTAATTCCAAAGCCTTTTGTGCATTCTTTAACTATTTAGCCTAAGTATCATTTAACTCAAATGCATCTACCTTGTCAGCTGACACATAATCCTTATATACCTAATCTAGTATATAATTCATGTTAAATATTTCTTCCTGACTATCAGACATTTCTTTTGTTATAGAAGATAAGATAGTTTCTAAAGGACTATGAGAATTGACTTTCAGTTTATTATAGAAGGAATAGACTGGATTTTTCTATATCCTACTAGCTAGAGTATTAGTATATCTAGTCAGGGTGGCTATCTATCTCTTTACTACTTCTCCCGAAGTTTCTCTTGGATCACTAGCGTTATTAGTAAGTAATTTAAGTTTAGAATCTCTTCCAAATTTTATAGGAGTTGCCTACAATGCCGCACTTAGAACTTCTGGTAGAGTAGAAGATTTTGCGGCAAAGTACTAATAGATTGCAGATTCTGAATCGTTAAGACCTTTAATTAAATCGTCTATAGTTAGTATATCACCTACAGCTTGTCCCTCCTTTAACGCAAATTCCTATCCAGCATAACCGCTAAAATTATTTAAAATATCTTTAATTGTCTGAGATTTAGTTTTAAATTCTAATGGAATAATATTATACAGTTCTAGCTTAGCTGCTTCGGTTTCTTCATCGGTTTCAGCATTATCATATTTTTCTTTGGCACTTAGTATATTGTTTACCAAATCCTCTTTATTTTCTAGATTAGTAGCATTAATTTTATTAACTATTTCCTTTATAGATTTGGAAGAAACAGCAGAATCTACAGACATTAAAGTTTGTAGACTAGGAATAGTATCATTCAACAAAGTAACTAAACTATTTGCCTACTCTTTAACTAGAGAATAATGCTTATCTTGTAGTCTCTCTTGTATATCATCAATGTTAGATAGATCCTCTTTTAAATCCTGTAATATTGTTCTATAAGGGGAAGAATCAAATTTACTGCCCTAATCAATAAATGGATACTACATCTCTCTTCTAATAATATCCTTAAGTCTATATCGAATATTCTACATTATAGTTCTGTTAGTAGAGCTATCTATAGAGTAATTAATAGGTCTAAGTATATCATCGAATTGTTGTATATAATCAGATAGTATCTAATTATTTAAATCAAATACTCTTTGTTGTCTCTAGTAATATTTCTAAACCTCGTCTGGAGTAGTTGTATTATTTCTAGCGTTATATTCTTCTTCAGATTCCTCTATTCCATTCTAGTCCATAAGTCTGGAATCCATAGTGTAGAAGGGCTTAGCGTTTAAGTATTTGTCTAGAGATAAATCCTCCTTGTCATAAAGCTATTTTAAAGAGTTAAATATTCCTTTATACTAGTTAGCATAATCCTACTAAGCTAGCATCTGAGGAGATACTGCCTTCTCTAAAGCCTTATATGCTAAGAATGCTTTGTCTAAGTCTTTAAGCATAACATCCTTAACATGGTCATTCCACTAATCGTTTAATTCCATCTATTCCTTAATGGTGAACTCCTTATTGGGGTCTATCTTATTAAGTAACCACTAAGTCCTATTTAATCCAAGAAATGCTGAGTTAAGAACAGGGTCTAACGCAAAATTTAACTTTCTAGTATAATCTAACGAGGTATCTCCGGATAAAAAGTCATTTATTCTCTTCTAGGCATTATCTACAGCATTCTAGAAATTCTGTAGGTTTGTAACCTTAGCCTACTTCTCCGCATCCGTAGGAGAGTCAGTTATTCTACCTTCTAGGGTTCCATCAGCCGTGTCAGCCGCTTTATTGTATGCTTCCTTAGCTTGTAATAACTAGTTCTGAAGCTTAGAAAACTCCTAATAGTATCCAGTTACATGAGAAGCATTTTTGTATCCCTAATATCTAGCTTCCTATAAAACCATTTTGTCAAATAGCTAGTCCTAGTTAAGCTTAGTTCCACTTCCTACTATAGCAGCTTCTAGAGAATTAATTTTTTCTAGAACTCTGTTACCTACCTATTGGTTTTGAGATTCTTCACTTTTATCAGTGCTCAACCATGTTATGTTTCCAGCTTCATCCTAAGAATACTGTAATCCAGAAATCTTAGTATTTCCTGCGCGACCTTTAGACACATAACTCTTAACAAGATTTCTTAATTCCTAAGCTCTGCCATCATTAATAAGAGCCACTAAATCTTTGTCTCTAGTTTTATTGAAGCCCTTGTACTTCTCAACTCCGTAAAACAAACCTCCACCGACAGCACCTCCAATAAGAGACATAGAGTATCTTTCAAGCATATTCTCAAATGCTCCAGTATCTTTAACACTCTTATCATATAGACCTAAGTCTCCAAGTAGAGAATAGGTAGCCTTAGTAAGGTCAGTTACTAATTCCTCACTAACTTCTTCAAGACCCTCTCCAAGAGCTTTACCAACTCCTCCCAAATTGTGGTCTTTTAAATTTTCAACGAATGTCTCAGCAGCTCGCTTTCCAAATGTAGCACCTTTTCTAAACCAATTACCTGGACTTTCTTTAGTTCCAGCTTTATATATTTCATCAAAAGCTTCTTTAAGCTCTTTCTTAACAGCCTAACGTCCTTGTTTAATAGATTCTGCCGTAAGGTCATCATAGAACACTTCTCCTAAGTGTGCGAATTTGTCTACACTAAACATAGCCGCAGTACTTCCTAAAGCTACCCAAGCAGCTTCTTTTTTAGTAGCACCTCTTTCAAGCATATCTGCATAAACATCAGTATTAGAGATTAAAGCCATATATGCTAGCGCTAAATCAGCTCCAAGCCTCTATTTCTTTTTCATTGTTTCCAATACTGGGTCGTAATACTTTTTCATGCATAGCTATCCTAGAGTAGACTATTTCCATAGTTCATCAGTAGGAGCCTCTAAACCTTTTAAACTTCCTCCTACTTTAGACTTGTAAAATTGGAATGCCTAATCTTCAGCTTTCTTCAGAGCTTTCTTATCTCCGAACCAATTTACAGCTTTAGCTATCTATTTCTGCTATCCCCATTGTAGTGCAACATCAGAAATTAAATTTGCTAAATTCTCAAAAGAAAATGTGTGCTCTTTACTCCACGTAGAGGTAGAAGTAGATAATGTCTCTCCTTTTGCAGCCAGTTTGTTCATCCATCCTGGAGTTTCGTGGTCTCCAGACCCAAATAGGTTAGTTGCAACGCTATGAAGCATAGGAAGAGTCTTAGTAAGTTCTTTAGCAACTATAGCTTTATAATAGTAAGGGGCTGCTGGAGTAAACATAGGCGCTATTAATGCGATATTTTTAGCAATTACTCCAGTCGCACTTTTTTCCAAATCGTCAGAATCCATGAAGTCTATTTTGTTAAGAGCTGAATCTTCTTTAGTTAGAATATCAGCTGCGGACAAAACAGTTTTGCCTATTGGAGAACGACCATTTAGTTTCTCGTAATAATAGGTTCCTTCCGGATTTAATTTATATTCACCCTTTTTATGTTTATTTCCTTGCTCATCTACTTCATCCTTTTCGTATTGAGCAAGTACCAAAGGTTCTGAGAATAGGTTCTTTATCCACTTTGCTGGACTACTAAATAAAGCGTAATCCTCTGGAGTAGAATCTTCAAACTTTCCTGTCTCTGGATTGAATATTCTCTAAGATTGAGCTATTTCCTATTCAGACTTAGTTCTTTTACTTGTAGTTCTCCAACCTTCTACACCAATCTAAACTCTATCAGGGTTATAGTTTGGTCCTAATGTAAAGTTATTTTCTTTGACCTTAGCATTAGCTCTATTGCTAGCAGTATCAAAGGCATCTAATTCTATTCCAGTTGGAAATTCATTATTCTAAAAATCTCTCCATCTGGATGCTTGCATTTCATAAAATCTGTCAAACTTTTCTTTAGAGAATTGTCCATTAGCATCCTTAAATGCTGAATTATCCTTAATAAAGTTTGATTTTAAATACTAATCCTTGCTTAGAAATTGAGTATTTTTAGTATTTAAACCTCCAATTGAAACTAAATCATCTATATCTAAGGTAGGATTACTTAAGCTTGATAATATCCAATCGTTTTCAAACATACTTAATTATTTAATAGTAATGAAGGGTCGGCTTTCTAGAAAGTCACGTCTCTTCTTTGGTATTCTTTCTCTAATATCTGTCCAGTAGTTGTATCAATATTTTGATTTCCTCCCAAAGCTGCTGCCATCTTATTCATATTTAATGGGATGTATATATTTCCCTTAAAGATGTGGTCATAACCATTTATAAATTCTGGCATTAACCACTCTGTCCAATCATATTCATCAATATCTGGATATTGTGTTTTATCTCCAGTGCCAACTGCTAAGCTAGTCTTCAATTGCTAAACCAATTCTGGAGACTATTTAACTTCAGTAAGGAATTTATTTTTCTTATCAATCTCTACCATTCCGTCTGTAGTCATACCAGAAGCTACTATAAATGGAGCAAATTTAGACTAGTCTAATTCACCAGTAGGTGTAATTAAAGAGTTTAAGTTAGGATACTTTTCAGTATCACCAAAAATCTTTAATCTGTCTTCATTAGTCTGGGAACTAAGTAGAAATTCTGCCTATGCTTTTGAATACTCCTCTAATAAAGAAAAATTAGGAGAACCATCAGAGCGCACAGGAAGATTAACTCTAAGCAATCCCTTGCCATCGTAAGTTATATTTAATAGAGAGTCTAAATCTACTTTCTGGTCTCCAAAATACACTCCACTATCTGCATTAATGATAGAGCGTAAACCTGAATCATTAAGAAGATTTTCCATAGAAGTTCTGCCTATATGGTTTCCTTTAGTATCTTTGACTTGTTCGTATGCAGTCCCTTGTACAGTCATTCCGATTCCAGACTTATTATCTAGCTAGTAAATAGTATCATGTCCTCCATGACTAGCCTATATCATAGTAACTAGGTCTGCGTCTAAATTGTCCCCAGTTCCTCCTTTTCCCTTAGAGCCAGAAGTCGGTTCATCAAGGTCTAGTGAAAAGTCAGCAGTTGAACTTAGTTTCGAATTAATTAGTGTTTGCACCAGTTCTACAGCTTCTGCATCAGTTCCATTTCTTGTCTTAGTTTTCAATAATGTTTTGGCATTTGCTGGTAAAGTTGTATATATATAATTAAGAGCTGCCTATGCTTGCATAGCCTAACTCTTAGTTAAGAGTTTTCCTTTATACAAATTGTCTACAGTAGCAGTATAATTTCCAGACTATTGCTGAGCATTCATAAACTCTTGTAGACCGTTAATTAGTTGAGACGCCTATGTTCTAACAAATCCTTCATTAGATTCTGAAGTAGTTCCAAGGTTTCCTATACTATCCTGAATCATTTTGGTTACTGATTCTATACCTATACCATTTTTTACTACTTTAAGCAATTCGTTATTATTAGCTAACTAAGGAGATTGCGCTCTATAATAGAGCAGTTCTGAGTTAGTTAATGGCTAATAGTCAGGATTTTCCTTTAACTATTCTAAAGATAATAATTGAAAATCTCCTTCATTATTCATACAGAATAGCTGTCCTCTATCTGTTACAGCATATTCATTAATGCCTCCATTTTTGTTCACTGTAGAGAAGGCGTCATCATATTCTTTTCTATTGAAATTAGCTATTTTCATCTAATTCAGTGCCTAGAGGTATCTTGACGCAATATTGGAAGTACTTGGGAATGGACTATATTGTTGGTCTATATAGAAGTTCTATAGAGTCTAAGTAAGTACAGCCATATCGCTTGGAAGTCCATCTAATTTTTCTAACATCTTTAGCAAATCCTTGTCAGTTAAGTCGGCACTCTCTTGATTATTATCGCTAGGAGCTACAGAAGCTCCAGCGGTTGCCCCACCAGTAACCGTTACTGGTTGATAAGAAACAAGAGGGGGAAGGGCATTCCCCCCTTGCTATAGTTTCAGTATCATTTTATCATTGAAGCTTTTATAAGTCCATATAAACTTTTAGATAATCTATCTAGAGTTTTTTCGTTTCTGTCAATACAATCCTTGATTTGTTTCTAAAATCTCTCAGCATCTGCAGTTTTAGCTTCTATTCCTGCAACAGCTATTTTAGAACCATTCTTGGCCGAAATGATTCCTCCTTTCTTTACAAATGAGATAGAGGCAGACCATGGAGTGTTTGGTACTCCGGCTTTTCCAGACCATCTTGTATTAGGAATATTATAATGCTGTCTTAGCTAATCAGTTTCTACTCTAGAAACCTTCTAAGCTGCTAGCCTATAAGAGTTAAACTCCTAAGTAGATAAGCTAGAAGGATTAGTTCCAGATAGTACTTTATTCCATACTGTAAGCTCCTCAGGAGTCAAATTAGCACCATAATCGTTAGGAGCATAATTAACTGCATTATGAATATCTGACCTTGCAAAATTATCAGCTAATGCTTTATTTTCCTGTTGTTTAGTTCTAGCATCATATTCCAACTGCTATCCAAAGGTATCCCAGATATTAAACTTTTTAGATAGGTAAGCCTATTCAAATTTACTCTTATCTTGGTCAGCTCCCCACTACTATGCTCTATTAAACATAGCCGTTTCATGTCGGTTAGCAGCATTTTCTTTTTCTTGTTGCCAAGCTAATTCATCATATTGTCGCTAAGTCTGATTACTCTTTTCTTTTCCGGCTGTTCTAGCTTCTTGTCCCTAAACTTCCGCTTGTAATTGTGTAGCAGTCTACAGACTTCCATCAGAAGTAATAGGTCTACTAGCCAGCCTTCTAAGATTAGCGTAATTTCTCTCTCCCTACATTTCTGCATCTAGGTCACTTCTAGTATAACGATGTACCTAGAATGGATCTTTTAGCAGCGGAGTTACTGATGCTTTAGCTAAGTCTGTCATTCTTCTATTCATTCTGTCAGCATACACTGCCCTAGGAAGCCCGTATGCAATAGTAGGATTAATATTTCTTAAAAAAGAAAACATCTCTCTCGTATCACCTTCTTTTTTAGGTTGTTCAGGCCCAATGACAGTTGTAGTACTTGCAGGTTTGGTGGGTTCTGTAGGCTATTCCGGAGCAACAGGTTCATTCCATATAGCAATATCGCCATTTGCCTTTTTGTATACATATCCTACATTTCCTCCTCCTAAATCTATCTTATGTACTCTAGCTTTCTTTTCTTCGTCAGATAGTGCGTCAAACTCCTTTTCGTATCTATCCATTCTTCTTAACCATGTGGATGAACCGACTACATCATCGAGTTTAGGATCATATCCTATGTTCCAAACATCATTAGAATTATTACTTCTGTTTCCAAACATATTTTTAAATAACCTATTGTGTTCGGAAGCACCTGCCTATCTGTAGGCTCTTTCCTAATCCCAATACCCTCTAATTTTTGCAGCATTGGCATTATATCCATTTACATAGTCTTCAAGAGATTTTCCCTAAAATGCAGAATTGTAATAGGACTATAAATCTTGTCCCACTAGATTAGACTATGATGTATACGTCAGGTTCTTATAGAACGGAATTGACAAATCTCCCGCATTCCCATGGGATGCATTCTAGTTAGTTATACTTACTCCTGCCTTAGAAGCATCTTTAGAAGAGTCCCAGCCTGTCAGACTTTTCTAGTTATACAGATTAGTAAACCAATTATTATTTAGTGCATATTGAGTTGCTTTTCTGGCGGTTTCTGTTATCCCTCCGCCATCGAACTTTCTCACTTTATCGAGAATACCACCTTCCTCTCTCTTAACAGTTCTTCTATCGTCTCTAGAAGTTTTCTTTTTCTTATTAGACTACTTATGAGGTAAAGGTCTATTTCTTAATGCATCTTGCATAGCATAATACCCTTCTCCAAATAACTAGTTATAAGTATTTTGTTTGCTTCTTCTAGCTGCCCCAGTAAGAGGTTTTTTATACTATGGAACTCCATACATATTAAAGTATTGTCTAACATTTCTGTAAGCTTCCTAAGCCTATAGTCTTGCTGTTCTTTCTGGATTGCTTTCTATAGCTCTCTAGATTCGAGTGTCTCCAATATCTCGTCCTAAGCGCTCTCTCTATGCTCGTTCAAGACCTTCTCTTATTCTCTAGCTATTAAATGGAGTAGTCTAAGGTTTAGGAATCTCTATCTACTACCTTGGTATTATAGCTGGAGGATTAGTTATCGGCGGTCTAGATGGGTTAACAGTGGGAATAGTTTTAGATAACCCCATTATAAACCTAGCTTCTTTAGCATCTGGAGACACTATAGACCCCTATCCAGTAGGAACTGCTAATCTTTGCTATCTAGTAGCTTCCGCGAGTTCGTCTTTAGCTCTTTTTATATCATCCTCAACTGAGTTAAACTTTCCGTCTTTCTTATCCTATTTATATCTAGCCAATCTAGCCTAGAATGAATTATCCTCAGCACTACCTGCTCTATTAGAACGTCTCTAATTTAGGGCCTCTATTTCTTGCTAAGTAAGTTTTCCTTTTCCTGATTTAACTCTCTGTCTATTGATAGTAGCTATTTCCTAAGGAGTTAACTTACCTGTCTGAGAACTTAGATTTCTTAGTCTGTCGAAATTACTAGCAGTTGTCTATTGAGAAGGTTTCTTATTACTGTTACCCTCTTTTTTCTACATTCCTCTAAATAGTCTAGCATCCCAGCTAGTATCTTCAGGAAAGAATGTAGATTCTGTTCTAGTTGAAAATTCTGGATTATCAGAGTGTAGTCTAGATTTCCAAGGTTGTTTCCAATTAAATTCTCTTCCCTTAAATTCTCTCTATAATTTCTGACCTCCAGTTAATTCTGAGAACAGTTTATTCTATGCTTTTAATCCTTTAGTTTCTCTTAATTTATCTAAATCTTCCTTAGAAATAGTTGCCATTCTACCTGTAGATGTTTTCACATCTGCAACGTCTCTTTGAGTAGTTGCTCTACTAACAGCACGCTTTCCACCCTTATACCTAGCTTCACCACTTATTGCCTATAAACCAGTTACTAAATTCCTCCAATCATCCGCAGACATATCGGAAGGATTAGACATTAATTTGTTAAAAGCATCAGCGGAGTGCACCATTCCGTAAGCCTACAAAGTTCTCATAGCTAATTTGGAAACTGGTTTTAATACTCTGACGATTTTGGCAGCTTTTCCTGTGGCTCCCATACCAGGAATTAAACCAACTCCGTCCATTATCAAACCATAGAGAGCATTTCCGGCAACACCCCATCCAGACATACTTTCATCTGCGATGTCAGCCCCTATATTAGTTAGGGTACTTCCAATTCCAAGAACTCCAGATGCTACAGTTCCATACCCAGGAATAAAAGCTGCTGCCGCTGAAATAGCATCTGCTGCTGCAGTTCCAAGTCTTACCTTATCTATAGTAGAAAATCCTTCCTCCATAGGTCTTCTCTCTGCAGCTTCTACCTATTCTCTAGTCTTTCCGGTTTCTTCTACCTTCTAGTCTATACGTTGCTATTTTTCAGCTTCTTTCTAAGCCTTCTTCTGATATTCTTCTGTATATTTTAGGAGTCCTCCAAGCTAATGTTTTTGTACATCCTTATTTCGTCTATCATATTCCGCGTATGCCATCTTCTTCTTAAGCTCTTCATTGAGAAGCATAGATTGTTCCTCATAATGTCTTGTAATTGGGTTGTATGCAATATATGACCAATTATCATAATTTTCAGAGCCAGGAACTACATAGTAGCCTGTGTCTCCTATCTTATCAGTTAGCAGATTGCTTTGAGCAGCCCAATCTAAATTGTTAGCAATGTGAGCTGCAGTAACGTCTTTCTATCCCTATAGTATATGCTCTTTCCCCCTTATTGCCGCAGCTAGTTGTGGGAAATTTATATATTCTTTAACTGCAGACTATAGCGCTTCCGTATTACTTCTGTCTACGCCATATTTTGTAGCAGCTCTATCATACATAGCATTAGGGTTATATGATAAAGCAATTGCCTAACTCTTTATTGTACTATTGAATGGATTCTATTTCTAGTAATCTGCAAAGAAAGCATCTCTTTGTCGATTATACTAATCCTACTTTTCCTCTTCAATGACAGCTCTAAGTTCATCATCCCTTCTTCTCTAAGCTAATTCCTGAGCTGATTGTTCAGCCTATCTCTCTAATTCTGATTGTTTAGCTTGAGGTTCTTCCGCACCAGTAGAGAAAAATTTGCTAAGAAATTCATTTCCAATTCCAGCCTGGTTTAAGGCTATAACATCTTCGGAATTATATCCATTACCCAGATTTTCTGCAGCAGCACGTAATCTAGATACATAAGTATTCCTGTCTTTGAATGGAGTAGAAGAAAAATCGTAATCTCCTATATTATTAATATAGTTCTCTATCTGCTCCTTCAAATAGGCAGCTCTATTTGTTGTGCCTCTCTTACCAGTAGCTTCGTCAACTGCATCCTTTTCAAGATAAGGATCTAAATTTAAATTCCCTCCTGCAGGGTTATTTATTCTTGTCCAATCAGCTAGAAATCCATGCTTAGATAAATCAAACGCATTAGAGGTCTACTCCTTAGTAGGCTATTTACTTCTTAGTGCGTTACCAATAGCATTAAAATATGTAGCAACTTCTCTATTAGCAGAGAATGTGTTATAATTTTTCTGTTTTCTCTTTTTTAATGCATTAAAATCGTCAGTAGTGATTCTATTTCCTTTATCATCATAGTAATATTCTGAACCAACTGGGTCTATATCATCATTGTCAGTATTACTTAACGCCCCTGTGGAATCAATAATTGAACCAAAGTCGTCAGTAGTAAATCTGTTAGTATTGTTTGCAAGCTAATCTTGCAAGCCAGTTAAGTATCTATTATAGGCATTCATGAACTCCTGCTTCTATCCGTCATTCCAGTTTTTAGAATTGAGGTATGACTATACATTAGTTCCTAAGTTATGGATATAATTAGTTAAATCAATATCACTTTGCCCAAATTTATACTTAACTCTTTCCTTTGGTTTCTAAGTTTCTGTATTGTTTGCCATAACTTATATATTAAAAAAGAAGGGGTACACCTAATTCAATTTTAGATATACCCCTACGTGTTAAATTTGTCAAGCGTTTATACGTCTCACTAAACGACCACCTCTGCGGTAAACAGGTTCCCCTTCTGCTGGAGCTGGGGCAGCTTCCTGTGGGGCAGCTTCTTGTGGACTACCTCCACCTCCCAATGCTTCGATTAACATTTGGCATACTTGCATAGCCATTTCACAATCTTGTCCTTGAACAGCTTGCTGTGCTCCTTGAAGTAACATAGCTGTTGGGTCTTCACCACCTTGAGGCGCTGGAGCAGGTGCTCCTGCAGGCATCGGTCCTCCTGCCTAAAACTTATTTCCTAACTTCATAAATTAAAAATTTAAAATGTAATTAATGCACTAATTATCTATCTATCTTATGTACTTCAATACTACATATTAAGATCTTCATAACCAAGAATTTTTGATACGATGTGTATATTGTTAATTTTCGTCGTTAGAATTTTTGTCTTTTCCTTCTGGAACTTCCACATATTCTGGCGGACGAGTATTTTGACCCTTTAATACCTTAAATATATATTTGCCCAAAGATTTGCAATATTTATCATAATCTTTGTCTTTATTTTCGTAAGCCTTTTTAGCTTTCTTAATGAGAGTTCTTGTTTCTTTTCTACTTACGATTCTTTCACCTCCCTAGAGATACATCTAAGTAGTACCATCTGGAGCAAGCACCTTCATAACATATTTGTCATAATCTTCAGAGTCGTCTATTTCAAAATCATCTCCTTCTACAATACCAGAATCCTAATTAACTTCTAGAATATACTTAGCGTTCATAAACGGAACTAAAGTTTCATCTTCTGGCTAAGCCTTATATACTAAGACTACTTCATCATTATCGTTAATGGCTATCTAGTCTAAAGGTATTTTAGTATCTTTCATCCACATTTCTCTAGTATCTTCATCCTCCCATACAAATAGCATACCTTCATCGGGAGGAAGATTTTCTACTCCCATTAGACCTTTCTTTCTATCTTCTTCTGTCTTGGCAACTTGACAATTATATGTCTTATCACCTACATTTACCTTTACTCTATCCATTATTTATATTTAGAATTATAAACTGAATCTAGAGAACTTACGTAAGAAGCTCTTCTAGTGGCTTCTTCTATTCCTCCTTTAGGTCTTACATAGCCGAGACTAAAAGCTCTTGCCTTACTGGATGCTGGAGTTCTTGCATTGATAAATACCTTTCTAGCACCTTCGGCATTTTTGTATCCAGACCCCGTTCCTCCATGATGCCATAAGCCTTCTCCAGTTTTTTGTTCGTTCTTAACAGTGTTAACTATATATTCTGCTTGTCGCTGAAGTTCTGGGTCTATTCCCTTTTGTACTGGTCCTCTCATCTTATATGATTTCATATGGTTATATCTGTCGGTACCAAATCCCCACTAGACTAACCCTCTTCCTGGCCCTCCTCTAAGCTACTTTTTGTGAGGGTCTGCCCCGCTTTCAGGAAGAATAGAAGATAATATACTCAAAGAAGTATTATAACCTAAGTTCTTAGAGAAGTAGTTATGTAGCCAATCAGAATTTTCCCAATTAACCGGAAATTTACTAGATAAATTCTATCTTGCCTTTTCTGGAGGACTAAGTACTTTTCCTGCCTACTAATACTTTATAATGCCACCGTCCTTGAAACTTCTGAATACTGCTGCAACTCTATCAGCATAATCAGTGGCTTCTGCATATCTTCTTCTTCCTTTGTTCTTGCCAGTAAGTTTAGCGGTAAACGTATTAATGTCATCATTCTCATCAAAATCATATAAATTCTTCAAGAACTATAACTTATCAGCTGCATATTCATCCATAGAATTATAAGAGCGGAATTTCTATTTGATGGGATTGCCTTTAGCGTCATGGTCATTTCCCCTAACATAGTCGCCTTTCCATTTAGCTCCAGTAGTTAGGTTTCCAAAGTTGAATTTACCTTGTGCAGAACGTCCCCAACTGCTTTCCTGAGCATCTTGGGCAATTAACATCTTTATTGCATTATCATTAGTTACTCCTGCTTTTCTGTAAGCAGCCGCCAAGTCAGTTACCCAAGTATTTCTGTTTTTATATGGACTATTCCATTTCATCTGGAATCCAGGAGCTTTTACCTATGATAAAGAGATAGAATAGCTAGTGGTTGCTGGCTCAGTAACAACCTACTATGGTCTAGGAGAATCCTAGGAAGGAGCATCTCGATAAGGAATATCAGGCTAAATAAGCTAGAAGGTGGGAACGACTCTAGAGGGAGTTTCAATACGTTTGTAAGATACTAACAAATCATTTAAGTCCATCTATTATTCCTCCTTGTTTTAATGTGTTAATTAAACCTGTTCTATCATCTGTGTTAAATAATATTTCTTTTACTAACAGTTTTCCAGCTTCTATTGCTACTTCATCCCTTTCTTTCTGAGAGTATTCATAGTCTGTATATTTAGAGTATAACTCCTCCAGCTTTTTAGTAACTTCTAGTGTAAATATTATTTCATTTTTTTCTATCTCTGCCTATTGCTCCCCTTCATTATCTATAACTGGAATACCTTTCTTAGTCAAGTTATCAGCATTTTCCATGTTATGTTTGCGAGCATGAAGAGCGCCTTCTGGAATTATATTTTTCTAATTAGTTTCTTCTATTTCTGGAGCGTCTATAGGTTCTGGTTTACCACCATTTTTAAATTGTTTAGGCTTCTTTCTATAGAAGTATCTATCTTTCTCAAAGACTAAATCATGAGAATCTTTTAATCCATTTTCCCCAGAATGATAAGTATCAGTTTCGAAATGAACTTCTGGATTACTCTATTCATTTCCTAGCTTTAAAAATTCATAATCTCCATTGGGTAACTGATAGATGCTTCGTAGGTGATTCTTCCCAATTCTTAAATCTTCATCAGAAGACTTTCTCCATGCTTCTAACTCCTCGAATGGTAGTACTTCAAAAGCTTTCTTAAGGTCGTAATTATTCGACAACCTATCTTTTGGAACAGTATCGTACCAAGACTAGAAAGTAATCTTCGGAGCTGCTCCTGTTATTCCATCTACTTTCTCAGTTTTTCCTCCTTCCTATAGAGTTATAATGGGAGTCCATTCTAATTCTCCTCCAGATTCAAACTACTCTACAGCTTCGGTTATAACGGGTTGCCACTCATTCAAATCTATCGCTCCCTATATCTAACCTCCTAATTTATGAGACTATATATTAAGTTTTTTAATTCTCTGTAATTTAGTTCCAAGTCTAGCAGCTCTCATATATCTCTAATCATATCCACCGTTTAGGTTGAAGCCATACTAAATATGGTTCAAATCCGACATATTAGTAGCTATAGAAGATAAATCAGAAGCCTCATTAGCTATATTAGTCATAGTCGCCTATTGAGACTCTGTTCTATTTATGAACCTGTTAGCTGATCTTCTTGCTCCTCCACTGAATAATCCATATTTCTTTCCAGCTTTTTCTTCTGCTGATGCTATATTTCTAACAGTTCCGCCGTAAGAACCTCCTACCTATTCTATAGTATCTCTATTAGCAGAAAAATCCCTAGTTTTCTTACCGAAGAAACCATTAACCATACCAACTGGAGTAAGAGATAATAATTTGCTACCTAGTACAGCATCGGTTTTAGTCATAGAATCCGTACCCATTCCACCCCATTTGGTTAATACGTCACTAACTAAACCTCCTGCCTTCATTATTCCTCCGACCAGAGGATTTATGCCCATTACTACATTTGAAGCCTGGTCAAACGCCTAGTCTCCTGCTTGCTATAATGAACCATATTTACCAAGGTATCCATCTTTATCACCTCCAATTAGTCCGCTTAGGAAATCCGAGGATTGTCCCACTGTATTCCACCCTCCTAGTTTCTAGAAAGTTCCCTATGATTTCTAAGGTGCTCCAGACATACTCTTTATCTATGTAATAGCTTTAGAGGAATCTCTATCGTTTTTTAGCTTTAAGCTAAATAAGTCTCCCATTCTAGCATTAAAATCTATAAGACTATTAGTAAGAGCCATTATCTATTCAGCTCTGTTTCTGAAATCAGCGCTATAATCAGTTCCCAGCAAATTCTACTAAGTAATAGTATTACCAGGGATGGCTAATCCATTCGTAGTCATATATGGATTCCCAGAAGGAATGGAAAGCCCATAATAGGCTTTCGCTATTCTTCTGACTTTATTTATATTCTTATTAAGCATAACTAATTCTATATACAGTATTTAAGAAATCTATAACAGCTAATTCTTCTCCGGAATATCTAATTCTTATCTTTAAGAATTTATCCTTAACATCTAACTCTTTTCTATTCTATGCTTCTCCAAAATTATATCTATAAATGCTAACATCGTCTAACCAGTTAGTTAAATCCAACGGTTTCCAATTTCCTTCGGAATTGTATCCAGATAAATCATATAAATTGTAAAGAGCGTTATCTTCTCCCCACTCTGGATGTACTGGATCATTTCCTGGGAAATCTATACCACCAGCTGATAAAACCTAATCCGGTATAGGAGAATTATAAATAGGAAGAGTCGGTAAGCTTTGTGAACTATTCTTGGCTTTTGCCCAGGTAGAGTTCTGAGGCTATATTAAGGAACCAGAGAATTTCCTTTGATATTCATTCTTATAGCATACTAAAATAGGATTAATTGTAACTTTCCATCTGTCCTCTAAATACTGACAATTAGCGGAGATAATTGACCTTGAATCATCCTAACTCAAATCGTCTATATCTACAGCCATAGCATGATTCCAGATTCGATATTCTTGTCTATTTGGATAGTAAACTACTTCCGCTCCAGATAAATGACGATAATCGTGTGAATCTGGATAAGTTACATGAATATAATAATCCTCTATCTCATTGATAGTATCTTGTCTAGTATAGTACTTATGTGGGAAGTCTGCAGACTTTGGCTACTATCTAGGTTGAACCTTCAAGAAGTTCCTATCATAAGAAATATCAGCTCCATTGTATTGCCACAATGCTTTCATAGCTTCCTGTCTAAAATACATATTTACCTTATCTTTTGCAAAGTCGTAGGTCTCCCCAATTATTTCATAGTGGAAAGATTCAGGTTTTGCCTTATTAGCAACAATTTCAAGATTAGTAAATATCTTATGTATAGAAGGGTCGTTCACTACTACACATTCAAATTCAAATGGATGCTGTCTTCCGTACCAATAAGTAGGATATATATCATCTGCTATGTCAATCAGCCCAGCCTAGCCGTGCTTCCAAAAATCTGTAGATAAGAACTATAAGTTCCATCTAGGAGCTATTCCTACAACAGATTCATAATATCCAGCATCTACTAGAGATGTTCCTGACTAAAATCCCGCTTTCATATTGTAATAGAAATCACTTAGTTTAGACTAATTATCACTATCAACGATAGATATTGTAGCCTTAATATTAAGTAAGGTTACTATTTTATCAGGATTTATCATCTCTTCTCTAGGAAGAGTAGGACGCTTTCCAGTAATGTCTTTGAATATAGGATAATCCAACACATCAGTTATTTCTAATGTATTCCCTTCGATAGAGTCTCCCACCTTAACTTTATTAACCTCGTAGTCTGCATATGAATGTCCTGCACTATTCCTATAATATAATTCAGATAATAGGGATTTAGCAGTATATAGAGCTTGGTAAGTATAGAACGTGTCTCCAGCACCGTCAGACACTTCAGTCATTTCCTATCCATCCTTATAATAGACTGGACTATATTCATCTCCTCCTTCCTTAAATTTTAGACAATATAGAGGCATGAAAGCTCCTGCAAACATAGCATCATCTGGAAGATATATACCTCCATTAGCTTCTCCACAATTTAGAGGGACTATGTCAAACTTCTTATAGTTTCCATACTAATCTCTCTACAAGGAGTAGGAAATCTAATAGTGAAGCTAGGCATCTGGAAGTATTCTATTACTTAAGGATAATATTCCAATGTATTTTTTCCTACTAGTTCCATCATTCGCTACAGTATAGTTTTGAGTTACCCACTCACCTTTCTTATTCACATAGGAAACTGGAACCTTAAAGTTAGTTACTACTTCTCCCTATTCATTTTCAGAGTTCTCTATAATTACATTAGATAGTGTAATACCGTCAGCAAAAGAACTTTCAGTATGACTTGTTCCCAGTTTAGCAATCCACTTAGAAGTATTTCTATCGAATGAGAATGGAATATTATTTATATTTTCCATATAGCTAGGAACCCAACTATAGAATGTTATAAATTTCTATAATAACTCATTCCAGCATAGATTCCAAACCTTTTCTTCAAAGCCATAAGTATTGTCATAGAAAGTAAATAATACGTCTCGCTTGAAGGCGTTATATACTGTCTTTACATTTCTAATACCTATTTTGGGAGTAAGTTCTCTTTCGCCTAAAGTAATATTTCTATTTAGAAATTCTTGAACTCTAAAGTCTGAAATACAAGTAAGAGTGTTCCCATCAGTGCGCCAAATCTTCTTAGCAACTGTGTCAACTCCATAAACATACTATGCAGAATCTCCAGTCTTTCCTGGGACTTTGAGGACACTTTCGGGCCACTGACTACCAAACATATCAGAGATAATTTTTGGGTTCTCTGGAAGCACATTAGATGTGTTTATATAGACATTTCCACCTGTTCCCTCACCTGCGACTGCTCTTTCATTAACAGGTATCAAGGCTATGCCATGTTCAAATACACATAAAAGATTAGACTCAAGAGAAATTAATTTTACTATTTCTCCGTATTCGCGAGTATAATCTCTATAATGAGTGCCTTGGAAAACTCTAAACCCATTCTTATAGGCATCATTAACGTGAATATCAGAATACATAATACGAGTTCCAAACCAGTTCTTTATATAGGGAACACCAGGAAGTTCAAAGTTCCATCTTTCACTTAAGGATTTAGTAAAACCTTTGTTGTATACCTATGATTCTGGGTGCTTATATGTTCCCTCAGTACTCATAGGAAGGTATGGATAGTATCCTCTAGGATGTCCACACATAGCCATTTCGTCTACATTAGATGCGTCTAAGGTACGGATGTTTAGATTATTTGATGACCTAACCTTGAAAGTAACCCACATTCCGAGTTGAATAGCATTTACGTCTCCAAGATTTATCTATTCATATTTCTCAGTATTATTTGGGTCGTAATTTTCCTTCCATGTATTCTCATCTACTATCTCATCATTATAAGGAGCAGAAGGGTCATTAAAGTTTCTATTTACTCTATGGGTAAACTGACATAAATAGCAGTCTCCTCTATAAGCATTAAACTAATATCCACAACTTCTATCTTCCTATCCTACTATATTACTAGGAGGATTAATCAAATATTTATCTGATTCTTCTATATCATATCTATCGGTGATAGCATTAAAAGTAGAAGAGTCAATCATTCTAAGGTAAAAATAGCTCTACATATTAGCAGTAGAGTATCCTGGTATGTAAATGTTTACCGTTTCCGCAGGTTGGAATTTATTATCTTTATCGTTAAATGCAAGATAAGGTCCGAAACTTCCCCTAATTATATCAGTATTTATCTGCTTGTTAGATATAGTTTCTGAATCCTCAGTATCATTCTTTTTAGAGTACTCAGATTTATAATCCTCTGCGATACATTCATATCTCCAAGCCTCTTCAGCTTCCCCAGCTCTACTTCTAAATAGCATATCGTCTACACCTACACACTTAGTGTTATCAGGTACGGGAATTATCTTTACTGAATAACTAGTATTTACATTCCTATCATAGTAGGCAGGAACATAAAAATGTCTATCGTTGTTGGTAAAGTAATTATACGAATGTCCATTTAAACAGTTAATATTCTAGGAGTTAGTTAATTCTACAAGATGTTCATTTCCTGTAAATATCTAATTATATTTAGCCTAGTCTACTTCATAATCCGGACACAGTATTCCAGCTACGTAATTGCTATCAGAATCCTTTGGAATAAATCTATTTCTAAAGTCCTAAGTTAACTTTCTTGAGCTTTCTGTTTCTGCTATCTTATATCCAGAAGGAGCCTAAGTTGCTCTACCATTTAAAGTTTTTTTCGCAAAGATAGAAGCAATGCCGTATCTTAGTTCCTGAATACCTCCAGCTGTGGCAACAGATAATCCGGCAGCCGCTCCTACGGCACCAGCTCCTACAGCTAGAGTTCCCACAGTTCCCAATCCTGCCCCTAACCCTACTGTACCTGCAATTGTTCCTGCGATAGTCCCTACTGCAGAAGCTCCAGCGGTTACTGCTCCTGCCATTGTAGCTCCAGCTACTGCAGCTGCAGCGGCTCCAGCGGTAAATACAGTAGCAGCAGCTAAAGCAACAACTCCTACTCCTATAGCAACAGCCTTAAGAATCTTTCCAAATAGTGATGATGACTTCTTCTTAAATTCAAAAGAATATCTATTTAGGAACCCTTCTGAAATAAAATTAACATCATTAATATCACTAGTTGTAACGTGGGTCATGCTTAGTGACTCAGATAATTCTGATAAAAATCCATCGGCTGTAGGTATGGTTGGAGTTTTAGCTTCCTTATCTATTCCTATTGTTATTCCCTAAGCCAAGATAGTTGGAATCCTAGTCTACCTTACAAAGAAATATCCTTTAACATATTTCTTAAGTTCTTGTATAGTAGCATCATCTACTCTAATATCAACTGAGTATATAGTATTAGTATCCTTAGAAGGATAGAAAGATACTACTCCTTTTATATTTTCATAAGAATCTGCTCCATCATATCCTAAAAGGGTGTAAGATTCCTCATTATAATTTACATAATTTCTCTCTTGAGTAATTCCATTATTTATGTAAACTGGAATATTAGTATATTGGTTATCTATATACTGAGGATTTTCTGCAGCTAAAGCAATTTCCTAGGTTGTTCCAGCACTACCAAATTCCTTGATATTGCATCCTCCTCGAATGTTAAACACAGGAGATAATTCTCCATTTGGAAGAATGTAAACTATTCCGAATCTATAGATTTCTTTACCCCAATATCCAGTTTTGTTATATATAAAAAGAGGGTCTAAATATCCTTTGTTTGATGTAGAAACATTATAGTCCTAATCTATATCCACAGTATAAGTTTCCTACTTTAAATAAGGCAAGAATCTTAAGGATAAGTCGGATAGTTCATTATATGGAATATCTGGTTTGTGCACATTAGCTAAAAATAACATATTCTAACAGGTAGCAGATGTAACTACACTATCGACGGTATTATAGCTAAGATTAATATCAGTAGCTGATAATTCAATTATATCTTCATATCCAGTAACTATTACGTTACATATTTCCGCATTATTTACTAAGAATTTCTTATCTATTTTCGCGTATTGAGTTTGAAAATTCTCCCCAGCCTCCGCAGTACTTCTAGAGTAGTATACATAAACGTAATCGTATGAGGGGTCAATGTTAGTAAGCTAAAAACTTACCTATTTGAAGCTATTTTCGTTTTTCTATCCTGTTTGTACGGCATAATAATCGTCAAACCCTATAAATATACTAACTAAGCTAGACTCTCCAACAAAATCGGTTTCATTACCATCTGCATCTGATAGTTTAAAATAAAAATGGTAATTTCCCACTTTCAAACTTCCTCCAGAATGTACTCCTCTAAACTCGATTTTTGGTATCTTTACAACTCTTTTGTATAACGAGGTATCGATATCAAACTAATCTCCCTAATCGTATATGTTAGTATCATTGTTTCCTTTTCTATCTACGATTTCATATGTGTTCTTACCAGTTGCACTGAATCTACTATTAATTAGTCTAGGTATATTTATACCGTCGTTAATTATCAAGTTCACAGAGCCGTCATAACTATGCTATGGAATTATATGAACTGGGTGTTCAAGAGAGAATTTTAATTCGTCCGTAATGAAATCTACTAATTCTCCAGACTCTCTCAAATAAGGGTCAGTTTCTGTAGTAGGAACATTATACCATGCATTATTAATATCTGAATCTATTAGTGCTTGTTCTAGATTAATTCGGTCAGCATTACGACCTTCAGAATAAGCTTCTTCTATCCATTTACCGAAATCAGAAGGAGAAGAGACAGTTTCTACTGTCTCTCCATCTGGATTCCAGGTATAACTATAATTACTAAGATTTCCTATCTTATAGTTATATACATTATTTTTCTTATAACGGTGGGCTGTGCAATTTATACTTATCCCAAATATAGACCACAGGTCTCCCAGAGAATATAATTGCTCCTTATATTCATACATATTCTAGGTAACTCTGTAATTTCTAAATGGGTTATATTCATATACCAAATTACCCTTAGTTGGAAGCATCTTAGTCTATACATCCAAACTAATGTTTCCGTCAAATAGTTTAATCCAATCAATCATAATATTTTAATCCAGAATAAAATCCTGTAAGTGATCTAGATGAGTCTCCCTTAATGTGAGTAGTTACTTTCACATAATATGTTCCAGTAGAAGATGACGGCACTTGAGATAAAGCTAACTAGTTATTTATTAGTGTAAGCTGCCTCTTAACTCGTTCTATATTGAAACTACTATAATTTCTGGCAAATGAAGTCTGTATTGTTTCTCCATCTAATATATCGTAATTAGAAACTCTTCGTAAGGAATATCCAGTAGTTACATTAGCAAATTGCTTAGTAGATGGATTATAATAATATATAGCTCCTTCGGTAAAAGATTGTGTAGTAAATCTAGGAATGTCAGAATAGATAGAATTTACTATAATTCTATTAGATACACTAACAGTATCTGTGGTAGGAGTAATATATGGGATTTTTATTTCTAATGGATTAGTTCTTAAGCACCCATATAATTTTAAATTTACATTATTTTCCATTCGTAAGTCTTCCTACGTCCTTGTGCTTAAGGATGATTTATTGATAACCTATTCTAGGTATTCTGAATACTTCCATCCCCTAAACACTAGCAGCTTATTATTTTCTATATTCTCGCTAGGTTGCAATTCTATTACTACATCTCTACCGTAGATAGAGTAATTGTCGGAAAGATATACATAGTTATAAGGATAATACTACTAAGACTACCCTGTATCTGATGATAAGTAAAAGAGCTATGTTAAATATCCAAGTACAATAGGAACGTAATAAGTTAGAGAATTTCCACTCTACATATGGTCTCCTGGTTCTATAACACCATCTACAGATATTCCGCATAAGGTTCCTCCCAAATCCCCATTTCCAAATGTCTATCCAGCTTTTACTAATTTATTAGAAGATATTACTATATTGCCATTTTTTCTAGCATTACTATAAGCTGGATTGTTACTATTATTATACGCGAATCCCATTGGGAACAAGAACTTAAAATTATTCATGATTTTATCATAGGTGAAAGACAATCCTTCATGTATCGGCTGGTCTCCGTTATCATTTATACTTCTGGTATTATTATTATCAGGCTCCCCAGCTACGGTATTAATCCCATTTTGGTCAGTATTAAAACTAGCAATAGATGAATTATACTCAGTAGAAGCACCTCGTTTTTCTCTAATAGAACAGAAGTATATTTTAGTATATTGTATTTTATTTTCCCCACTTACTCCCATAGAATATGTTTCCAAGTCTTTTACATTAGTAACAAAAGATTTCAGAATTTTTAAGGGAGAGGTATCTAACTAATTATAGTAGTAGTATTTACTGTAGTGAATACCTCTAAGAGTAAGAGGATAGCTTTTGTTTTCGTTAATCCTGGAATTGGCCTCATCGTAGTATATCTTATCAAGAGTAGTATTGTATACACTAAAATTAGTAGTTGAAGTTTCTTCCTATTTCTTTGAGTCTATATATACTAGCTCAGCACCTTCTGAGGAATTTCCTACCTTTTCTCCTTCTAAACTAGAAGACAGATGGAAATTATTTGAATAGTTCTAATATGCATCCTAAGTATTATATAGCTCATCTCCATTTCCCTAAACAGATGAATTTACAAGTTTATTTAGTGTATCAGAAGTTGTAGCATCTACTTCTCCAGTTAAATTCTCTGCTAACGTGGGGTAAATCCCGGAGGCTATAGTAGTATCCTTTTCGGTGAATTTAACCTAAGGTTGTTCTGGGTAGTTTTGAATATACTCATTTGCTAAGAATATTCTTACATTTATGTTACTAAGCTATCCTTCCTCTAAATTAAAAGTATTATAATCCTACTAAAGCCCTGCTCTAACTGCCATCCTAAGATTATCATCCTAAGTCCTGTCCTAGTTTACGAACTGCACTGTGGCAGATAATGATTTAAATGCGTTTTGGCTTGTTATAGGACTAGAAAAATTGTCATTAGCATAGTAGCTTTCCTGTTTTATTTCCCACTTATCCTTAACAGTTTCAAACGCTGCCTAGCAATCCAAATTTAGGCTAAACTATAACCCTCTAAAATCCTAAGTAGAGTAATAATAATCATTAAACATAGTATTAGTCCAATACCATCTGAAGTCTTCTATATAGGAAGCCTCATCTTCCATGTATTCGTCTAATACGCCAACACTGCAATACTTAACTATAATCTTAACTAAATACAAACAATTACTATATAGAGTTCCAGCATCGTTTAGATAATAAGACTGTCCGTCCTACATTTCATCTATAGACACCACTTTCCCACTAGAGTCAAGGTACACATTTGAAATAGTAGCGGCGTCTTTAGAAACGCTCGCACCTTTATGGTAAAAAGTTGTATTCTTTTCATCCTTATTATTTAGCTTATAATTAGTTCCAGAAGTATTTAACGTAAAATATTCTGTAAACTTACCATTGTAAGATATTTTTCCGGAATTGTGATAAGCAGCAGCAAGCCCTTGATTATCATAGAATAGGAAGACTACCTCTGAAATTCCCTTATTTGGTTCAGTATAAGCTTCTAGTCCCCAAGTTAAGGTGCTAGTATTTTCATAGTTATAATATCTCCATGAATTGAGTTCTATGCTTTTGGTTCCTATCTTCTTAAAGTCTATATATCCGTCTTGAGAAAACTCTCTAAGTAATCCATAAGGCATAGAAGGAGTTAGTTCATAATAATAAATAAGATTATTAATGTTCAAATTTTTCCACTCCTCTATAGCTCCTTCAACGACTTTCTATTTTAAAGGAATAAGAAAATCAGAAAAATGTTTTACTATAGGATAATTAAAAGTATTATTGATAATGTCGTCAGACATAGGTTTAGCTGTAATTGCCTTTAACTCATTGTTATAATTAGTGTAGTAAAGTACTTTACCAGTCTCTTTATCCACTGCACTGGATGAACAATTAAAATAATATTTCCCCTCATCTGGAGTTCCGTCCTCTTTTCTGGATAAATTAGCTTTTATCAATTCTACATTAGATAAACCTAATTCCTGTTTAACCTAATTTAGCTTAGCTTTAGACTGTGCATCATAAGAACCTGAATTTATAAAATTTTGAAAAGTCCCAGTGTATGCCTCTGGACTATATACTCTAGAAATAGTTTTATAGTTATAATCTATATTAGGATAAGCAATAGGAACACTTGGCCCATCAACCCAATTTTTATTCTTTCCCCCTAAAGCCCAGCCTCCGGTATCCTTCTCCCAAATCTAATACTTACCAGCATGAGTATCGTCTTCCCCAGTCCATTTAGAGTTAGTTAATACTACAGCATTTGGATTAATATTATTATTATCAGTACTCCAACTAAAATTCCAATAAATAGAATATCTATTAGATTGATATTCAGAATTATCTTCTACTTCTTTAGTATAAGCGCTCCAGGTACAGCTAAATCCTGTAATTTTTTCTAATTCTATTAGTAAAGCTAATTTACCAGAGACTTTGGAAGAGAATACTGAATATGCAGAACTAACCATAGTTCTATAACTGTCTAAATCAGGCTTTCCTACTATCTTCTATGAATTTTGTATATAGAAATCATTTTCCTTATACCATTTAGTAGAAGAATCTAAGTAAGTAATCTTTCCAGACTCTTCTATACTAACTACATGAATTTTAACTAGCTTCGGGAATCTTTCATGTTGGTGAGAAGTGTTGCCGTAATCTGATAAATGTTCATGATTTCCTTTACTATCAAGTTCAGCTGAATATATAATATATTTATCGCCTGAAGTCATGTCTTTAGTTCCGTATAATATCTTCTTTACAGAACTAGCAACTAATTCCCCATTAGGTTCACTTCCATTACTTCCTTGAAAATCTGTCCATTTTAAGGACTATCCCATTCCTCCTATTTCCTCACTACTTATATTTCTTTCTGGACTTGGGAAACAACCAATCTGAGATTTGTTAGTAATTGGATTATAAGATACTATATAGATAATATCCCCAAATTCACAAGTTCCCACTGGAACATATCCCTCTGGAAGATATGCTGTCTCCACTCTTCCATTACCCATATCATTCTAAAGAGACATCTCGTTCCCATTAAATGTTAACAAGGTAGCATTAAGTGCAGATGTAAGAGTTGTAGCCTATGTATTATCTGGAGCGAAATCCATTACTAATCCTTCTGCGAATGTATTTTTCGCAGTCATAATTGTATTAGTCATCGTTTCTCTTGTTTTTGTTATATTTTCTTAAATTATCTGAAATAAATTGATAATTATAATTAGTTAATAATATATCCTAAAATTTTAGAGGTTCTCTAACTAAGATTAGTTCTGCTTTATCTGTAGTTAATTCTTTCTTATATAAACTAATTCCGAAATCAACTGGCATAGGTAATCTGAATATTGCTACTCGGTTACTTTCTGATATATTACACTCATCATATATTTTGTAGAGGATGATCTTAGAAAAGGTAAATCTTTTCTTTGGTCGTCCTCTTTTATTTTTCTAACTCAAATATTCGTTATACTAATTCTAAGTTAATGCAAAGTAATAGTATCCATCCCAAGGGATGTGCTTGCGTTTATACATTATTCGTAATTTAATTCTCATTTTATTTTTATAGTACTCAAAATACTTTAGAGAATCATTCATTAACTATCCACAATAAAACCAAAATCCATTTCTGTTAATTAGAGTATCTCCTCCATAACTATTATGTAAGTATAACGATTTCCATCCGTATTGCAAAATTCTTTTAATATCCGACTTAGGAATATTTGGATATTCTGCACAAATTTGGTCGTAGTAATCCTATATAGTTTTTAGTACCATAACAATTAATACTATTTACCTCTGTTAGTATTATCTACGATTCTCTACTTATCTTTTGCTGATAAGTATATAGGTTTCTCTCTTGGAAGCCTCTTTTCACTCTACATCTCTAGAGTAAGCTAATATCCGCTAAAGTTAGACATTACAAAGTCTATGTCATTCCATTTTCCATTCTTAAATGCCTTCTTAAATTTTTTACCTTCTGTTCTTTTCATATACATATATGCCTATGTCCTAGCCATTCCAGGTAATTTAAAGTGGACATTGTTATCTATAATATCATCTACTACCATCTGAACACTTTTGGCAAATATAGATGCCGCCAAATCTCTTTTATTTCCATCAGAGTATGTTTCCTTACACTAGTCTGAAGTCATTTTCAGTTTTTCTACTGGGAAATTCATAAAAATGTCATGCAAAGAAAAAGCATGACCCATTGCATAATTCTTATTACTCATAATCATAAACAAAAATAGGGAGACAAATTGCCTCCCTATATATTTTACATAGTTGGTTTATAGCTCTTGTTATAAAACTTACGTCCCCAAGAAGCCTATACATTAAGTATTTTATCCATCTCTTCTTGAGATACATATTCTGGAACTCTAGCCGCTAAGCAATGCTGTAGCCACTAGCGCTTCAAGTCCTAAGCCATTTTCAACACATTCTAATTGTTAGTACGTATTGCTTCCTTGTATTTCTATACATAGGCAATATATTCAGCTATTGCAATAGCTTCTTTATCGTTTATTTCGGGAAGACCTTCCTCGTCAAGTAGTATTCCATGATATAGAATATTTACTTTTCCTGCACCTTTATTAACATAAAGTTTATCTCCTACTCTTTTATATTTAACGAACTTACCGCTAACATAAAAGGGATCTAGGAAAGCTTTTCTACTTTCAATGTAATTCTCAGTGTACAAAGACTATATGTCTCCAAACTCTTTCGTATTACTAGTGTAGTCCCAATCCTCTGGACCACAATAGGTTACAGCCTCTATAATGTCTACATTACAAGGTAATTCGACTGACCCATCCTAACAATTTATATCTAATAGTGCTCTATACAGTCTGGTGTTTTTATTTCCAATAAAATTGTATGCCACTAAACCGATTTCCTCTAAATCATCATTATCTCCCTCAATATCGTATAGCGTCTAAGCTAAACTTATAGCGTAATGAAAATTATTCTATCCCATATCATCCTCCTGTTACATACTACTAGTCATTAGGTAGAGGCTAAGCTGCAACCTATCTATAATAGTATAATTTTTCCTTAGTTAGTTTTTCCTTAACTAGCTAATCAATAAAGCTAGTATTTACATCAGGCCCATTAAGTTCATCAGTATTACAGCAACTGTACTACTTTAGCTATCTTGGGTCTTTGAATACTGCAACTACGGAAACCTGCTACAAGAATGGTGCATTAAATAGAAAACAATCTAACATTCCGTTTGCATTTGGTGCGAAATCAATCCAAACGTAGGGTTTTTTCTAACTTCTTTTTCTATACTTTCTATTATTAAATTCAGATAACGATGTTACTATCGTAAACTTATTTTGCCTATCAGTAGAACCTATATACTCAATAGCTTGCTTTCCGTACTATGAAATAACTTGTGGTATTTCGAAATGAGCTGTTATAGTATCATCCGCACTTCTCACTCCACATTTACATCTCTCAAGAGACTCACAGTCTACGTCGATGCAGTTAATCGCTATCAACAAGTCTTTGATAGGAAATATTCCTCTGAGAAAATACTAATGTAATATGGATAATCTACAGGCTACTATTTCATCCTATAGCTAGTCCATATTCATAGATAAATTCTAATGATAACCTCTTAGTCCAGATACAACATCATTACGAATTTGGGATGCAAGTTTCTCTATATACATTATTCTTCTGTTTTATCAGGATTAGTCATTATCCTATGTTTGCAAGTAAAGTTATAACATCTTATTCCTTTTAAATAAGTAACTTTAGATTTTAGAGTGGCAATTTCATTACATTTTGCAGATATGGCTTGGGATTTCTCTAACATAATTTTATCCATTTGCTCTCTCAATTCCGATATCTACTTTCTAAAATCGCCTTCAAGCTCATGGTAATCCTTTATGTACTTATCACACGTCTTCTACAAATAATCATACTAGTCTTGTTTGAGGTCCGTTTTTTTCTACTCAACATCGACTATTGAAGATTCGGCTTCAGCTTCTACTTGTTTCTTTTTGCTCTTAAAAGTGCAAATATAAGTAATAACTACGCCTATACCACCACTGCCTATTACTGCTAAGGCCCATTCTAAAATTGGCTGTTCCATACCTTAATTAAAAGAAAAGGCGGAACAGGGTAGTCCCGCCTTTAGTTTATTTAAGCACCTAATTCATCTTCTTCATCTTCACTTACAGAAGATACAGATTCAGCATCAACGTCTACTACTGTTCCGATAGTAGCTAATGCTGCTTCCCAAGCAGCAATTAGTGTAGAATCATTTTTTACCCAGAACACATGAGTAGTAAAAGAAGTCATTCTTTGTCCTACAGCGTGTAGACCATCATTAGTAGCTGGAGCTTCATACTCTACAATATATTGGTTGTAAATAGCTCCAACAATAGGAGTTTCTACCTGACGGATATGAGTCCATTGGTAGTTTGCAGCAGTCGGAAGTCTCAAGTCTTTAATAATTTGAGAGTAAGTACCGAAGCTATTCTTTCCTCTTTCGTCTAGCTTAATGTCAGTAGCAGAAGTTTTCGTTGGGTCTAACTCTGCAACTTTTTCTGCATAATCATCATAAGCATCGAATGTGCTAATTTCGATTTTGCGGAATCTCTGATATTCAGTAGCTCCTTCGAGAACAAGTTTACTACCAGTTACAGAAACATTAATTAGGTCTTTATCACATAAGAATACATGATTCTTTTTAAGCATATCTGCTACATTTTTGGCAATAGTAGCAGCTTCGTCAGCTTCTTTAACGGTAAATTCAATCCAGAATGGCATACCTTTTTGAACCCAGGGAGTTGAATAAATGTAAGGTTCTGCGCCTTCAACACCCAAATAAATATCGAGTCTGCAATATGTTTTTGCTCCTCCTGCTTTTAAAGCAGCTAAAAGAGTAGTATCACCGAAATCAATAGTAGCTTTACAAGGCACTGCCTCATATCCAGCTCTCTTTCTAATAGCTTTTACGCATCCCTTAACGAATACAAAATCTCTTTTAATCTTTAGAGCATCAACTTCTTCTCCGTCGATGTTTGTTTTGCCACTCTTGAAAAGATAGGTATTATCAGTACCTTTCCCGTTCAATTTACTTGAATCTGGATCCAGATTCGAATTGATAATTGTCTAAGTTTGAAAATTTAAACCTGTTGCCATAATTAATTAAAGTTTAATTAGCCTTGTTGAGGGGCTGGTTGCTATTGCCCAGTTGGTCTAGCAATAGATTGAGTCATCTAAATATTGTTACCTAGTCTTGGGTCATTTACACGCTCCATTACTAAGTGTACCAACTCGTTTATAATCTCTTGGTTTACATAATCTGGGAACTCCATAATTTGAGAAGTATCTTCTGTTAAGTCTATTTGCTCTTGAGTTAAGCGAATAAACTGAGGACACTTAACATAATCAATCTGCACTTCTACTAATTGGAACAAACTATCATCCTTACCATATCTAATTTCACAACGAACATTAGAAGTATTTCCAGCTCTCAATGCAATGGGTTTTTCAACTAGAGATACTTGAGTATTTTTTCCATTTACATTAAGCTTAAATGTTCTTTGGAAGTTAGAGTTTTGACTTTCAGGAGAAGTTCCTCCAGCAGTTCCTGCATCAATATCATTATCTTTCCACTCTCCTCCAGAAGCTGAAGTAACCTGATAAATGCCATTCATATCAGTACCAACTTCTTCTAATCCTGTTCCTGTTTTCACAGAAGTTCTAGGGTCAGTAGGTAATACCTACTATTGGTTAAGATTGTGGACATAATAGTACGGACGCATAGGCGAAGGTCTATTATAAATGTCTGTAATGATTTGACTCCAAGAATCGGCAGTTAATCTTGTTGCAGGGATTTCAATATATGAGCCTGCATCCCAGCAATCTTTTTGTTTAGCAACATAATAAATGCAAACACAATTCAACATATGTAAGTAGTCAATAGGCATATACACTTCATACGTAGCACCGTGTAGAGATTGAATTGAGCGATGGGCTTTACTTAAATAAGATGAAGCCTAACCAGTATATCCTCCTTCTGGAGAATCCTAGTTACCAGTAACTGCTTTTGTGTTCTAAATAGCACTATCTTTCGCAGCTCCAGATGCTCTTCCTGTAAGTTCTACCTTGTGAGGAGTCAAGAAAGTCGTAGACTTCAAGACTCTCAAATCATCAGTAGTTTGCTAGTTAATATCGTACACGTTGTATACCTTATTAATATACTAGTTTATAGCTTTATTAAATAAATAGTTAAATTCATAAAGCTTAAGTGAAGGTGCTTGAATTTTACTAAGTTCTATTAGTGTAGCTTCAAAAACCTGTCTTGCGGTCATTTCGTATTATATTAAAATATTGATAATTAATCTTCAAACACGTCTTGATATGTGTCTTTTCTGATTAAGGCTAGGGTTTTACTATTTCTAGATAATTTCATCCATTCAATTACTGCATTATCAGTAGCACCTAATGCAACTTTACCATCTTCTCCATAAACGAAGAGTCCGTCTTTTTTAACGATAACTCCTTTTTCACGAGCTTCTATAAATAACATACGAAGTTGAATATCTCCACCAGTATAGCAGTTGATAATCTTTTCCGGAGTTTTCTCAGCTATAGATAATAGGTAATCTTCAACATCAGCATTTGGCTGATTTTTCATATCTCTACCTAAAACTTTAGCTACAAGTAATCTTCCTTCATATCCGCGTTCGTCATTCATAATATAATTAGAAGCCTCTACAATAAGTTTACGTCTAGTAACTCTACGTTGAGCTTCAAATCCAGGTCTATCTACATAAAGCTCAGCAGTACCGTATCTAGGTCTTTTTGACCTCGGGTCTACTGTTCCGTCGATTAGATAATCACCCTTCTCGTTTTTCGCAAATCTGTCAGGAGCGATTAAGTCACAATTTTTAATTGCCTCCCAAACAGCTCTATCATAGACATCATCTAGATTGAAAGTCTTACCATCTTCTATTACAAATAACTCAGTCTCTGGAATATATGCAGCTAGTCCTTTTGATTCATTTTCAATTTCTTCTGGGGTGAGAATAATATCTCCTTGGGAGTTTACTCTCTTTACACAATCTGCGTATCTACCACGAGCATCCTTTTGTGGTTGTATGTAATATTTTTGTCCGACTTTACCAAATACACTTCTTAATACAACGATGTTACTTTTTAAATCTCCATCTTGTACCTCATTAACCTTTTTTGCCATAATTCATATTCATATTTTAAAGAATTAGGTGGGGAAGCACCTCGTTCCCCACCGTATCTATTTTTTGTTTAATCTTATCTTATTTTAGATTTGTTATTTTCAGATAGCCCTTATAAGGTTTTTTATATTTAACAGCACTTCTCATACTAGATTCTTTTAAATTTTCATCTGGAAACATTTTTATAAAATCAGTTATACTAATATTCCATTCTTCTCCAGTTTTCATATTTATTATATGCCTAAGCTTTTGTCGAGCTTTTGATATTTTCTCTCTAGTATCCTTACCATACGTTTTTCCTCTATGATAATCTCCGATTTTCTTTCTGGTTTCCTCAGAAACAATCCTACCTTTGAGTTTTGAAGATATTTCTTTTTTAGCTTTTTCTGAATGATGCTTTCCAAACATTCCATTACGTTCTCCAAATAATTTCCTTTTCTCTATCCATTCTGGAGCTTGTTTAACTCCAGTCATGTCTGGAGTATAGTCAAAATATTTGTTTATACATAAAGGATTATCTGATACAGATTTTAGTAATTTAACTTCTCCACCATTTGCTAATTTTCTAGTAGGGAAAACTTCTAGTATTTCCTTTTTGAGTTTATCTTTATGCTCCTTAACATAAATCTTGTTCCATATAGAACTTGAACCCATATAAGAATCTTCTTCTATACTACATTTACAACTTCTTACTCCGATGTAAAATTCTCCAGTACTAATATTAGTAATTTTATAATTATAATGATACATATTTATAAATTTTTAGTCATTCAATAATACATTTTACAACGAAGAATACAAAAAATTTACATCGGAATATAAAGTTATTCTTAAAACTTACCTCTAACTTAAGTAATTTATATTACTCTTTGCAGCGCAATATGAAACTTCTATAGGGATTAAATACTGCAATACCAGCATATCCATGTATAGTCATCATACCTCCAGCAACAGGAGTTGAAACAACACCACTGTCACCACCTGAACGACCACCTACACCAAGTACTTCGTTAAAGATGTAGTCTTTTCCTTTCAGAGAATACATAGCTACAGGAGGTTGAGTAGAAGTCTTACCAGTCGTAAGGTCAATACATAGAGCGTATGGTTCTAAGAACTCTCTACTTAATGTTCTATCAACTTTAAATGACACAACATTTCCACCCCATTCGTAAGCGTCAAACGTAGCACCTACTTTGATGTATTTTCCTTCTCCACCTCTAGACCACAAGTAAGCACCATCAGTCTTACGAGTAGATAGATAGTCTCCAAGAACTCTCTGTACAATTCCCCACATTCTTTCGTTTACCATGAATACAAAGTGATTACCAGTAGGTTTCTCAGCCTTTTCTACCATAGTAGAGATGATTGTGTGGAATGTGTTAATAGTTACTCTATTAGCAGCATACTTAGAAGCAAATCTTTCGATTTGAGGAATCATACCGTCACCAATAGGAATTGGACGTCCAGTACCTCTATCAGAGATAGTAGCTTTACCGTCTACTCCGATGTTTCCTTTAGCTAATAGAATCATATTTTCACGAGCATATAAGAAGTTTTCAATTAAGTTCTTCTTCATAGGCTCAAGTTTGTAAATCTTTTCAGTTAAGCATCCTTGATTTTCGCCTTTACCAACCTTAATGAAAGTATCTTCCATTAATGCATATTTAGAAGAGTAGCTATCGTCAACACGAATAGTTGTCATATAGTTTCTCATCTTTTCAACGTTAGATTGATACTTAACGAAACCAGTATCATGCAATTCTGGCTTAGCGTTACCAATGAAACGAGTTGTATCACCAATTTGACATCCATCCTTATCTAGGATTGACGAGTAGTCATCATCAATAAGTCTTACCATTACAGACCACATATTGTCTGCTTTTCTAGTAGGACGAGATACAACAAAACATTGCTATCCAGTTTTTTCAATTTTGAAAATTTCGTGTAATTGATAATAGTTTTCTGGGAAAATCATTTCAATTTCTGAGCCATCAGCTCCATCTTCAACAGGCACTGCTGCGAAGGGGATTCTCTTAATATAATTAGTTTCTACTTCCCATTCGAAATAAGTAGAATCAATATTCTGGAATCCAGTAGCTTTCTTGGTATCTCCGTAGAAAATATTTCTTAGAGCTTCTGTCAAGAAAGTTGCAGTAAGTTCCGGATAAAGACGAGATACAACGCCTAAACGGTGAGGTCTTTCTCCCAAGAATTTACTAAAATCTTCATAAGTTCTAGTGTCACCCATCGTTGGGCGATTAGTTACAAAACTCGCTACAAGCATAATTATTCTTTTTAAATGTTAATAAATCTTAATACCAATCTTCATCATCTATAAACACATCGTCTGTGGTTTTCTTTTGTGAAGCGGGTTTGTTGAACACCAATTTAGCTTTAGGTTTTCCTTGTAAATCTAATTTGGCTTGCTCATAACCTCTTCTATAGTTATCCTGAATCTATTTATTTAATTCTTCTACTATTTTATCCTCATTAAGAATCCAGAATGCAGCTTTAGTAAATAGGGCAGGGTCATTCATAGCTCTACCAAATGCACTTAATCCTTGGTCATCTATTTCTAGCATAAATGAGGATAAATCTTCTATATCGTCGTCAGATAGTTGCAGCGGTTGTCCAGCAAAGGAATCAAGTTCTTTAATCTGTCCTTTAATAGAGTCAGCAAATCTATTATAAGCAGCTTCCTCTCTTGCGGCTTTCTCGTTAGCTATCTGAGCCTCTTCATCTTCCTGAAGTCTTATGTACTCTTTGCGGAGTCCTTCTACTGTTTTCTTGAATAGACCTTCATTTTGTTTAGCTAATTCAAGTGCTTGATTAATTTCCTCATCAGAAATATCCGACCCGACTTTATGTAATAAATCCAATGCATAAACTTCGTCGTCAGAAAGATCGTCGACTTTATATCGTTTAGTTGGTTCTGTTTCTGGCAATAGAGATTGAATATACTCGTCAGGAGTCATTCCACTCTCTCTAATTGTATTAATAAGCTACAATTCGGAGTCGTCAAAGTCCTACTGTTCTACTTCTTGGTCAATCAAGATATTAATCTATTCTTCTCTGCTTAGAGAGTCCCAAGCTCTTTCTACAATAGCACCAGTTTCGTCTTCGAATTTAATTTTTCCTGGGTCAGTAATACCTTTAAGACGTAGTACTTCAGTTGTTAAATCTTCATCTGGCTATGCAGAAGGCTTTTGCTAGCCTGCAGGCTAATCACCTTCATTACCTTCTGGTTTTTGCTGTCCAAGGTCAATGTCCCCAAACTCGTCGTCTTCAAAAATTACATCATCAAAATTTTCCATATTCATATTCATTTTTTAGTTAATCATACAATATATAAGCATTGATTAGTTATACAGCAATTAAAACCTAACTAATTGTTAAATTTTAATAATAAAAAATTATAGTTTCATAATAAATACCAAAGAATAAGAACGTGATTCTATTTTCAAGGGTTTATTAGGCCATTCAGAATCTGACAAAGTCTACTCTTCGCTAGTAGCAGAAGATAATGAAGTCCCTTCATCTGTTTCCAAAGATATAGAATGGGTATGGCTTCCACCAGTAGCGGTACCTCCCTATGTCTTTATATTAGACACTCCATCTACTGTCCCAGTTTCGGTAGTGATGCCTTCTCCGGTTACAGAAGTAACAAAAGTCTTAGAAACTGATTCTATACCCCAGTTATAATCGGAATATTCCAAAGATACAGATAGATCTCCAGAACTTCCCGTAGTTCCAGATAAATCCCCACTTAAGCTGTGAGTATGGGCTTTATGAGGATGGCTATGTTTTGGTGAGTAATCCTATGAAAGAATTAATTCATTATTTTCGTCAAGTATAGAGTCATTGTCTCCGACCTCATCTGCTGAGGCAACTGCTTTAATAAATTTTCCCACTAAATTGGGAGTTCCGTTAGTTCCGTCACATATTGCCCAACCTTCTGGTAACTCAGCTTTACCATTAAACATAGCTATTGTTCCACTAGGAACTGCTAGCTTTAATAATTCTTTAATCCAATTTATGTTAGGAACTATAGCATTATATTTCTAATCACTAAAATCCTCTGGTATTTCAATATTTTCATCGTATCTAGGAAAGTTGCATCTTTTCTTAAATATGACATCGTATAATTTAGAATTTAGGCCAATAAAATTATCGGAATATATACCTACCCCTACCTCTTCTTGTTCTTCTGGGCACTCTTTAAGAGAATCAAAATCTTCTTCATTTACAACTCCTATCCTTGTATGAATAGTATCGTCTGGCCTCTCCTCTAGAGTGTCTTCGTCCACTATAGTCTTAGATCTATCTAATATATCTATAGTATTTTGAATAATTTTAATTAGAGGAGCATTGGCCAAATAGATAAACGAGCCTTCACAATTAGTCAAGAATAAATTTGAAATAGAAGAGTTCATAGATATAGTTATTTCCTAGGAATCAATATTTACTATATCACATTCCACTAGCTATCCTTTTCCATAGACATCCTAACCATTAATGTTAGAAGGTCCTGATATAATAGTAAATCCATCTATGCCAAAATCTGAGATTCCGGATAAATTGCTAGTAGCTGCGCTATCACCTGTCGGAATAGTTAATTGCATTGTGCCTTCCACTCCATCAGCCACATATAATACCTATATTTTTATGTCCTATGTTGCTACAATATCCCCTATATCAGCAATAACTTCAATATTCGTATCTTCCTATTCATAGTCTACATTTACCTATATGCTTAGAGGTACGATAACAAATACCTTTCCCTAAGAGGGAAAGGAGTTGGGATATCTTAGAGTACAAGTTACATTGTTTTCATTAGAATAGGCTGACTGAATAACATTACTATGCAAGCTGTAGACAATTACATCATCTAATCTGGTAGCGCTAGTTCCTCCAAGCACTTGTCCCATATCTCTCCATACCAAAGAATCTACTTCTAGTATAGACTTACCATCCTTCACATATAACCTATACCCACTAGTAGAGGTGGCATTATTAGACTATATGAAAGTTCCAGTCTACATAGCTATACTTAAATAAGACCTAAGCTACGTATCTAATGATATAGCTAATTGCTCGTTTATTTTAAATTGTAAGCTTGGACTGGAAATGGTCATGTTTGACCCATCATTATAGATTTTCAGATCTTTTATAGTAATTTCATCAAAGTAAGTATTTTTATCATTTCCAGTATTAGATGATAAAGCAATATACTCAGACAATTGCCCTTCTTTAGCTAAGTAAAGTTTATTTTCTTCTATTACAAATATGATTCCAGCCTTTATACCAGCCTACTGAGCTTCTTCTAAAGTTTCATAATAGAACCCTGCATTAGTTAATGCCGTATATTTCTAATCTGTGGTTACTTCCTTCTGTTCTGCCAAGAATGATACATACGTAGTTCCTACTTCTCCAGCTAGATTTACTTTAGTTCCATCTATAGAAATCCATACTTCGTTGCCTTCTTCAGTAGGTATTAAATATATTCCATTATCTGAAATATCATCGGAACTAGATGCAGTTTTTAATATATTAGTGCTAGAAGAGGCAATTTTACCATTCTTTATAATATCAATAAATTTGCCTCCCCACTAGACTTTTAAATCTCCTTTTGTTTTTATAATAAAATTAGAATCGGTAGAACCAATAGTATTATAGGTTTTACCGAACATATTGGTTTTACCTTCTCCCATATTATTTTATAGTCAGTACTTGTCTTCTGTTTCTATTAGAATAACTTATGTGAATCCAATCTAAGTTATGTTCATCTATTAACTAATCGAATGGTAATTTCAATTTTTGAGCTAAATCAAATAACTTTTTATTTTCTGATTTAGTATCTAAAACTGTACGTATATCGGCAGCCTATCCAGTCATGTGTTGGCTAGTACTAGCTCCTCCTACAGCCCTATTCAGAGCTGGGCATCTATAACCACTAGTAACAATAATTGGCTTGCCATATGCCTCTCTAAGAGGGTCTAAAACATTTTCAATAAGAGCTATCAAATTTTGCTCTTCCTCTTTAGAAGGAACATTCTTGATTCCCTTCTACTAAGCAGTAGTGCTTTTCGTTAATTCTTCAATAGTAAAAAATTTCATAAGATTATATGTTTATGTGTTCACAGTAATATATAATCATAATTACAGATTTACCAAAACAAAAATAGGAGAACTTCCCAATCTCGGAAAATTCTCCTATTAATTATATAGAGTTATTTTATCCAGTTTTTAAGCTGAGCCTTAAATAACTTTTTTGCCAACTAACCACTTAGATAAGCAGCTTTTTCAGAATATGGGTCAATACCAAACTCTTTACATATATGCATTTCAACATGGTTCTTCTCATGGTTATAAGTATCTATAAATTCCTCTGCGGAATCCGGTCTATTTATAACTATGATGCTTTTGTGTTCTTCTTGGTTAGTAAACGTAAAACCTGAATTTTCGTAATCCTCTATCCTAGAAGCTGCCCTATGTAAAACATCGTCTGGACATCCCAAATCCTCTAATCTACTCAAAATGTATTGAACATTGGGATTTTCTACAATTATGCAAACTTCTATATCCCAATCGTATTTCTCAAACAATACTCTGAAATGTGTCATATCACATCCTCCCAGTCTACCATAGTTCCGTTAGCTACCATAGTAGCATACCATCTTCTCATAGTAGTACCATCTCCAGCGTCTTCATCGTCTATGGTATCTTTAATGTAAAGAGCAAAATGCCTTTCATCTGTTATACTACTTCCGTAATAATCAGCCTTACACATATTGCCAACAAATACATAATCATAGCCAACATTATTTTCTAGTTTAATGTTATTCTACGTTAATACCTTATCAATGTATTCTTTGGATACTGGCTCTAGGGATTTTCCTCCCTTCTTCATAAAAGAAATAGCGTATGAACACAAAGCCTTATTGAAATGCCAACCGTAGTTTTGTAAGTACTTACGCATATACTTTGGCATATCGTCATACATATCCAAAGCTGCTCTCATATCAATAGTATCTTGGGTAGTCCTCGTCGTCGTAGTCAGAATCTCTCATTCCTCCACGTCTACGTTTTCCGTATCTTTCCATGTAGTGTTCACCAGATTTACTTTCTAGTTCTGATAAACAATGCATCAATTTCTTTCCATGCTTAACGATTTGTTCAGCACAATCTGAAAGATGCTCAAATTTTGACTCTGAATTTCAATTATTGTTGCCATGTTGTTCCTATTTTAAAGATGTTTTAATAAATTCTCTGAACATTTCTTTAAGGGAGTTTATTTCTTCCCTTAAAGCCTTATTCTCCTGTTCTTGTCTTTGCTTCTCAACTATTTCTGGATTTAATTGCGATAGAATTTCGTCACATCCTTTAATAATACTCTAATGTGTTTCGATACTATTAATTATATCCAGGCTTCTTTGCTTCATCGAAGAAACTTCACTATTCATTGCTTCTTTGTTGCAGGAAACCACAATATTGTTTCCGAAATCCGCAATGTCTCCCATTGCAGGTAATTTCTAGAAACTAGCAGATGTGCCGTTTATTTCGGCCGTAATATCCACTATCATTTCCTGATTATACATTCCTGGGTTTCCATACTTTGGAACTGGTATGGATACGTTAGTAACCTTACCAATTTCCAGAGTAGGGACAGAATCTTTATGCAAGATAAATAGCTAATTACTATTCCTTAAATTCTAAAATGCCATTATACAACCCCTGTTAATAATTGTAATGTATTAGTACTGTGTTCAAACCAGCATAAGTAAATACCTGTTCCTGGTATCTGAGACACAGTTATATCTGCTCCGTTATAACCAGTCAATTTCTGAGCGTTACCTCCTCCACCACTGGTGAATACAATAGGTAAAGTCGTAGTAGTTCCTGCTGGTATAGCCTAGTTAAGTCTTACTATTAATAATCCTCTAAAAGGCGCACCTATGTTACGGTGATTATTAAAGTCAAATTGTACTTCATTAGCCGTAACTGTTACAGATAAGCTACTAATTGCTGGTATTCCTCCTCTATTTACGTTAATATAAGTAGGTAATAACATAGTTACCTCCTTTCTTAACCCCAAAGAGAGTTACCACAGCATCCATTATTCCATCCTGCATAAGCACCAAGAGCATATCCGTTAAATACGGCTTGAGTTGGTACAGCAGTAGCACAACTGTATGGCAATGTTACAGTTTCAGGAAGTTTACACTTGATTCCATTTACATCACCTTGTAGAGCATTTACAGCAGCAACAATAGGAGTAGTAGCTTGACTTATCATTTGTCCAAATGCAGCAGTCTATTGGGCATTGTTAATAACAACAGCCTATTGACTATTCTTTTCACGTAGAGCATCAATCTTATCTAGCAGAGCCTGATTCTACATTGCGTCAAGCTTAGCTATAATCTGATTAGTGTTTGCAGTACCTGTGTCTCTAATAGTATTTTGAAGAGAGCAAGTCTAAGTCTGAGTTGCATAAGCAGTATCGCAGAAACCTCTTTCTACTGCACGTCCTACTGAATCTACACTATTAGTAATCTGATAAGTCTGTCTTTCATTTGCTAATTGATTTTGATAGCCCTGTTCGATAATAGCTTTTTGTGTGTTGCAGCAGCAGTTGTTGATTGCTTGGATAACATCGCAATTACCTCTTTCTACGGCATTGATAACTCTTTCAGAAGTGTATCCTACTTGTCCACCTACAGTAGTAATTGCATTTTGGATATTGCAGCAGCAGTCTTTCAATACTCCAAAGTCGCAATTTAAGTTAGTAGCAAGTTGACCAAGAGCAGCGGAATTACCTTTGATTGCGTCCATTAACAACTGAGTATTCTAGTTAGTATTCATCTACTCACGTAGACCGGCTAACTATCCTTGAATTTCAGCAGACTGTAATTTTTGACAGTTGTCTCCGTCTCCCCATTCACCTCTGTTCATCCAACGCATCATCCACATCCAAACTAAGTACATAATTTTACATTATTAAGCATCGTTTCCATGCTTAGCTTTACATTTCTGTAAAGAATAGACCATATCATCATTATTTTATTAAATAATGTTCAGCGCTTCGAATCTACTTAGATTCTACTCTACTTGGTATTACCTTTCGATGGTCGTTGCTCCTTCTTCCTAAATTTAGGAAGCTTGGATCAGGATTATCCAATCTTTAGTCTTTTTACTATACTGAGGTAATTACCCTCACCACTATATGTATTACTACTATAGTTTAGTAACTAAAGCTCTAAGGAACTTCCCTGAGTTCACTGAATTTTAAATCCGCTTATGTCTCTAGTCCATATGAAGCCTTTATAAGTTTTATTAGTTCCATTTACTGCCTTTAATAAACCGCTACGTTTATATCCTGGAAATGTTCTTTCTACATCCCCACTTCCAGCAAATTTCCCTAATATTTCTTTAGTTTTAGGATCTATTTGATAGATGTATCCTTTAAATACTGGAGAACTTTCTTCCCATATTAAGTTTATTTATCTTCTGTCTAAAAGAAGTTTAAAACAGTGTCAAATACTGTATCCATATAAGTCATAAAGTCATCTCTATTAGGTTCTGCAACGCTAAAGTTAATAGACACATTTGAAGCTCCTTCAGCCATATAATAGTTGGCATCTCCAATATGTTCATCACTTAGTTCTCCTGCAGTAAGGAGATTGAAATTAATACTAAGTACTCCGTTAACATCCTTACTCACAGTTCCTATCATGTGTTGCCCATTTTCTCTTGTTTCTGAGATTTGGTAGGATTCATTCTACTTTACAATTTCCATAAATTATTATTTTACAAATAAGTCAAATACAATTTCCATTAAGTCTGCAGCCTTAACAGAATTTCCGTTAATTTCTACATCATTTCCGGAATTAACATCTAGAATATCTGAATACTCTTCCATGGTGATTACATCATCTGGTGTATCTTTAACTTCCTCGAAGCCCTTCTGAATAAGATATTCTTGGTATTCAGAATTAGTTTTATCATTGAGTTCGTTGAATCTTGCTTCTTCTTCCGGAGTCCTTTCGGACTTATTAGCCAATTCTCTAAGTTCATCAGATATAATCTGATTTGTAAATTCTTGAGTATCATCATCGAATTGCTTCTTAATCTTATTATAAGCCATTCTGATACGCATAATCTTTACTTTTAACTCTTTTGGGAGTTCTTTGTCACCATCTTTAAGAATAATCTTGGTGATTACATTTTGTTTTGTCAATACATCATTTAACGTCATAAATCATTAATTTTTGGTTTATACTAAACTAAATAAATATAAACTATTTTAAAAGTTAAAATTTATTAATTATTCTAGAGTATTAGTTATGTATGTAAAAGACACTTTATTTGGTAACTAATTTGCTTGGTTAGAATAAACATATAACGTTGTTCCAGAAACATAAAAAGTGGCCTATCTAAGGGCTGACCCACCACCTTTAGAAGCAGACTATCCAGTTGTATAAACAGCTGATGGGAGATTAGTTAAAAGGGTAGTTGTTCCCGTAGACCCGTTCCCACCTGAAGACATATTTATAGATACACATACCACCTAACCATATCTAATTACATAAATATATCCGCTTATACCAAAAGCGCTAAAATAATGACCACTATTCACAACTTTATAACTGTTGGCTGCATTAGGAATTCCATTATTAATATATATAGGAGTCGATGAAGATCCTATAGTATTAGTATAGTCGTCAATAGAGTTAGTACCGCTATAATAAGCTAGTTTGCCAGATGCTCCAGAGTTAACTGTAGCATTTAAGTAATATGTCATAGCAGTAACAGTTCCATTAGTTACATATACTCCTCTATTTGAGGCACCAGCATTACCCTTGGCGAAGTCCGCTAATGATTTGTAGGAGCCTCCAGCTAACAATACATAGCTATTACTATTTACTGAATTATGATAAAAACCAGCACCTGCTCTAATATATCCAGAAGACCATGAGTTTCCAGTAACATGTGATTTATAAGTACCATTATTCGGAGAAGTAGCTCCTACAGTAATTCCCCCATTAGTAACTAAATATCCATCTGTTCTTATCTATCCAGTATTTTGATAAACCGACTTGCTTCCATAGGTTCTTATCCATGTACTATCAGTCATATACCAGCCTCCACCATAACTTTCGGAATACCATCCTGTACTTCCAGTACTTCTGAACCAGTTTGAAGTATAACAAGTATTGAAAGTAGGTGAAGTTCCTGAATTAGAGGAAGCTGATACCCTAACATTTGCCCAATAATAATTAGCTGGATCCTTTATATCAGAAGTATAGGCTATAGTATACCATGAAGAGAACGATCCCGCAGAAGCATACCTAAAATACATTCTCGTATTATTCGGAAAAGCTAACTATGATACATACTAATTAGATGTTCCATGTTTGCTTTTAAATAGAGTAATTATCCCATTGGCGTTATCCCATGATACTGGCTTGTTTGAGGCTGAACCTGAGTAAGTGTCATATACTAATCTATATCCATCTGATGTCCAACTACTTGGAGAGTTAAGATTACTTATAGAACCATAATATATATAGTTTGCCTTATTAGAATTAGTGGCATAAGGTACTGTAATATTATTAGTAGTACCTGCCTTTGTCCATGTAAGATAGTTTCCATTAGTTCCCAATGAAGTAACGTACCTTCCGTCAGCAGTAGTCTAGGTTAAAATTAACTTCCAGCTTCCCCAAGCAGAAGAGCTTGTGGATGTTCTCATGTATAAATTTCCACCATCTGTAAATCCTAGCTAATGCGTCTAACCTCCTGAGAAATCTGTAGTTCCTCCATAAGGCTTAAAGTGTAAGATTCCATGATAAGTTCCTCCATTACTTAGTCCATCTGTGCTATTATATTTAAATTCAAATCTAGCTCCGCTAGAGAACTATGCTGGAGTATTATTAGTACTTCTAGTATCATGAGATTGTAAGTACCCAGAATAAGATGAGTATGGGACAGTTAAATTATTAGTTGTTCCGTTTTTAACCCAAGTCACATATGTACCATTTGTCCCTAGAGATGTAACATATCTAGTATCTCCATACCTATGATAATTATAACTATCTAGAATTAATCTCCAACCTCCTGCAAATGTTCCTGTAGCTACCGCCCCATTGACAATCTATCTCATATATAATCCATGAGTAGTTCCCATATTATTAGGTCCAGATAGAATATCTGTATAGTATGTAGAACCCCAATACATCCTCAAGCACTAACCGTTTTTATAGACTGCATCCTAACTATCAGAGGGCATTCCCCACTATCCTCCAGCAGCAGTTCCTCCTACTACAAAGCTTCTAGAGGAGTAATAAGTTAACCCAGTATTCTAAACCGAAGAAGATGAGTTAATTCTTGAAGATGCAGTAGCGTATGGGACTGTTAGATTGTTAACTACTCCATTCTTAGTCCACGTTAAGTAATTTCCACTTGTACCTAAAGCAGTGACGAAATTAGCAGGATTAATGTAGGCGGTATAATTAGAGGAATCCAATATTTTTTTCCATCCTCCACTAAGAGTAGTAGCTGTTCTCCAATATAGTCCAGTAGAAGTATTAGAAGACATTAATATCTACCCATACCATCTAGACGCGGTCTACATAGTAAATACTCCAAATGCATCTACTCCGCTAGGCTTATCTGCAACAGAATTACTGCCACCAGCGTGATATAAATATCCGGGAGTAGTTTTGTTAGCGAGAGTATCGCTTATTGTATGAGATAGTATTCTATTAGCTGTAGCAGCATTACCAGTAATTGAGATTCCCCAAGTACCGCTTGCACCTCCACCGGTTTTAGTTACAGTATAATTAGTATAATTTCTGTGAGTTAATACTCTAGTCCAAGCAGAAGTATAACCACTTCCGTTGCTTGTATAGAATAACATTTCATTAGCCGCAGGATTACTTACTCCTGAGTTATTATGTGGAGTTATATATAACTACGTCTTGTTCGTATCACTAGCTCCCCACTAGAATATAGCTGTTCCCGCCAATGGAATATTTACACCAGTATCTGTAGATACATATCCATTATTAGCATAAGCCCAAGAACCTCGTTCAGCAAATGCTACAAATGCCTTATTAACAAATGTAGAAGAATATGTATCAGCTGTATAAGCTGTTCCAGAAGAGCCATGATTAGCAGTTTTATTACCTCCTACATATCTTCCATCAATAGAGCCAAACTAGTAGGTAGTAGTAATAGTTACATTCTAACTACCATTAACAGAAGCACTACCAGTAACTGCACCAGATAGACTAATAGTTCGTGCAGTACCCCAATAAGCTGTTACTATATTAGTAGTTCCATCAAATGATGTTCCATTGATGGTTCTTGCAGTCTATAGTTTGGTTGCTGTTGCCGCATTGCCTGTAATAGAAACTCCAAGAGTCGTACTACAGGCTGTTGGTGTACCTGCATTTAGGTATATAGGAAGAGTTGCAGAACCTTTTGTAGCCGTTCCAATCTTTAAAACTATTCCAGTATAGTTAGCACTATCTACAATAGTTTTCCACGACTTTGTATTCAAAGTTGAGTCTGTACTATTTCTCCAATACAAACTTCCAGAATACGTAGAGTAGAACTGCATATATCTTGTGCTTCCACTTCCAGCATTAAACTATACTAGGTGTCCAGAAGCTCCTGTATACTTTACATTCCAGCTACCACATAGATTATTACTAGTCGCTAATTCGGTAGTTGTAGGAACAGAACTTGCTATAGACTAATCTCCTCTAGCTCTAAAGAATGAAGTTTCATGTAGCCCGTCTAATAGGTCTGAATTAAGGTTAGTAACCACGGTTGTGCTAGTTACCTTTAATGGAGAGGTACCTGTAGCAATAGTAGATATTAATTGAGTTCCTGTTATAGCAGCTTTTACTATTAGAGGTCCAGTCATAGTATCTCCAGTTACATTCACATATCTCTCATCGGATTCAGTTTTAGTATAGTAATTCTTAGCTAGTGCAACTGATTTACCATCTAATTTTAAAACCCCTTTACTTATAAACAGACCCACCGTTCCACCCCAAGGACTAGTTTCCGTAGGATATGGAAGTATACAGATAGAACCATTTCCATCTCCTCCAGTATTATGTTGTCCTATAGAAGGGTTGTAGGTATTTCTAGATGCACCATTTTTATACCATTTCAATATAGTGGTATAGTTACTAGTATCATTCTAATTCTATATAATACTAGCATTATTAGCAAATCTAACACTAGTAGAAAAAGTCTTTGCTCCTGTAATACTTTGAGTAGTGTCAAGAGTTACAAACTTATCATCTAAAATTGAATAAAACTAAGTCTTACTCACTCTTCTAATAAAGGTATCAGAAGTATTTCTTACATATACGGAACCAATATCTGTTAACGCTTCATCAGAAATAGCTGAATTAAAATAAGTAGCGTAAATATGCTAGCTGGCGTTTCGTTGAACTAGGGTGCTGGCTTTGCTTGAAGCGGAGTACTCTAAGTCTCCTCCGTTGCTAAGAAGGACTTGTGTAGCGCTTCCTTGATATGTGGTTCCTATAAGTTTTGCATATCCATCTTTAACTTTTATCATATTATCCTCTTAAATTTAAATGTATAAGTGTAAGCAGCGCCTATGCCAGCACTTGCACCTATCTATAATTTTAAAACTCCAGAACTTTGCATAACAGTTCTTAAGTAAATTGTTTTTCCATAAGCATGACCAGAACGGTGAAGGATAATTTCATCGGTGTCTGTATCATTAGTACCATCTCTATACCAACTCATTACACCAGAATTATAGCAATGCCACATATTTCCTGTACCATCGTTAGCACTAACTTGTACCTATACTATATAAGTTCCATTAGCAGGAAGGTTAGTAGATGTTATTCCTGTATCCATCCATGCTTGTGTAACATTTAATGATTTAGTAATGGTTGTGAGATTGTTAGATAATTCTTCTGTTTTTAACATGAAGTCGGATACAGCTTTATGTCCTCCTCCACCTAACAATACATAAGAGTCAGAAGAATTAGTCTTTTTATAACCTGCTGCTGTAACATTAACTGTGAATGTCTTAGCCCCAGTTATAGTTTGTGCAGTATTTAATGTAACGTAATTAGCTAATGATTGATGTTCTGTAAGAACTGGTTTTCCACCTGAGTACAATTTATTAGCCCATAGACTACCTGTACTAGGCTGAGCATATATTGTTGTAGTTACATAAACTTGCTAAGTAACACGAGCACCTAAATCAGCAGTGGTACTTGTGTTAGTATAACCTAAAGCAAGAGGTCTATAATTTGAGGTAGTGGTAGCAGACTACAATACTTTCTAATCAGTATTCATGTCTGTATACCATCTAACCCAAGTTTTCCAAGCAGAAGAATCATGGTACCTAAACCATATCAGACCATTAGAAGTAATTAATTTCTAGTAACGATAACCCCTAGCATTTCTACCAACATATAACTCAAATGCATTTACACCACTGGGTTTGTTAGTTACACTATTACCTCCACCAGCATAGTACCATTTTCCTTCATCTAAGTAATCATCTAGATCTTGATTAGTCAACTATGTATAAATGAATGCCGCAGCCGCAGGTATGGACCAGGTGCCATCTTCCCTTAAAAATCTAATATTAGTTGCAGTATATGAGGGAACAGGCACCAATCCGTTATAACCTCCACTTCCAGCAGAAGTATGTTTCTTAAATACTGAGTAGGTAGTATCTGTTCCCTTGAATTTCTCCCCTCTAACGAATATATTTAAGCCCCTAAGGTCGAAAGTTATATCATTGTTCGCGGGAGCAGTTGTGAGAGCTGCAGCCGTTTTAGGATTGTATGCTATCTTCATAAATTATGCCGTTTCGTATTTCTTAGTACTGATGTTATACCAGCTTATTCCAAAACTAATATCTTGTATATCGTCCCCATTAGAGTCTGCCTTTAAATAAACGTCTCCAGACGGTACGAAATTTAAAGTCTTCTCACCGATAGATACTCCGCCTATAGTAATAGGTCTCCATGTATCCTTAGATGCTGGGTCATAACCAAGAGCATTAATAACATTCTACTTAGTAAGATATATACTACCAGCGCTAGTAACAGAAATTGTTTTATTCGTAGAGTCTTTATCTACAATTACTCCTCCTATAGTAGTAGTAGTTGCGGCTACTAGAGATATTGTTCTAGCTGCACTACCATTATAAGTAACTCTAGCAGTTCCAAAAGTTAAGCCTGCACCAAGTGACAATGCGTTACTAACCCTCTTAGCTTCTCCTACTACTAAAGTAGACTGTGCGGCCCAAGTAGGAGCAGCACTACCATTACTAAGTAGTACCTAACCCTAAGTACCACCAGTTGTTGGAGCATAAATGGTAAATGTATTAGTACTATTACTATAAACATATATAGAAGTACCGTTGACAGTGTGTTTAACCTATCCGTTAATATTTGCTTCTATAGCTGTCCAATAAGCTGCAGTGTTTAATCCACTTCCTGTTCCGTCTTGTATACATATTAGTAAGTCGCCAGCTGAACACGTCTATCCAGCATAAGTTCCCTGAGAAGTTACTCTATAGGTATCTCCGACCTCACATTTAGTGGGAAATCCCTAAACCTCTACTCCAGCAACGGTATGTGTCGTATAGCTTCCATTACTATAAGTAATAGTACCCCTATACCGCATTGCATCGTTAGCAGCAAAGCTAGCATTAATTATCTAATGAACCTACTGAGTAGTAAATAGGGTTGTTGTATTATTTACAGAGGTATTTTCAGCTATTGGCAAGTCTGTGGTTGTTATCTCAGCCCAGGTAGCATTTCCTCTAAATATTTCAGTGGCTTTACCGCTAGAAATAGGAACTAAACCTCTTACTGTAGGAGTAAATGTGGGAGTAAAATCCTTTCCATGAGATATAATGTGACCGTCTTTAGAAAAGAATAGCTTTACGTAATCCCCAGAAGCAGATTCCGGCAAAGTAAGATTGCCTGATATTTCAGCATAGGTATTAGCAAAATTTAATAGTGCCATATTATAAATGATTCCATTTTAGTATAATTTTATTATCTTCATCTATTCCAAAATCATTCCCCAGAAGCAGATTCCGGCAAAGTAAGATTGCCTGATATTTCAGCATAGGTAT